CAATCATTCGTCTACAAACTCCACTATGGCTATAAAATAGATGGCAATTGCTTTACGATTAACAGACTTAAGAAAACTTATAAATTTCACAAATCACGTGACTTTAATGGCGCGATAAAGACGGTTCGCGTTAAGCGTGATCCGTGCGGTGACTTTTGGTTGTACGTTACGACCGATGCTAAGGTTGAATCCAGCAACACGACACATGATGGTGCGGTTGTAGGCATTGACTTTGGTCTTAAGACGTACTTGACGTTATCCGACGGACGTACATACGAGAACCCTCAGTTCTTCAAGCAGTCGCTTCGTGATATTCATAAGGTGCACCGTCGGTTGAGTCGCTCTATAAAGGGTTCTAATAATTATCGTCGTCGCCGTTTGGGGCTTGGTCGGCTTTATCGTCGCATTAGCAACCACCGTGATGATTATCAGTGGCGCTTGACGCATGAGCTATGTCGTCGTTATTCTACGATTTGCTTGGAGACATTGAGTCTAGAGGGCATGCGTCGTTTGTGGGGCCGTAAGCTTTCGGACCTTAGCCACGCATCTTTCGTGTTTCGTTTGGAACACGTAGCCGTTAAGTACAACACTAACGTTGTTCATGTTGACAAGTGGTTTGCTCGCAGCAAGACGTGTAGTGGTTGCGGGTACGTTAATAAGGAGCTTCGTTTGGTTGATCGGTCGTGGACTTGCCCACAATGTGGCGCACGCCATGATCGTGATCTTAACGCGGCGTTAAACATTAAGCGTTCGGGCATGGACGCTTTGATTAGTGGCAGTAAGCCCGCTTTTAGCGGCGGCCATGCTTGAGTCAAGAATCCAGCGTCTTTAGGCGTGGGAGTGTGTCAAGTTTACTGTTTTGTAAAATTTAATAAATCATGAAAAGTGTAAAAGCGAAAGCGAAGGAGTATTTAGAGTCTTTGCCGCGCGATGCGTTATCATGTTATATTGGTATGCCGAAGGTGGTTATAGCTGTTTCGCTAGCGGAGCAGGAAGCCGAGGAGCGGATGCGGGCTAAAGCAATCAGCGCGTTCGATGATATGTGGTTCGAGAATGGTGAGGATGGAGAGTTCGAGCCGGATTATGAGTATCACCGAAGGAATTTCATTCAAAAACTGAACGAGGATGAAAACGATTAAGGAAAGGGCGATAGAGTGGGTGGATTCACAGGGAGCTGGGAGCGTGCACCCGTACAACAGGCAGGCGATGGTGGACGCTTATATTGCCGCTTATGAGGAACTGACCCGGTGGAACGATCCGAAAGAAAGCGTTCCGGATCATGAATGGGCTGTGCTCGTAAGGATCACTACAAGGATTTACGACATTGGCTCTTACAGCAACAAAATGGGACGCTGGCTTATTGGAACCAATTCCTTTGGTCGGGACGAAGTTCTCGGCTGGCGGGAGATTCATTAACGGAGATAACCATGAAAAAGATACGAGTAATAGTGGCCTGCGAGGAATCGCAGGCGGTGTGTAAGGCGTTTCGTGAACGCGGATTTGAAGCATTCAGTTGCGACATAGAGCCTTGCTCCGGCGGTCATCCAGAATGGCACTTTCAGGAGGATATTTTCACAGTGCTGCGGAGGGAACCCACATTTGATTTGATGATCGCTCACCCACCATGTACTTTCTTGAGTAACGCAGGGGCATGCCGACTATATCCGCAAGCTGGCAAATTAGACCCGGTTCGTTATAAGAAAGGGTTAGACGCCAAGAGGTTTTTCATGCAGCTGCTTGAATGGCCGATCAAACATGTAGCAGTGGAAAACCCAGTATCATCCAGAGTATTCGAAATGCCTGAGTACGACCAAGAGATACAGCCATATCAGTTTGGCCACCCATACACCAAAAAAACGCGATTATGGTTGCGAAATCTCCCACTCCTTGTGCCTACAAATATTGTAGCTGCCAGCTGCCCTTATCTTCCGGCGGGGACAAGTCGAAAGAATAAAGAGAAATATGGAGCAGCAGAACGGGGTAACGACGCCAAAAATAGGAGTAAGACCTTTGAGGGAATCGCACAGGCTATGGCTGAGCAGTGGGGTAATTTTTTAAAGGGAAAAATATGAAAACGGGAATAGAGGAAATTGCCGCGGTAAAAGTAAATCCGAGAACAGAGCCGCTAAAAGGAGGGGCGATAATGGCGAAGCGAAAAGAGTTGACTGAGTGGTTGGCGGGGCTTGGGTATCGTGTGTGTAAGTGCTGTATGTTTGACAATTATAATACGTTGCATTGCTGCGCTGTAGATCGGGGTGTAGCATGTTACGAGGTGCATGGCATTCCGGATTACGACGAGGAGTCGGGAACGGGTATAGAGTTATTCAAGGCGGAAAATATTAAATATGGGTCTCCTTCTTATGACTGTGGTGTTTAGACTCTTATAACGTTGTGTGATGGCTATGACTGTGTATGCTTTGGCTAGGGCTTTTTGCAACTTTTTGGAGTCGGAGGGAATTCTGGATAAGTTCTTAAATCGCTTTTCTTTGTCGATTTTAAATACACCGGAGGATCGTGATGATTTGCGAGACTTTATTGTGTGTCGTTATTTTTATGTCCGTGCTGATATGACTTTTCAGGAATTTGCTAAGTCTTTGGTTTCGATTGCTTTCAAGTGGCGGCTTACGCCGGAGGGCGAGAGTTTTTGGCGTGATGTATCTACCCGCTGGGTTGCTCATCTTCGAAGTTTAAAATAGGGTGGTTATGCAATACTTTCTTATTATTGATATAGACGGTACGATTGCTTCGTGTGATCATCGTCTTCATTTTATTTCTGGAGCGTCTAAGGACTGGGACTCTTTTTATGCTGGGGTTGAGGGTGATCCTATTATCGAGAACGTTGCTTGCGTTATTCGTTCGTTGCTTTCTCCGTCTTTACCGCATAACCATTATACGCCTATTTTCATTACGGGGCGTCCTGAGCGCTGTAAGGAGGCTACCATTCAGTGGCTGTCAGGCTTTGGGTTATGGCGTTCAGACGCAGTCTATCTTTGTCGCCCGGATGCGGACCATTGTCCGGACGTGGCTTTGAAGGCTCGTCATTTGGATTACGTGTCTAAGACCTACGGAGTAGCATCCCATAATACGATTATCTTTGAGGATCGTGCCCGTGTCGTAGATATGTATCGTTCACGAGGTTTTACGGTGTTTCAGGTCGCTGACGGAAAATATTAATGGTTTATAATTTGGAGGTGTTAATTTAATTTACTATCTTTGTTTTAGAAATAAAATTAACACTTTCCATATGAATCGCAACTTTCTATTTCCGGTTTTTGAGCGTGTCTACGCTTCTGTTGTTTCTGATTGGCGGAGACACTTGTTATCCTTACCCGTGGGTACGGTCCTGCTGGTTTCGAGTACCTTATCGCTGGGTGTTCGTGACGAAGGGTTGCAGGGGTCTCCGTCGTTGTTCGTCGAGGACTGTAGTTCTGTTGTCGGCGGTCGTTTCAGCGTTGTTCGGGACTTCGATCAGCTTCCTCTTTCTGATCAGTTTGCAATCGTAGCATCTTTGGATCGCACGACGCCTGTGCTGGTCAAGGAGTTATAGATGCTTACGTTTATTGTCTTACTTAATATATTATGTTCATGAGTTCTACTGTTCAGTCCTTCCTCGTCACTTCCTGTAAAAAGGCCGTAGCTAAGAACGGTCGTTACTATAATCAGCTTGTCGTAGTTGACGAGCATGGCACTTCCATTTCGTGCTTTTTTTGGGAGAACACGGATGCTTTGATGGATCATGTCATTCTGCTTTATGACGGTGTTCCGGAGGCTAACAGTGCTGGGTTCCGGTCTTTCTCGGAGGATCGGTTCGCGGGCGATCTTGGTAACTTCATGAAGGATGCCAAGCTTCAGGAGCAGTATCCTTATTGGGCGTCATTCGTCCATCCGTGCCCTACGTTTGATCGTTTTCAGGCATGCCTTTCGCATCTTCTCGCTGATTGGGTTACCGCTCCAGAGACGCCTGTTGAGTCACTCTCGGCGCGGCAAAAGGTCGTCCGTAAGCTTTTCGAGGAGCTTCCGGCTTTGTACCAGCTTTACTGTGCTTATCCGGCTGCTGCTAAATTCCATCATGCTTACGAAGGTGGCCTTGCTCAGCATACGTTCGAGATTCTTTACATGCTGTGGGGTCTTCGTAAGACTTTCCCTTATCAGTTGGACTTGTTCGTCATTACGCTTGCAGCTTTATACCATGACTGGGGCAAGACGAAGGAGTACACGCCGGAGGTCTTCGAGTATGACGAGACTTTGTGCTTGAAGCCCCATTCGGTTTCCTCCGCGGAGTATGTGAAGGATGTCTATGGTGAGTTCCTTTCGGAGGGGCTTTTGGAGCGCATTCAGCATTGCATCTATTCGCATCATGGCCGTAAGGAGTGGGGTGTTGCATCTGTTCCGGCTACGGTCGAGGCTTTCGTCCTTTCGGAGCTTGACCTTCTTTCGGGACATGGTGCTGCTTTCTTTGCGGTTCCGAATCTGGACTACTCGTCTGCTATCGAGCGTCGTGTTATTAACACACCTAATCCGGAGGAGTAGCTTATGGCTTCAGTTTTGTTTTTGACGGCTACGGACAAGGAGCGGCTTAAGATTAAGCCCCTCCTTGCTCGTCATTCTATTTTAGAGGAGCTGGCGGTTTCGTGGCGTATTGAGTCGGTGGGTTATACTGACTTGGAGGCGGCGTGCAATACTTCCGTGGAGTTGACTCGTGAGTACGATCTTATTGTACGCCTTGGGTATGCTTTAGTGAGTTATCCTACTAAGATTGTAGGCGGCACTCTCTTTTGTGGATCTTCACTTCAGGGTCCTGCTGCGGCGTCTTTGGCTGGCACGGAGTTTTATGCTTCGCCAGCAGCGGGTAATGGTTTAGTTTTGTCTCCTGTTTGTACTGCTGGGTGTTTTATCGGTGATGTTGGTGTTGCTTCCCGTGCTTGGCCTTACGATACTACTGTTGTGTATGATGACGCTATGGGAGGTATTGTTGTGGCTCGCAATTGCATTTCTCCGGCTACGGAGATAGGTGCGGTTTACCTCGGTGTTGTTGATCCGCGTCATGACTCTTATAGTGTTTCTGAGTTTGAGGCTTGCTGTGACGTTTATCCTAATGTTGCAGGCTTGGTTGACGCTGCTTGTGAGCTTGTTGAGTTTTGGGATATTAGGTCGAAGTAGCAAATTATATTCTATTTTACACTACTGCTTGTGGATAAATGTAAATTAATTGCAACTTGCCGTCATGAAGAAAGCATTCAAATATCGCATTTACCCAAGCAAGGTTCAACAAGCTTTGCTTCAGGCGACGTTTGGATGCTGCCGCTTTATTTATAATAAGACACTTGACATTAGAAAGACGGCATATGAGGCTGACAAGACGAAGCTTTCGGAGTTTGATCTCATCAAGAAGATAAAGCCGCTTAAGGATGAGTATCCGTGGCTGCGTGACGTTCCAGCGGTTTGCTTGGTTCAGGCCGTTGGTGACATGAATGCTGCGTATCAGAACTTTTTCAAGTCCGGTAAGGGGTATCCCAAGTTTAAGTCGAAGCATCGCAGTCGTAAGTCTTGTAGGTTTCCGTCATCGCATTGTGGCGTATTGCAAGACATTAGTCATTTAAAACTTTCTAAGCTAGGCTTAGTCAAGTACAAGAAGGATTGTGAGTTTGCCGGCATTTTACGGCATATAGTAGTTAGTCAAGATAGCGATGGTAAGTACTACGCTTCGTGCGTGGTCGAAACGGGTGTCGAAGTTCCTAAGTTGCAGCCAGTAGAGGTTAACACGACGGTCGGTATTGACTTGGGTCTTAAAGACTTTATTGTCACGTCGGACGGCCGTAAGATACCTAATCCACGTTTCTATGCTACTATCGACCGTCGGATCGCTAGGCTTCAGAAGCATGAATCGAGAAAGCAGAAAGGTTCGAAGCGTCGTGCGCGCATTCGCTTGAAGATTAACAAACTTTACATTAAGAAACGTAATTTAATCAAGAATTATATTTACCATGTCGCCAAGACGTTACTGCGTGAAAGCCAAACGCTAGTAATGGAAGATTTAAACATTGGCAGCATGGTTAAAAACCGTAAATTATCTAAATCCATTCAGAACATTTGTTGGGGTGAGCTGCGTCGTGTTCTTGAGTACAAGTCGAAGTGGTTGGGTCACAACTTGATTTTCATAGATAGGTGGGCACCGAGTACGAAGACTTGCAGTTGTTGCGGTTTTCACAATTCTACGTTAACGCTTTCAGATCGTTCTTGGACGTGTCCGGGTTGCGGTACGCATCATGATCGGGATGTTAATGCAGCGCTCAACATTAAGCGTATGGGTTTGGAGTCATTATTGCCTGCGGTGAGCGGGTTTAACGGATGCAGAGAGGTCGGTTACGACTTCGACGAAGCGTCAATATGTACAGAGTATGGTTGTATATAAACGCCTGAGGCTCAGCAATCCACTTTTAAGCGATGCTCCTAAGTTGTTTCCTGTTGAGACGGAAGTTGTTTCTACAAAGTCTCTTATGACGGGTGTTGTTTATGGCTATGGGAGTTGGCGAGGAGTCCCTTTGTTGAAGGTTCACTATCCTACGCATGGTGATAGTTTTGGTTCGGGTACTATCTTGGTTCCGAGTGCCTATGTCATACGTTCTGCCGAGTAGCTATGCGTCTTCTGGTTCGTGATAAGTCGGAGTTTGTCAACTTCGTTCATAACATTTCGGAGCTTCGAGACTTTGTGGAGGCTTATGTGCCGGGTACACGTATTGTTCTTGGGGACATCAGCACCTTTTCCAAGCAGATGGTTTCCATGCTTTTGAAGCTCACGGAGGAGAATCCTCAGATTGACTGTTATAGCTCTTTGGATATTGTCGATCCGGTTTTGCTTAGTAGGTTTCGGGAGGTTGTGAAGGTTCCACTTGAGATTCGTTCTGAGCATTCCGAGAAGGACTTTATGCTTAGTGATCGTTCTTTCTCCAGCACGGTTGCCCATTTGGAGCTTCCGGATACTAGTCGTCTTTTGGCGGTTGGTGCTTCTAAGACGGAGGTTGCTTTATTATCATTGTCGTTATATCGCGGTTAACTTATGTCGGGTTCTACTTTTATCATCAGTTTTCTCACATCTTTGACTTTTGCTTTCATCATTGCTTTGGTGATTTCCGGGCTTCTTAAGTCTTTGGTGCGCTCACTTCGTGCTTTTTGGTCGCATAAGGAAGACAATGCTAACTCGTCTTCAAGTGTTGACTCTGATCTCCATACGGTTGTTAAGGATATGCTTCTTATGTTTGTCATTTGTTTTATGTGCGCTACGGCTTTCTGGTCGCTTAGGGTTCTGATCTATTTGCTATGCCGGGTGTGAGGGTCATATCGCTGTCTTCGCCGGATTACTTTCGGATTCTTCCGTTTCTCTTTCCGTCCTACGCTGTATCCAAGAATCCTACGTCGAGTTCTGAGTTTATCACTTATCGTGATATTAAGTCTAAGCAGGATAGGGAGTACTTGGATTACGACTATGCGGATTGCGTTTTCATTTCGCGTCAGATTTTCGATGAGGTCTGGGACGAGGATGTTATCCGTCGTGAGGTTCTGGCTTTCGCTCAGCGAGTCTTCGGTTCCCGCAAGCGCACTTTGAAGACTTTGGCTACGGAGGGTTCTGACTTCATAGATGAGTGTCTGGCTTTCATTTTCACTGGGGTTACGTTCGAGGACGATGAGTCTAAGTTTACGGAGCTCTTTGACTTGTATGGGAGTGTTAAGTTCATTCCTCGGTTTATTCAGGAGTGCGGCAATACGTCTGTAGGTCATGTTTCGGCTTCTATGGATACGTTCATATTACGTTTACTCAACTCCACGGATTCTCCTTATTACCGTCGTGCTAGGATGCGCTTGGAGAGTAGTCTTCGTCCGTCTATTACGGGAGCTATTGAGGCGATGCGTACGTTGGATAAGTTCTACACGTCGAAGTTTCGGGATTTGTGTCAGTTGTGGTTTTATATGAACTTGTTGCGTAGGCAGTATTTTAAGTGAGATTATGGAGGTTGTAGATGCTAAGGTAGACGCGGTTGCGATTCTGAAGGCTTATCGGGAAAAGTTTGCGGATCAGGATACTATGATTAATAGTTTGTTCGTTCAGTTGGACACGGAGTTGGATAAGCTTGGTGATCCGTCGCGGTCCCGGTCGGATAAGAACGACGTTGTTCTGGAGTCGGAGTATTTGCTCACGCGCCTTCGTAGTAAGTTGCTTGTAGAGCTGTCGTCCATCCAGAAGGTTTTGAATTCGGTTTCCAATGCTGGTGCTACGAAGCTGTTTAAGGAGCGCTTAAATACGGTCATGGTTTACTTGGGCCGCCTTAATGATCTACGTGCAGACTTCGAGGTAATCCAGCGCACTAGATACGTTGATAATTGGCGCAGGTAGTTACGTTTACGTCATGTCCACTCTGAGGGCTTATGAGAGAGTGTAGGTCCTTTTCGAAGTCGGCGATGCTCTCGGGGTGGACTTTTTACGAACCTTTTTAATTAACATATAATTATCTACTTCGAAAATGGGTCAGTTTATTCAGTTTGGGCAGAGTGCATCTTCGGTGTCTATCAGTCGTGTAGACATTGCCGTGGGGTACACTGGTTATTGTATTCCTCTGGACAACAACACGTTGGCCAAGAATATCGTTTACGTTCGGGGTTTTGGTAACCTTGAGCTTGACAGTCAGTCTATGGTTGAGTTCCGGCTTGAGCCGCAGCTTTACTACTTCTTTTTGGTTGCTCGTCTCAACTGTGATCAGTATGGTCAGGTTGCGAGTGACGACATTACGGTTGAGTATATCCGCATGACGGAGAAGCAGTACTTCCGCTTCTTGGGTCTTCGCCGTGCCAATCCTAATGCTAACGCTATTATGCTGCAGAAGGAGAAGCGCACGAATCAGGAGGGCAAGGACGTTTCGTCGGTGGATTATACTCCGGCTACGCTTCAGTATTCGGATGCTATTCGTCAGCGCATTCAGTTGCTTACTGCTAAGCCTGAAGTTATTCAGGGTCTTTACACGCAGGTTGATGCTGTGACGAGTAAGACTGCTGATGCCTATCGTGCTTACCTTTCGTCCCTCGCTGGTGGCGTTTCTCAGGCTCCGGGTCTTCCGACGCCTCCGCCCCAGCAGCAGCTCGGTCCTATGCCTACGGTTCCGCCTACGCCCCCCGCTTACGGTGGTTATCAGGCAGCTCCGGGTCTTCCGCAGCAGACGTATCAGGCTCCCCCTGCGCAGGCTGCTGCTCCTGTCCCTCATCCCGCTCCGGCCCCTGCTCCGGTTCCTCCTGCGGCTTCTTATCCTGCTTCAGGATATGCTTCTGCTCCTACTGCGCCGCAGGCTCAGGCTCCGGGTCTTCCGCAGGATGCTCCGGGTTTGGCTCCGGGCATGCCTATCACTCCGCCGCCTATGGACCCGTTTGCAGGCAATAGCTTCGGTGGGGGTGAGGACTTCCCGGAGGATTTCGGAGGTTCTAGCTTCTAGACCCCCGTGGATTGTTGGACAGCCGGAGGTCTCTTAGGAGGCTTCCGGTTTTTATTTTTGCATCTATGAGAGTATTGGGTATTGATCCGAGTTTTTCTCGGTCTGGGGTGTGTTTACTGGATAGTGATCTGGGTGTTGTAGGGTATACTTCTATTGAGGTTCCGAAGGTCTTGAAAGAGGGAGGTTTGTTTTAGCACTTATTATATATCCCGATAAATAAACAAAGCCTTCCAACTTTGATTGTTTATTACGTATAGGTTTGCGTATCTAGAGTTATAGATATGACTCCTGAGTTAGGTCTGAGTTGGAAGGCAGACTAAACTCAGGAGTTTATGTTTTTTGGTATAATTTATCGGTGGTTGAGTCCTAGTGGTAGGTCATATGTTGGTCAGACTGTGCATCCTGCTGCTAGATATTCTGATTTCTTTGATTTGTCTTCTCCATATGGTGGGATTAAGATTGAGCGTGCTCGTCGTAGGTATAATCTCAGTTCATGGCAATATTTTATATTAGAGTCTGTTTTAGCTCCTTCCTTTTTTGAGTTGCATGCCAAGTTGGATGCTCGTGAGATTTATTACATTTCTAAATACGATTCATTTTATAATGGGTATAATGGGACTTTAGGGGGTCGTGGTGTTTTTGGTAAACGTGCTAGGACTTATGCTTGTTTTCTTTATACTTGTAGTGGTGACTTTTTAGGCAGTTTTAATTCTGCTAGTGAGGCTTCCTTGCATTTATTTTCATCTTTCAATATTTGTGTAAGGTCACGTAGGTTGTATGAGACTGCAGTATGTGTCCGCCGGAGTGCTCAAGGTTATTTTCTTTTATTTGACCGTTCTCAATTGCCAGAGCGATTATCTTGGTTGCGTCATAAGCGCAATCCGTCTATGATTGGTATAGCGGTTTATGATATTAGTACTGGTTCAGTTTTGGGCTTTTATAATTATGTAGCGAGCGTGTGTCAGAAGTTTGGTGTTTCTAGTTCTACAGTTAAGAAAGAAGCTGATCTTCATCATATTTCAGTTGGTGCTCATAAACGCGGCTTCTCTTTTGTACGCATTTCTGATGTGGGTTTGATTCCAGATTTAGTTGTTTTAGCACGTAATTGGTACTTTTGTGGCTCTTTTAAAGTTTATGTTTTTGATTTAGATTTTAAGTTTCTGGGCTTATATCCTAGTTTAGATGCATGTTGTAGGGAGTTACGAATATCTCGTTGTCTTGTTAGAAGTGCTTATCATGGTCGACGCGCTTGTGTAAGGAAGTTGATTTTTTCTCCTTTTCCGGATATTGGTTAGGTTCGGCATCGTTTTGAGTCTGTTTCTTTGTGTGTTAGGCGCCAGTTAGATTCTGGAGTTGACGTATACGATATGTCGTCTGGGAGTTTTATTAAACATTGCGTTTCTGTTTTAGCTGCTTCTGAGTTTACTGGTGTTGATAGAGGTCGGGTTGCGAAGTGCTGTTTTGGTGAATCTTCTTTTTGCGGCAATTTCAAATTTTCATTTAGCTATGCGAGTACTGGGAATTGATCCAAGCTTCACGCGAACTGGTTTGTCTATTTTAGATTCTGACTTAGGCGTTACTGCGTATACCTCCATTGAAGTGCCACGTGTTCTGAAGGAGGGTGGTAATATTTTTCATTTTGATAAATCTTTTCAAGCGGCTACATGGCATGCTAAGGCGGTACGTGCTTGGCTTGCCGAGTATGATGATGCTGTTGATGCTGTATTTGTTGAGATGCCTGCCATGCTTTCCGGTTCCGGCCCGTATCTCCTTCCTTTGCAGTGTATGCTTTACACGGAGTTTCAGGATTTACGGAAGTTTTCTACTGCAGGTTTGATCAGGTCCCCTTCGGGTCTATTTTCGCCCCCCACAGCCGATTTCTATCTAATCCCGCCCACAGCTATCAACTCTTTGGTCCGTCCGTCTACGGCCAAGAAACGGGCCAAGAAAGGCGAGATTCCAGAAGTCCCGCCTAAGAAGATTTCCAAGGAGGAGGGCAAGAAGCTTATCGTCCAGTGGGTGCTGGATCATTATAGTATTGCTATGAACCATGACGAGGCTTCAGCAGTTATCCTCGCTGCTATTGGTTTGGATATACTGGCTGGTACTTACAAGAAGACTTACCAGCTTTGCCCGCGGCTACAGAAGGATCTATTCGATTGATTTACACAGAGTTATGTTTTATTTCAATAATGGTTTTGGTCATTGGTTCTACGACCTAGTGTGTGACTTCTTGGATGGTCTTAGTTATATATCCAACTGGTTCCGAAGGAGCCGCTAGTGCAATTCTATACCCCCTATTTTCATGAGTGAGTCTTCTACACAAGCTACGGAGGGGGTTAAGATACCAATTCCGGTTTTCCCTTCGTCGGATAGTAGTGATGACGACGATTGGGTGTTCTATGCTGATTTATAATTCCCTGCGGAGGGAGTTCTCCGCCTTTGTTCCCAGCAGGAGGGATTCCTGCGATTTAATTATTTTATTTTATGGCCAAAAAGTCAGAGAAATCCGGGAAGTCGGAGTTGACTTCCCTTGCGGACGTGTTGAATGAGTATGGCATCGACCGTCCTACTACGTTTGTCGATACGGGCATCGACACCTTGAATGACATCTTGGGGGGTGGTATTGCTCGTGGTAGCTCCTACGCTATGTGGGGTGTCGCAGGTTGCGGTAAGTCCACCATTGCGGCCCAGACACTTCGTAGCTTTTGTCGTCAGGGTTTGAAGTGTGTCTTGGTGGATACGGAGCGTGCATGGAATGACCTTCAGCTTCAGTCTTTCGGTTTACGGGAGTACAAGGAGTCTGGTCTTCTTATTCACCTTACGGTCCGTGATTATGCTCAGTTGGAGGACGTATGTAAGGTTATATCTTCAGATCAGGACGCAGGCATTTCGTTTGCCGTCTTTGATAGTATGTCGGAGTTGGAGGCTTACGCGGATAAGACATTGACGGTCAAGGATTGCCGTCCGGGCATTAAGGCGTTGCAGGCATCCTTTTTGCTTCCTCGTATTAAGAACTGGTTTGCGGATGCCGACATTGCGTCCTTATGGCTCTTTCACGCCCGCGCTAACCTCCAGATGGGTGTTCCTAACCCCTACGCCTCGAAGGACCGTCAGGATGGCGGATATGCTGCCCTTCACGTTCCGGACGCTATCATCAAGCTTTCTGTTGGTTTCAAGCTCAAGGAGAAGGAGGGTGACACCGAAAAGGTTTACGGTGTTGAGTTGTTCATGGAGGCTACCAAGAATAAGTTCAGCAAGCCTTTCCGTCAGAAGAAGGTCAAGCTCATTTTCGGTCAGGGTGTTAGCAAGCGCTATGCCACCATTGATGAAGCTGTGGCTTCGGGTGTCATCCGGAAGTCGGGTGCAAGTTATTCGCTTCCGTGGGGTGAGAAGTTCTTTGGAGTCCAGAAGCTTTACGCTATGGAGCATACTACCCTTAAGCGGTTGTACGAGTATCTACGGACTAACGGTGCTTCGGAGGTAGGTACGAGTCCGGGCATTCCGGTCTATGTTGATCCAGCCGTTAATCCGTCGGACTTGGACCCGGAGACAGGTGAGCTTTTATCACCAGAAGGTTCTATTTCAAATTTGTAGTTATGGAGTTGTGTGATACTATTTCCTTCACCTTGACAGCTGCGGGAGCTGCTCATCTTAACGAGTGCGATATGCGTTTCCGTGCGTATCCTTATGTTTATGACCAGCTTTCGGAGGCGGAGATGCAGCGGTTCTATCCTGCGGACTATTATGAGGGTCAGGTTTTGACTATGTCTTTTTCCTCTCTTTTCTGTAGGTTTGAGCGCTATTCTTTCCATCTAGGTTCCGAAGTTCCATTTGTGGATTTGAAGCTAGTAGAATCCAACTAACATGTTTGGTTCTGCGTTTACGTATATGTAACGACTTACTATTTTATGATGATTACAGGCCGGGGTTTTCCTCGGCCTTCGTTGTGGTTTATGGGGGGTTTGGATTATGGGTTGTGTGTGGGTTGTGGTTGTGGGGTTCCGGGGTGCGTGGGGCCGTGTGGTTTCGGTTGTTGCCTTCGTCGTATTGTGTGTTTGGTTGTTTTTGTTTTAGTAGGTTGTGCAATTCTATATCCGTATTTTTGTGGCATTGTTTATGTGTTGCCTTGTTTTGCGTTAATGCTTTTAATTAATTGTTTTTATTATGAATGGTTATCCTTTGTTTGTAGGTTTTTCGTCGATTAGCGATATGGGTTACACACCGCCACAGACGTATTGTTCCCTTATGGTCGCCCATTTTCGGGTTCATGGCATCAATCAGCTTTTTCTAGAGTATAGCTCGGGCTATGATTTCGGCGGACATCGTCTTCCTTCGGGTCGGCTGTGGTTGCCCTTCGAGGATAGTCCTGCCTTGTCTTCGGGTCTTAGTGATCTTGTTGATACTTTAGAGCGTGGTGGTCCTTGTGTGTGCTTTGATTCGGTTACAGCGTTTAATTTATCTTGATTTATGGTTCAGGTTCCTAGTATTGCTAGCTACCTTTGGGGTTACATAGGTTGTGGTCTTAAGGTTCAGGATTGCCCTAGGGGTTCTGTCTTCCGCTTTCGCGATGTCCGTCCGGGTAGCTGTAGTATGGACGGTGTTCGTCCTGTGTTGCGTCCTTTGCGTTGGTTGTTTACGTCGGCGGGCTTTCCTGTGTTGTGCGATCTTATAGGGCTGTCTTATCCGGACGCCTATGATTTTGCCTTAGGTTCTGCTTATGTTACCTTCAGGTGTCCTGGGTCGGATAATGTTTACACGGCTTCGTGGGGCCATGCTACACTCTGCTTCTTTGTAGGCTGCTCCGAGGTTGCCTGTATTCCTCCTTATTTGGTGTATGCTGTCTGCCCTAGCTACTTTGTAGATTACCGTGGTTTGCTGGATTGTGGTTCGGCTGTTCCTACGTCTTGTGTTGGTGACGTTTATGCGGAGGGTTGCTCCTTCGTGCCCTGTTCTGGTTTTGTTTTTTAGTGTTTATGCTGTAGGATGGATATAGTTGTTAAGGATTACCTTGCTGCGCGTGACGTTCGGGTACGCGTCGAGGGGTTGACGGTGCTTCGTGGTGCGAGCTGTGCTGGTAAGAGTAGTACGTTCCGCGGTGTTGTTGCTGCTTGCATGAATAGGTTTACGTCGGGCTGCGTCCGTTGGGGTTCTTCGGGGTGTAGTGTCTCGGTTCGGTTTGCGGATGACGCCCGTGTTCTGCGTGTTACTAAGACGGAGAATGGTGGTGCTGTTTATCGGCTTGGGGATGTTACTTATGATAAGACACGGCGCGAGGTTCCGTCGGATGTTTGTAGCTTTCTGAACTTTGGTTTTCTGGCGGCGGGGAGCGATAGGCTTTCCTTGAGCTTCTGGGAGCAGTTTACGCCGCCGTTGCTTATGGGCTTCAGCCAGCGTCGTCTTGGTGAGCTTCTAGGTTCTGGTTCTGTGTTATCGGACTGGAGTTTTTGCTGGCGTGGTCTTGGTGTTCGTCGTGACCGCTGCCGTGGTGCTTCTACGAGTTTGGGTAATCTTTTGGATTCCGCTAAGCGTAGTAGGGAGTTGTATTGCTCGCTTCAGGCGTCGGGTTCTGCTCTTTATGGTATGGTTACGGCTGCCTATAGTAGACTTACGTCGTTGCGTTCGCGGTTGTCGTCCTTGCAGACGCTTCTTTCGTTATGCACGACGGATTATGTCCATGCGTCTTCTGTTGTTTCGGGTTATTCACGGCTGTCTTCGATTTTGGTCGTCTACGTCTCTTTTTTGTCCCGCCGCCGGGAGGTAGTATCGCTTCTGGATTTACATGCAGGCAGATCGCTTCTTTCGGGCCAGATTTCGAGTATTTTGGAGCCTTGCTTGGGGGTTTTAGATAAGCATTCGTCTTTGGTATCGTCGTGTTCGTCGTTGGGTTCCCGTAGGTCGTTGCTTGTGTCTTTAGTGGATATGGTTACGCGCCGCGGTTCTCTGTCGTCGGGTCTTTCCGTCGCCTCGGAGTATGCTTCGTACCTTTCCGGGTTGGCGGATCTTGCCTCGCGTCGTGCTTCTCTTTTGTCGCGCCGTGAGCGCTTAGAGTCTTTGTTGTCGCTTCTTACTAGCCGTGGTTCGTTCGCTTCAGAGATTTCGCGTTTGGAGGGTTTGCTTGATAGTAGTGTTTGTCCTTTGTGCGGTTCCCCTTTGGGTTCGTTGGGGTGCTGCTGATTTACGTTTATGGTTTAGTTTTTAATTTTAATTTTAATCATTTATTTTATGGCTTTATCGTTGGAGGATATACAGCGTCGTAGGTCTGAGGTTGCTTCGAGCTTATCTGCCGCCCAGACGAAGTTGGGTGTTCTGGAGTCTCAGATTTCGTCATTAAGTAGTAGTTTAGGTTACGCTACGGTACCGTCTGAGTCACAGCTTCGTAGTGATCTTGCGGCTTTGGATCGTGAGATTGCGTCTTCGGAGTCATTGCTTTCGGCTGCGGAGTCGGAGATGTCTTCGTGGCTTTCTAAGTACGATGCGCTTCGGGGTGTTTCTCCGTCTTCGGCCCCTTCGTCGCCGTCGCTTGCTGCCCCGTCGGGTTCTGGCTCGTCGGGTGTTGCTGCTTCGGCTTCAGGTCCTGTTGTTTCTTGTGGTCCTTCGGGTTCTGGTTCGCTTCCGGACTTCGATGATGATGATGATGCTCTTGCTTAGTCTATGGCTTCTTTAGGTGATACATACATAGGCTCTGGAGTCGAGCTTCGCTGTACGGATTGTATGGATTATATGCGGTCTTTGCCGGCTAAGTCCTTCGACGTTGCTATTGTCGATCCGCCGTATGGGATTCATGTTTCTAAGCGTGACTTGGGAGGTCTTTCGTCTAAGATTTACATGGGTTCATGGGATGACAGTATTCCGGATGGTTCTTACTTTTCGGAGTTGTTCCGTGTTTCTCGTCACCAGATTATCTGGGGTGCTAATTATTTTACGTCTTACTTGCCGGGTATTATGTCCTGGGTTGTGTGGGATAAGAGTATTCCGGACAGCTTGAGCTTTGGTCAGGGTGAGCTTGCGTGGACGAGCTTCGGTGGTCCTTTGAAGATTGCGCGTATTCCTTACCGTGGTTCTGTTGGTGCAGATGAGGTTCGGATTCATCCTACGCAGAAGCCTGTTAAGTTGTACGAGTGGTTGCTTTCGCGTTATGTTAAGCCGGGCATGCGTGTTCTGGATACCCATATGGGTAGTGGTTCTTCGGCCATTGCGTGCCTGAATGCTGGTCTTTCCTTCGTTGGATGTGAGCTTGATCCTATCCATTACGAGGACGCTAAGAACCGCTTTACTTTCCATAGTAGACAGCAGCGATTGTTTTGATTATGAATTTGGATTTGTATAGTAGATTTACGGAGTCCTATACTTCATTATGCCGTCGTCTTGAGGATGCCGACGAGCGTGTTCTCAGCTACGAGCGCCAGTTGGATGAGGTCCTTTCGGAGTCTTCGTTGCTTGAGCGCTGCCGTGACGCTATGGGTTCTGCTAAGGAGCTTCTTACGAAGTCTTCGCTTACACAGTGCGAGCGCCTTGCTACGCTTGCGGTTCGTTCTATCTTCGGTCTGGACGCTAAGGTTGTCTATGATTCGGATGCCAGCAAGTTTCTGCTGGATTACGGTGACGGTAAAAAGAGCGATTTGACGACCGCGCAAAGTGGTGGTTTAATGGTCGTTGTGAGCTTTGTGTTCACGCTTTACTTGATCATGAAGCACAAGTCGCGCCGTGTTTTATTTATGGACGAGGCTTGGGTTCAGGTTTCGGCGGCTCATTATCCTCGGTTTATCGACTTTGTTCGGACCATCTGCCGTGACTTTGGTTTTGAGATTTTGCTTGTTTCGCATGATGCTCGCTTGACGCTTGACATGTGTGATAGGTGCTATGAGATACGTGATGGGGAGGCCCATCGTTTAAAGTAGGATTTTATTATGGATTGTTTGGTTAATAAGGATTTGCTGCCGGGTATTATTGCCGACCGTGGTCTTATGAAGTATGCCTTCGGTGAGCTTAAGGCTTTGGGTTTAGCTGCTGGGTACACGAGCGCTGCTACGGATATTCCTATGAAGTTCTGCCCTAAGTGTGGTGTTTCGAAGCCTTTGTCTTTGTTTTCGCGTAGTTCTACGAATAAGGACGGCCTTCAGTGTTGGTGTCGCTCTTGCCAGAGTATTGCCGCTAAGGCTTGTGCAGCTCGTCGCAAGGCTGCTAAGGCTGCTGCTAAGGAGGAGGGTGCTAGTAAGTCGGATGTTTCTACGCCTTCTACTGTGGAGGATGGTTCTACTCATATTCGGCGTTCGGATTATCATGTTGTTTCGGCTTCGGACGCGGAGGTTCTTGGCGGCGTAGTTCCGGCGGGTAAACCTGCGTCGAATTCGGTTCTGCGCGCTCATGGTTTTCAGCGTTGCTCTAAGTGTTATTCTATCCTGCCGCTTTCTGAGTTCACTTCGTCTTCTGGTCGTGTAGACTACTACTGTAAGGAGTGTCGTAAGTCGGCTACTGACTCGTCACGTTCTGCTGCTTCGTCTGCGAAGTTGCGTGCTTCCAGTGCAGAGTTGAAGAAGGCTATGTCGGTTGAGGTTCCGGCGGCTAAGGTTGTGGCCCGCAATGGTGTTCCTACGTCGGAGTCTAAGCTTCCGCGTCGCCTTCGTAGGTTATCCCCCCCCCTTGCGGCGGATGCCGTTCCGGGGAGTTCCGACCGCGTGTCTTTAGTGGATGTGTGTATTGAGTCGGGTGTGTGCTCTGATTTGAGCGATACGCGCGGCTTTAACCCTTTGTTCGAGGGCATCTCGTCGGAGGAGTTGTTTTCGGAGCTTGAGGCTCGTGGTTTTGCTCTGGATGGCGTTTACCGCCTTCGTGTCATTCGGGAGCGCGTTGTCAGGTAGTACGTTTACGGTTTATGTAGTTTATTGTTATGGAAGTCACTCGTGGTTTACTGTTGGATTCTTTGAAGGGGTCTGACAACTTTGATAAGTGTATTTGTCTTGCTAAGTACCTGATTTCGGAGATTGGTGGGACATTTACTATCGAGCATATGATGTCGGATACCTATGTGTTTACCTTTCGCTCTTATGATATTGAGGATGCGCTTGCTGTTGTATTCCGGGGTACTCGCTGTACGGTTTTTCAGTCTGGAGAGGCTCAGCGTATCTTCGTTGGTCCTTTCTCCGGGGATGATCTTAGTGTTCTTTTGGAGCTTTTCGGTGTCGAATGAGTCGCTTTCTTTTCATTACGGACTTGCATATAACCACCACGTGTCCGGTCCGCACGGGTAATCCTTTGGAGGATGTTTGTTCTAAGCTTCGGTGGTGTGTCGACTTCGTCAATGAGCATGATGCTACGTTGCTTCTTGGTGGTGACATCTTCGATAAGCCTACGGTTCCTCTGGAGGCTATTAACATGGTCATCGAGGTCCTTCGTGGTTGCCGCCGTATGCCATTAGGTGTCTGGGGCAATCACGATCAGCTTTACCGTGCTGCAGAGAATAATCCTAAGTGTGCCCTGTATACACTTGCTTCGTCCCGTGTCATTGCGCTGATTGATGACCGGGATGTTGAGTTTGAGGATTGTACTGTCACTAATGTTCTACCTTTGCAGACGAGTTCGAGTCCTCAGATTTTCATTTATCACGGTTTCCTCAACCAGAAGGACGGTCGGTTCACGGTTCCGCTTTCGGACATTGCTTCTCCATCGAGTCCTACGTTGGTTCTGCTGGGGCATGACCATATTGAGTATGCGGACTTGGAGTTGTCGGACTCGGTTACGGTTGTTCGTCCGGGCAGCTTGTTTCGGAATCGCCGTGTTGAGACGTCGGAGCGTCCTCCTAAGGGGGTCTATGTTGAGGTTTCGAATGGGTCTATTTCTCACCGCATGGTCGAGGTTCCGGCTCGTTCTTTCGACAGCATCTTTGCTGTTAAGACGGATGGTTCCGTTGCGCCGTCGGAGGATGTTGATTATGACAAGCTTCTAGAGACGCTTCAGGCGAGCTGTGGTTCTGATGATCTCACGTTTATAGATGCTCTTTCGTCGGTTGCGGACGAGGACGTCGTTTTGTACTGCGAGGGTGTCGTAGCGGAGAGTCTTCAGTCTTCGGCGCGTTAGTTCATAAACTTTTAACATTTCCATATGTCTAATATTAATGATTTTAAGTTAGAGGGGGCTGTGGCGTCGGATGCCATGTCCCCTCTTAGCACGTTAGGTCTTGATGATGTTTCCGCTTCGGAGCTTGCGGGCATTGCAGAAGCTTCGTCGGGTCTTCCTTATGACCATTACATTTCGTTTTCGAAGCTTCAGGCTACTCCTATGCTTCGTGTTCTGGATTGCCTTTCAAAGTTGGCAGCGGCTTTGTCAGGCAAGAACGTCCTGATTTCAGCCAATGAGAAGCTCATCACGGTCAAGTATGACAATGCTGCCTACCAGTTTGTTTTTCGCATTCCGAACTCGTCGGGTAAGACGTTGTCACCTTTTGCCATTCCCATTTCAACCCTGAAGGCATTGTTCGGGAATGTCATGGCTCACTTGGTTCTCGTCGAGCAGAAGAGTTCCTTCGGGGATCAGCCTGCGGGGCTGTACGCTCATTTCTCGGGGAACCTTGTCTTTGTAGCTACGCAGCCGTTCGACGAGGGTATGTACAAGTTTGCCTACGACAAGATGACGGATCAGCTTGATGGATCTTACATTAGAACTCACCTTCGTTCCTTTACGTCGCTGCTTGCTTTTTCGGAGCGGACGTCGGAGCGCCATTTGATCTGTCAGGGTGGGATGTCATATTTGAACATCGGCTCAATTCTGGGGCGCATGAAGTCATTCTTTGGTAATCATGACTGCATCATCTCCCGGTATTTGGTTGACTGTATTGCCACGCTTGCTGAGTTCGACGGCACGTCTGTTTCGGGTTTCTTTGCGAACGACCATGCTTCTTTGAAGTTCGGTGATAGCTGCTATCTTCGATTTGCCTACACTTCGGGGGAAGCTGTTTCTAGGTTCATGAGTCCTTTGTTCCGCAATTCGTTCTCGTATGATACCTCGATTCGCATTGATGACACTCCTTTCTGTCAGTTGTTGACGGTTATTGGGTCTTTGGATTACTTCACGGACACTATTAAGGTTTCCTTCGCCACTAGCGACTTTACGGTCGTGGCTCACAAGAAGGACGGTTCGGATGCGACTTACAAGTTCCAGTACAAAGAGGGCACGAGTCCGTCGGGGACTATCATCGTGTCGATTCCAGTTTTGCTTGGTGTTCTGTCGAAGGCTTCGGATGTCACCAAGTATAGCTGTGCTTCTAGTAGCCTTGTTGTAGACTTGGGCGATTGTACTTACTGCGTACGCTCTGTGCTTATGGCGTAGTCATTGTGGAGTGTTGTTTGCTTCTACTTCCCGGTCCTTTCATGGGGCCGGGATTTTAATTTTCGGCATTGTGCAATTATATATCCTATAAATTCATTTAGGCGTGATTACAGAGCTTCTTTCAGGCATGAGTGTTTCGGAGTGTCGGCGTCGTGGTCTTTCGTCGCTTCGTCCGTCGGGTTTTTCAGGTCCGGGTCTTTATAGCCTTTGTAAGGTATCTGATTCGGTCTCATTGGTGCTGCTGTCTTCGGATGAGCTTTCCGGAGTTCAGGACGCTGCGTCTGAGGGGTCTTTCGTCACGTTTGGAGGCATTAAGTATCGGTTATTACAGGAGACGCCTAATGCGTGGCTTGTAGAGCCACTTTCGGGCGATGCTGGGGATTCGGATTCTTTCATCACGTTATTGAAGTCTCAGTATCCGGAGCCTGATCCGGAGGTAGATGCAGATCAGGAGTCGTTGGATGCAGCTACGAAGGCGCATGCTTCTACGCTTCCTTCGCCGTCGCGTTCTGCTTCTACGCCTAATGTTTCTGCATCGTATGATTTTACGAAGCCTTATAAGTCTTCTGATTTGAAGTTGGTTGCGTACCCGTACATGAATCCAACGCTGTGGGCGGATGCGGTTAGCGCTGTTGCTTCGCGTGATGGTTCCGATAAGATTATGGTTGGTAAGGTAGTTTTGGAGTATCGACGCTTGCGTCGTGCTTCTAAGAATAAGTAGTAGACATGCTTAGGGATAGCGATTATAGGGATTTGTGCCGTGTCGAAGACTCTTCGGCCCGTTCTGTTTTTGATGCCGACGGGGATTCTAAAGGCGTTCTGGGTGCTGTAGGCGGTATTGCTAAGAATGCTCTAAAACGTGGTCTTGGTGAGGCCGCTAAGGGTATACTTACGGATTTGCTATATGGTTCTACGGGTCTGAAGGGTTCGGATATCGCCAAGTTCCTTGACACGTTGGACAAGAAGCTTCGTCATGGCGACCGTGCTGCTTTGTCTGCTGCGCTGTCACAGATTGCTTACGGCAAATGTAATCTTCAGGAGGGCTTCTATATTTTGAGTGCTGCGGATGTCACTCCGTCGTCTATGGAGGATTACACTTTCAAGATGCCTATCTTTGCTGCTGTTGACTGGGATTCTTACAAGAAGCTTAAAGAGTACAAGCGTGGTTCTTGGGAGGATATTGACGATGCAGATGAGCGTGATGAGGCTAAGGCGAAGGAGGAGAAGGAACTTGCGGATTTGCAGTCTAAGTTCATTGACAAGCCTTTGACGGACGCCTACGCTGGAGACGACTTTTTGGCTCATATCATTCCGAATCCTGTATCTGGCGACTTGTCGGTTCATTGGGGTTATATTCCCAATAAAAATATTGAGCAGGCTTTCGTTGCGAACGTATCCGGGGATCGTTCTTTCACGCTTAGTGTTTTTAAGGATGATAAATCTGCGGTTACGGCAGTGCGGCAGAAAGAGGTCTCGAAGTAGTTGTGCCTTTAAATTAACTTTCTTATATTTGCATAAAATTTACACTCATGAGTTTTACAGATATAATTTCGAGTAGTGTCATCACGGATGCGGATGCTTCGAGCTATGATTCGGATAAGATGGCTTCTCAGTTTACGGAGACGTTCGGTTTTCCTCGGAAGGGTAAGTGGGGGTCGATGAATTACATTCTTTCGGTTCCTAGTGGCAATTACGAGGATATTGAGTTGAACTCTGCGGGTGTTCCGGTTTATGCGGGGACGCAGTCTTCACCGTATGGTGGGGCTGTATTTCTTGTCGAGGTTCTGCCGTCGGGTGAGATGTCGGTCGTTGAGGACCTTTCTTACGCGGGTGTTATGGCGGAGCCTACGGTTGCCGATATTCTTCTCGACTATGATCTTTTGGACTCGGATAACGAGTATTATGTTGAGTCCTACGAGAAGAAGTATGGTGCCACGCCGGATGAGGATGCTCGGTATTCTGCTGCGGAGGATGTCGATGACAGTATTGATGCGCCTGCACCTTATAATGCGGGTGTGACTATGATGTCTGACATTGGCTCTCATGTTCCGGGTCAGTTTCCGGCTAAGCGCCGTCGTCGGACTTGTGATAAGTAATTCATTTTTCAATTTTTAGATAGTTCATTATGGGAAAAGGTTTTTGGGAACACATGGTTGCGGACAGCACGTCATGGGTTCAGGATTCGAATGAGCGTCTTAAGGAGTACCTTGAGGGTTCTTTGAGTAAGGCGGGTCTGGAGTCTTTCGTTACGGTTATGCCGCGGCGTGACGGTTATCGTATTTATGCTGGGGAGAAGCCGGACGCTCCTTTTGCATATGTAGATGTTTATTTGGACGGCAATGCTTTGGTTGTTGAGGGTTCCAGCAAGCGGCATCTTTCGGAGCAGGAGATGGGTGACTTGGCGCGTTTCCTCGGCATTTCGGGTTCGGAGGCTGGTGAGAAGCTCAATCGCTTCCGCAAGTTCATCGACGCGCTTCAGAAGCACGCGGGCGAGGACGTTGACAAGCTTGAGGACTTGAAGGTTTCGGATGCCTGTGGCAAGGCCGCTAAGGGTCAGAAGATCGGCAAGGCTGCACCGGAGGCGATTGTGTCAGATGATTTTGGGGCTTCGGCTGAGGTTTACTTGGCTCATGATGGCGACATGTCTTTCGATGACGCTGCCGATATTATTTCTTCTTTCAATACTGATTACAGTTTGGAGGATGGTCTTTTGTGGGTTTCTGAGAAGTGGGTTGATCCGTCGGATTCTGCCACTGAAGTTAATCTTGCATTTGCGGCTGGTATTCTCGGTATTGCCAATGGGGATGATATTGTAGCTTCCGATCTTTACGCTAGCTTGTCGGATGACGAGGTTTACGAGAAGCTTGCGGTTAAAGATTTGGTTGTTCAGGTATATACCTCAGATCATCGCGAGCATCATGAGTTTATTTATAAGGACCCTTCTTATGAATTACTTCGCAAGGTTGCGCGTACTGTTCTGTTCTTCTCCGAGGCTCGGGACAACTACAAGGACACTTATGAGGGTCTTAAGAAGATTTTGCCTGCTGCCCAGATCAGCGATTCTGTCTCTGTGAATTTTAAGAATTCGAAGGGTGGTTCTGTTGTTCGTCAGCTTGCAGGTCAGCGAATTGGCAAGGATGTTTCGAAGGCCCGTCCTGTTCGGGACTCGAAGGCTTCGGAGGTTGCTAAGATCGACAAGGCTTTGGACTTGGTTCGCAATGCCTATAAGAGCACTGGTAAGAAGTCGGAGGTCAAGGGCATGTCTTTGGACATCAAGGGTCTCGATGACGCAGTTGTAGACCTGAAGGCATATAAGTCTGGTAAGGAGGATAAGATTGCCGTTGAGATTCGTTGGAAGGATGGTGAGCGCAAGGGCTTCGATTATGGTATCGACGCTAAGGCTTCTCATGTTTACGGTGACATTGTTTCGTTAAAGAAGGTCGCCGACAGCTTGGAGGACCCTACGGAGGATTTAATTGGCGTTGCTAGGGAGAGTGACGTTACTTACGCCGAAGTCGAGAGTATCTTCTCGTCTAATGGTGTCAAGCCGTCTCTTGATGATCGCATTTTTTGGGTCAACTATAAGTGGGACGATCCGGAGGCTTCGGGGGGTACGGTTCGTATTGACCTGTCTTCGGGTCTTGCAGGCATTGGGGTTCTTGATGAGTATGAGTCGCTGTTTGTCATGCAGGAGGATCGCTTCCTGCAGGAAGTTAAGGTTGACTATGCTTTAGTTCAGACTACCTTGTATCCGGATAGTGAAGATGCTGAGATTGAGTACAAGGAATTCTATTATGAGAATCCCTCGAAGTTCACTCTTAGTCGTATTTCTCGCCTTTTTAAGGCTGTTAGCATCATGGCATTGTCTTATGAGGGTACTGTACAGCTCTTGGAGGATGGTCTTCCGAAGGAGGGTCGCGTTTCTGACTCGGTTCATGTTGACATTAAGAATCGCAAGGGTGGCGCTTCGGTTCGTCAGGTTGAAGGTTCTTGCATAGGCAAGCCTGTTGCAAAGGCGTGCCCGGTTCGTGATTCGAAGCTTGCGGGTCAGAAGGTCGGCAAGGCCGCTCCGAAGGCTAAGGTTAGTGACTTTGCTGCAGTTCCTGAGTCGGCTTTGGTGCCGTTCCAGAATGCTTGGGCTAAGCTGCAGTCTAATTCCAAGCTTCCGAAGGCGAAGACGTCTATTGACTATATGGGCGATCTTATTCCTGTTGAGTTGGAGCGCAAGGGAGCAGATGCTGTGGATGTTCGCGTTAACGGCAAGTCTGTTGGTAGTTACGACTTGAAGAAGGACAGCGCTGACTACGTTTTCAATGCCATTATTGGTCGTGATGATACTACGGTGGGTGATCGCGTTGACAATGGTCTTTCGAAGACGTCGGATGCTGCTGGTAATTCGGGAATCGAGATGCTTAAATTGCTTTCCCACCTTCTTCTCAATGATATTGATTACACGTTGCAAGATGACGGTTCGGTTGATGTCGATATCCCTATCGGTTCAGGCAGTGATGGTAGTATTGCAATCACTTTGTCGGGGAATGCTCCTGATTTGAATTCGGCTTTGAAGGGTACTGTTACGAATGCGAATATTTCAGTTAGTGTGAATGGTTCTGGTGTGCGGTCTTGGGTTGTTTCTTCCTTAGATGCATCAAAGTTAAAGGATGTTCTTTTAGATTTGCATGCCTTGTCTGGGAGTTCTTCGGCCACTGTCGATGAGGCTATTGCTATTCTTGACGTTGCTTATGAAGATTTTGCTAAGTCTGCTGTTGCGGATGCTGTTGAGGGTACTTTTGCTCCGCAGACTAAAGTTCGCATTAAGTCTCTTTTGACAACCGATCCTTATGGCCATAGCGGCGATGCTGGTGTGGTTCTCGGTCGTTTGGATGTCGATCCGGATACGGTTGTTGTATTGTTCGAGTCGGGTGTTCCTGTTGCCTTGTATGACATTGACGCTATCGCGCTGGACGGCACTCCCGCGAAGACTCAGGATGCTGCTCCGGCACCCTTTGCTAAAGTGAAGGATGGTCTGGAGTTGTTCGTTCCTTTAGCTATCACGGCTCATGGGGGTTCGGTAGGTGCTGATTCGGTTACTATTACTGAAGGTGCTGCTGGTCGCATCTCCGTTGGTCTGGCTGCTGACTTGGGCGATACTGAAGTTTCTGCGGCTGCGGCTGCACTTGACAACGTTGCTCGGGTCTTGGGTTATGCAGCATCGAAAGAAGCTGATGGTCGCACCTTCTTGTTGACTCCGCTTCGTGTTTCGGATTCTGTAGAGGATGCAGCTAGTTTAGTAGCTTCTCTGGAGTCTGACTCGTCTATCGAGAATCAGCGTCGTGTTGCCGACATAATGCTGAAGAATGATATGCATGTTCTGAAGGATGGTCGCAAGGAGATTATGGTCATTGCTAATGCCGATACTGATATTCCGTTGTTCTCCTTCAAGCAGCATGCGTGGATGAATATTCACGATAAGGCTTTGGATTCTGGCGATGCTTTTGGGGTTTATAATCTCAAAGAGCGTAGATGGTTCTTGGCTCCGGAGGATGCCCGTGCGGCTCGTTGGGGTTTTGAAGATGCAGCTAAGCGTTATGCCAGCAAGGAAGATGCTGAGGCAGCTCTTAATGAGGTGGCGGAGCTTCAGCCCGGTACAGCCAAGAGTGCTTTTGTTGTGAAGCCGTTGGGTCGGGTTTCGGACTCGGAGAAGCGTTCGGATTTCGTCTTTCCTGCGGATTCCTCGGATGTGAATGACGGCAAGGGTCACTTTCCTTTGAACAGTCTCCGTCGTGCTCGTGCTGCTATCGCTTACGCGAATAAGTATCAGGAGCTTCCTACGTGGTACTCGGGTGATCTTGACCTGAAGGGCTTCGTCGATAAGATTGTGTCGGAGGTCAAGAAGCAGTATCCGTCTATTGAAATTTCCCCGGAGTCTTATATTCCTGCTCCGGATCAGAAATAGGTTGGTATAATTTTTAAGTGAGAGGTGGAGTTTCGGCTCCACCTTTTTTATTGCATTAATTTGTTTATTAAATTAATTATACTTATATTTGTAGCATGAAGTACGTTGATTGTGCAACTTAATATGCTTTGGTAATGAGTAAGTGTTTGTCATTTGCAGATGTTTATGAGGTGCTGGAGGCGTCTTCCTCGGCTGGCCATTCGTACGGGAGTGACGGCTGCTTTCGTGTCTTCTACGACGGTGCTTCTGTATCATGTTGCCTTGAGGTTCATACAGCATTGTCTACGTTTCCGTCGCGCGATATGCGTGAGGTTTCTGTTCATTCTTTGCTTGTAGATTTTGTGTCGTTTGCGTATCAGGGGTCTGCTCCTGACATGTCTCGCACTTTGGAGTTCCAGTCTCCGACGTCGTTGTGGTTGGTTTCGAAGGTTGTGTCTGTGTTGCAAGACCTTTGTGCATCATGTCGCGGTGGTCTTCCTAACCGTATGGTTATTGTAGACCAAGTCGTTGCTTCGCTTCAGTCTTTGGGTTTCACTCTTGGTAACTTTCCGATTTATGGTGACGAGTAAACGTGATGCCTTCTTTGCAGATGTTGCTAAGCGGCGCATCGATAGCGAGTTCTGGGTTGATCCGACTGGCCGTGTTGTTCGTCTTCGTGTGTCGGACGATCCGGACTGGGCTGTTATTTCAAGTATTGTTTCTATGCATGGGAGTATTGCAGAGCAGCAGTTCAGTGATTGTATTGGCTCTCCGGAGGATTATGCTAGGAAGTTGGGTTGGATTTCTGTTCAGCTTGATAACGAGTATCGTGCCCCTCATTGCTACAAAGAGCCTACGCAGTCGCAGATAAATACGATGTTCGATTTTGGTTACGCTCTTAATGATGGTACGGGGTTCTCAATGCTTGGTCCTGTGTGGTCGTTTCATAAATTGCCGAAGTGATGAATTGTTCTTTTCTGAAGCGGTTTTCGCGTTCTGCTTTCTTACGGGGCGGAGTTGTTAGTCACCATAAGTTCGCCTACTTAGTATTTGATTGGCGGCGTTTGTCTGTCGAGTTGGGTGCGGACTGGTATGGCCTTGCGTTTGGGCTTCGGGTGTCTTGCTGGGCTGTGCGGGTTGATTTTTTGGTTTTCAACTTTGAGGTTTCTTTGGCTTCGCAGGATGAGTCGTAGGGTTGGTGCATGATGACACGTTCGAAGCGGTTTATAGAGTCTTATTATAAGGTCCTGCATAACGGTTGCGAGTTTTACAACCGGGATGCTGGTCTTATGACGTCTGATGATTTTAAGTCTTCGGATGTCAAGTGGCTCATTGTGTTTCCGTCATCGTCGTTCGACAAGGATAATTCGATGACACCTACGGTTCTGTTGGACTTTGTTCGCAGTTCGTGTCCGGGTGTCTTCATTGACTTTGCTTTTCTGCCTTGCCGGGATGACATTCGGTGGTATGACAAGGAGAGTATGCCTTACGCTATTGGTGTGTCATCCCATCTGGACGCTTCTCACTTTGACATTGTAGGCTTTAGTATTTCGTGCTTGTACGAGATTCCGGTAGTTCCGTGGATGCTTCAGTCTTTTTCGCGCTGCGATAAGCCTATTCCGCTTTCGTGGTCGGAGCGGCGTAAGTATAATATCGACGAGCTTCCGGTCATCTATGCAGGCGGTGCTTCTGTGGTCTACTCCGACATTCTGTTTGGAGACTTAGGCGATGGTCGCAAGAGCTATCTGGATTTCATGCATCTTGGTCAGGTTTGGTCCCAGACTCGTCTGTTGCAGCTCATGTTGAATAAGAAGTACAAGAATCCGATTCGTATAGGGCGTGTTTCTTACCTTCTTTGGGAGCGTGGTGATCGTCATTGCTATATGCCGCAGGCTTATGATATTGTCTTTGATGGTTGTCGTGTAGTATCGGTTACGCCGTCGTCATCTTCCGTCCCTTCGTCGGTTGTTTTTAATACGGGTCAGGAGAAGCCGTCGGGGCTTCTTGGTGCTTCTCGGGGTTATCTTCGTGGTTCGGGTGGCAATGCGGGTTTGGCTATGGTCTCTGCTGCGGAGGGTTGTGGCTTCGCAGGTAACTGTACCTTTTGTGCCGAGGGTCACATTGCGGGGGGCTTGCATGAGGAGTCGCAGGATGATATTGTTCGTATGGCCCGGGCAGCTAAGATATCGTCGGGAGCGGATACGGTTAAGCTTGCGTCTTATAACTTGAATTACCTTACGGATTGGAAAGGCACGGTTGCTAGGGTTCAGGATGTCTTTCCTACTGTTTCCTTCAGCAATATGCGCATGGAGGAGCTTGGCCGTGATGAGGATGCTATGGAGCTGCTTTTTCAGCTTGGGTTCCGCCGCGGCACTGCTCCTATTGAGGGTATTAGTCCTCGTATTCGTAATGGGTATTATAATAAGGGGCTGTCCGAGGAGGCGCTGGATTCTTATATGCGTTTCATGGTTCATAGGGGTTGCTTGGACATCAAGGTTGGTATTGTCCTTTGCGGCCTTGAGGAGGGTGCTGATTGGCAGTGGTTGTATGACTTCACTAAGCGCTGGAAGGACTACGCTGCTTCCCGCGGGGGTAAGCTACCTATTCGGTATCGTTGTACGCCTTTGGTTCAGTATCCTTTGACGCCTATGGAGTATACGGCTAAGTCCGCCGCTCGCATTAGTTATGAGGATGGTGAGTGGGTTCCACGGTATTGGTTTGACAAGTTTGCTGCGGAGCTTGATACGCGCATTCAGGTTAACGGCTATCGTTACAGTACGTTGCTGGAGCAGGTTTTTGTGAGCTTGGGTCGTAAGATGACTTCGTCCTTGCAGTCGGTTTTGTCTTCCGGGCATTTCCTGTACAACATGCGCGCTTTGACTACTTCGTCTTTTATGGATGATATCCGTTCGGTTATTTCCGCCGATGCTGCATCTTTCTTTGAGATGCCGGATATTGATTCCTATGTTTCCATTCTGTCGGCGGTGTCCTCTCCTTTTTCAGAGGTTTGTAAGTTGCAGGGACGTAACATCCAGTCGGGGCTTTCGGCGCTTCCTATGAGTCGTTGCCTTCGTACTAATGCAGTAGATCGCCTTACATGCTATGAGAAGATTTCAGGGGGTTGTACGGGGTGTGTTGGGAAGGCTGCCTCCTTGCGTCCATTTAACCGTCAGTTGCTATCTTCGGTCACTTCGAAGGATATTCTTGCCGTTGTTAAGCCAGAAACGGTCCAAACGCTTCGTTTCAGGATAAAGAGGTATGGTTACGCCACAGTTTTAAATCCGTGTCATACAGCGCATATTTTGGCCTCGGCATTAATGCAGCATTCTGAGGTTTCGGCTGCGTCCTTTATTCGTGTATCGAAGATTCACTCTATGTATGGTCAGTCTTATGCGGATAGTCATTGGGACGTTAGTGGGAGTCAGTTAGTAGACCTTGAGTTTAGGACATTGCTTTCTACAGATGTGGTTAATGCTGCGATTGCGTCTGCGAATTCGATACTACAGTCTTTTACGATTATGGGCTTCTCGGATGGGAGTCTTGATTCCGGTATTGAGTTGACAGACATGAATGTTTTCACGTTCCGGTCGGATTTGCCATTGGAGGTTTGGGATTTCGTTTTGCCGGAGTACGATGGTTCTGTCATGGTCCTTGAGGGTGACAAGTATTATCCTCGTCTTTTGAAGTCGGGGCCGTTATCTGCCCCGGTTGTTGGGGGTGCTTCGGGAGGTTCGAAGGGTGTCTTCGTGCTTCCGGTCCGTTGCAATCCGTGGTACTATCTTCGTGCTGTTTTGCGTCCTAAGCGAGTACATCCCAATAAACTTTATAGAGATACGTTTATTGACTGCGTTACAACGGTTAGGGTTAGGGATTATGCTGCTTGTAGTGGCTGTGGTTCCTCGAATGCCGTTTATGATATAGGTTCGGGTAAGCCTTATAACTTCTGCACGAGTTGTTTGGCAAAGTTATTATTGAAGAAGTTGTGAGTGAGTTTGAGTGCAGCTTGAAGTGGCTTATTGCTGATCTGTGTATTTGTTCCCATTCTTTGTTGCGGGGTAAGTCCGTAACCCGGAGTTTTGGTTTTGCTGATTTCGGTGTTTATGGGACGATACGTTTTACACGGAGTGCTACGGATAACTACTCATTGACTGGCGTATTCAGTGGCAATGGCTCGGATCAGTTTGGCGAGTTGGTCATTCCTTATTGCCCTTACGTGGGTTTTGACGAATACGCTCGCAATTTTGTTGATTTTATAAAAGAAAAAGTTTTAGTTTGAGTAATGGGAAGAAGTGTTTCTCGTGAGAGTGTTGAGGTTCGTCCGGGTTTTTCCGTTGATATGACGGGCCAGCAGCGAGCTTTTTGGTCTACGCTTACGTCGGTTCCGGTTGGGGATCAAGTGTCCACGGAGGAGCTTTGTACGAAGCTGGATATTGAGATTCGCAATTTGCGTGTCTTGAAGAACAAGGTCGGGCGACTGGTATCACCTGCTTATATCATTAAGAGTAAGTGGGGTGGTTTTTACAGTTTGGTTCCGGTTTCGGATCAGGCTGCGGAGTCTACACCGACCGTTGCTTCGGAGTCGGTTTCGGAGTAGTGGTGTTCTATGAATCTTCCGGTGAGTCATATATGTCTACCTCCGGGGTTTCGTCACAAAAATTACCAGTGGTTAAAGTTGCTGGAGTTGTGGGGCGGTATTCGTGGTGGTGTTGAGGTTCGTGAGAACTTCATTACGGACGATTTGGCTGTAGATGTTTTGGAGCATCTGCCGTGTGCATCGGGGGATCGTATTTCCTTTTGGTATACCCGAGACGTTGGGGGTCGTGGCAAAAATACTTCCGTTGACTACTTTGGTTTGGTAGGTTTATCCTTGTTGCACTTGTCGGACCGTCGTGTCATTATTACGGAGGGTGTTTCTGATTATTTGTCTGCTAAGTTGTGCTACCCGACCTTCAACGTTCTTGGGTTTACTTCTCTTGGTGGCAATTCGAAGGCTACCCGTATTGTCTTGTCGTTGTTCGACGAGCTTTATTATTTTGCGGATAATGACATGGATAAGCATGGGTTTAATACGGGTTTGCGTGCCGGGGGCAACGTTTTGAATTTTTATATGCGTCGTGGTAAGCGTGTCCATGTTTTGACACCGAATTTGCCTTATAAGGATACGACGCAGCAGTTTCTGGCAGACTTGGCGTTCGCGTTTAACAGTTAGGTTTCTTTTATGGTTTACATGGGGTCTAAGGCGGCTTTGGTTTCGGAGCTTGGTCCTATTCTAAAGTCGCATTTGGTTTCGGATTCTCAGTGGTACATTGAGTGTTTTATGGGTGGTGGCAATATGATTTCTATGATCGACCATCCTTTGCGCTGGGGTAATGACTACAATGATCTTCTGCCGGAGATGTTTTCGTATCTTCAGTCGAAGGTCTATTTTGATGAGCGCACTTGTGAGTGGTGCTTTCCGGAGGATACTTTCCCCACGGAGGTATCTAAGGAGGAGTATATCTACATGCGTGGTCATAAGGAGGAGTTTCCGAAGTGGCTTGTGGCCTACGTTGGTTTCTGCTGTTCGTTTAAGGCTACGTTTTTTCAGGGTTATGCGGGTAAGATGTATCAGGATCGGAATCGCGCTTCTATTTTCAAGCAGTTCACGGCGCAGTATCATAACGGCATGCGGGGTGTTAAGCTGACTGCCGGGGATTATCGTGATATGGATATTCCGCGTGGGTCATTGTTGTACCTTGATCCGCCTTATGCCAATACGAGTGCTTATAAGTCTAGTGCAGGTTCTATTAATAAGTTCGATCATCCTGCGTTCTATCGTTGGTGTGTTTCACAGGTTAAGGACAATGAGTGTTCTGTGTTTTTGTCGGAGTATACGAAGCCGGATTACGGTACATGGGATACGGTTTGGCAGCAGATCAAGTTTAATAACATGTACTCGGGTGGTGGTCCTAAGCCGTTCAATGTAGAGAAGTTATTTCGCTGCATAGGTGAGTAAGGTTTTTACCTTTTATTTGGATTATTAAATTAACTTTTCTATCTTTGTGGTGTAGATATAGTTCTACAGGTAATTTAATATGGCTTTGAGTTATGGGTACTACCTTCAAGGATTTGGCTTTGTTCTTTGTGTTTCTAGCTGAGGAAGGAGCTACGGCTCAGTTTTTCGAGAATTGGGTTCCCAACGATCCGTTTTGTCGTGCGTGTTCAGATATTGTAGGTTCGTTCACTTTGTGGGTTCAAAGATATGGCGTGGCTTGGGACTCTTATATTACTTCCTCTTTTTGTTGGGGGTGCTCCCTTGAAGGTCCTGCTTACTGGTCGGATTTAAACTTCAAATGGTTGAGTTATTATGGGACGGTTTGTAAGTAGCGACAGTGTGGTGTATACTCGCTTTTGCGAGATCATCAATGGGTTCACGGGTTATGCTATGACCCGTCAGGACTTCGAGTCTATTCTGGAGCGATGTGGTAGTCCTTATGCGTGGAGTACGGTCCGGGCGTGGCTTAGGGGTTTGGAGCGCTTAGGCTTCGTTTATCCGTTGTATAACATCGACCAAGTGCGTTCGGGTGCTAAGCAGGTGTGGTTCTTGTATCATCCCTTGCTGCATCCTTTGCGTTCTACGGAGCTTAAGTACGCTAAGAGTCTTTCTCCTGTAGAGTCTATCCAGTTGAAGTTTTCTCCGGTTCTGTCTCGTTTAGGAGATACTCGTCCGTGGCATGCTGCTTTACATGCTATTAATTCTCGAGTTTTCCATGTAGACGTGAATCTTAAGTTCAAGATTGGTATGGGAGTTGTGAATCGGATTTTCGCTCCTCATGTTAATAGTTTGTTTGCGGCGCCTGTTGTATCTTCTATGTTTGTTATGAGCTTGATTGCTTCTGGGGTTTGTAAGAGGATTTACTGTACTGATCAGTATTTTGCACCACATGCTCCTGTTACATATGGAGGTTATGATCTTGCAGGGTGGGTCCTTAAGATTAAGTCTGTCCTCTCGGATATGGGTGTTTCTTTGAACAGTGATTTTTATGGCTGGGGGAAATAGTACTACTACTTTAGCGAATCTTTATCGTCCCAAGACTTTTGCGGACGTTGTGGGCCAGCCTTTGGCGGTTACCACCTTGAAGCGTATTGCCCATGCGGGCGGTATCGCCGCACGTGCTATTTTTATGAAGGGTGCGTTTGGCTCCGGTAAAACTACGACTGCCCGTATTTTTGCTAGAGCTTTGAACTGTGATACTTTCAAGCAGACTGACGATGTTTGTAATACGTGTGATGGTTGTCTGGAGGCTTCGTCGGTTAATTCCTCTACGTATTGGGAGCTTGATGGTACAGTCATAGGTAACGTCGAGGGTATTCGTGCTCTGAAGGAGCGCTTGTCTATTGTTCCTAATGGTCGTAGGGTTGTCTGTCTTGACGAAGTTCAGAGTTGCTTGTACTATAATACACCTGTAGTGTGTGTATCAGATGACGGCAGTATTTACCGTCAGCCGATTCACAAGATTGTTAATAATCGGCTACCTGTGAAGGTTCTTTCGGTTAACGCTGAGGGAGGTCTTTGTGTTTCTCGTGTTACGGGTTGGTTTAAGAATCCTCTTAAGCAGTTATGTCGTATTAAGGTACGGGGCGCTTCTGGTCTTAAAAAGATTGGTTCTGGCTCGCGGGTAATAGTTTGTACTTTAGATCATCGCTTTTTACGTTCGGATGGTGAGTATGTTTGTGCTTCGGACTTACATTTAGGAGATTCGTTGTCATCTTTTTTTAGTGTGTGCGGGGATCGTTTTATTCAGGCAGAGCTTAATAAGCGTACTGAGTATATCATTTCCGATTCAACAAAGTCGTTCCTTTATGGGAGTCTTTTGGGTGATATGTACTTTTCTTCTGGTGATGTAAATTACAATTATCGTTTGAAGTGCACTCATGGACATGTTCAGCTTTTTTGGTTACGTGAGAAGCATCGTATACTTGGGTGCTTAGCTGGGGCCTTGCGGGAGTTTGTTAGCTCGCCGGGTGCTTATGTTGATTCAGTTTCTGTTATGAATTCGTTGAGTCATCCTTTATTTACCGAGATGGCGAGAGTTTGTTGTGGTTCTGATGGGAAACGTCACGTAAATATGGAGTGGTTGTCTCATGTCGACGAGATAGGGTTAGCTGCTTGGTTTATGGATGATGGTTCTTATCATTTTCGTCGTTTGCGTAATAAACAGGTAACCTGCTTGCATGGGGTTCAACTGTCTACTCATAGCTTTACTTATGAGGAAAATGAACTTTTAGTTAAGTGGTTATCTGATCGTTGGGGTCTGGATTTTTATATTAGGGTTGATAAGAGATGTGGTAAGCCTTACTTAGTTTCTAGTCATGTTGAGTCTGCTAGGAAGTTTTTAGCACTTGTTGCTCCTTTCCTTTGCAAGGAGTTTCAATATAAGTTAGGTAACACTTTTGAGGCTGGTGATGGTGTTAGGTCTATTCCAGCAATTTCCAAGCGAGTCCCGGAATACTTCGGCGGTTTTTTATTCGATGGGGTTGTCGAGAGTATTGAGATTTTTGACCCTCCGAAGTACTCATCTGTTAAATCTGGCTGTTTGTCTAGCGAGAATAAATATCCTTATGATAATGGTTGGGTATACGACTTGGAGGTAGCAGATACTCATTCTTATATTGCAGGCCGGGGATTTGTGGTTCATAACTGCAGCAGGAGTGCGAGTGACGCTTTATTGAAGGTTGTCGAGGAGGGAGTTCCTAATACGATCTTTCTCTTTTGTGGCACGGAGGATATCCAGCCAACTTTAAAGTCTCGTTGTGTAAATATTGACATTTCGGTTATTCCTTTGTCTTTGATTGCGGATCGCGTTCGGTTTATAGCTAACGACCGGGGTATCTCTATTACGGATGATCAGCTTCGAATCTTGGCTATGAAGTCTCAGGGTCACATGCGGGATGCCCTTCAGTTGCTTCAGTTTTACGAGCTTGCGGGCGAACGTGCTCTTGACAGCTCCTACTTCTTGTTCCGGGAGTTTGTGCGCTCTTGCTTCGCAAAGGGCGCCGATCCTTCGTCCGTTTTGCCAAAGCTGTTGGTTTATTCCACTGCAGATATAAAGATGTCTGTAGGGCTTCTTATTCGCAATATTTTCGGCAGTGTTCAGGATGACTCTTTGGAGTCTAAGTTCCAGCGTGCGGGTCTGGGTCAGACGTTGTTTAGCTTTTTCTTTTCTCCGTTAGCTCAGCAGGCTTTGGGTTCTGAGATTGGGACAGAGATTTTGCTTAGGTCTTTAATGGAGCGAACTGCGGGTTCTCGAAAGGTGTAGGTTTTTGTTATGGTTGATCGCGTGGATATTGTAGATTTAGATTCTGCTGCTGAGGTTAGTGTTTCGTCGGCTCGTGTTGTTATAGATAAGCGGCTGTTGCTTTCTTTTTACATGCATCCTACGGATGAGACTACGGAGGCGGAGCTTGCTGAGATTAATAAGGTCATCAGCATTGTTTTGAATACTCATTTTGGTAAGTATTACCGCATGTTTGATGACTTGCGTTCGCAGGCTCTTGCTACTATTATCGAGCGTCATGATCGCTTTGACTCGAAGATGGCAGCTTATCCTTATCTGTATACCATGATTCGCAATGAAGCGGGTAATTTGATTCGTCGTTTGCTTCGTGAGGATGACCTTGAGGTTCTGCCGCCGTCACGCGGTCGTGTTGCAGAGATTATTCCGAGTGTTTTAGACGAGCTTCTGCCGTTCTTGTCGGGTGACTCTCCGTTTACACGTATAGAGATTCCGCATGGTCTTGTAGGTCCGTTTCTTGTCTTTTGCCAACGTGGCTTAAACAAGAAACAGTCGGAGTCGGAGGCTATGGAGTCGGTTATCGGCAAATTGGTTGACATTTTTATTTTTTAATTTTATTATCGCATGGACGAAAATACTATTTTAGGAGAGGATTCTCCCGTCACGAGTTTGGAGTCTTTGGTTCGTCTCGGCACGGCCACGGAGACGGATTTGGGTATGCAGATGCGTGCCATCATGGTAGGTGTTTCTACCGCTGCTTGTAACATTGTGGAGCGTCTTCACAATCAGTCTATGGCCTGCGCTAATATTATGCAGCGTCTTTCTGACAAGCATTTGGAGAAGTTGTCGGAGGAGATCGAGACGATGGATCGCACTGAGCTGGATGTTGAGTATAAGAATCTCATGGCTCGTCAGATCGAGGTTGCCAAGCTGGAGATCAAGATTGCTCAGGGTAAGGCTATGTTCCCTGAGGATTCTTTCTCGGAGGAGGATCGTAAGATTCTGCGTATGCTTTCGGCGCTTCGTTCGAAGGAGGATCGCCAGCGCTTCGTTCGCATTCTGTCGGAGGAGTTCGGTGACGAGAATAGCTTCGATAGCGAGCCTGTGGTTCCTTCGGAGCCTATTTACGATGCAGTCGATCCTGCTGCTTCGGAGTCGACGCGCGGTGGTCGTGTTCGTCGTGCGTCACGTAAGGTTTCGGCTGGCCGCGAGATGCCTCAGGATGAGTTCGCTGAGATGGAAACTACGGTTACGGTTGCTCCGGAGAATCCCACGAAATCGGTGGATATTGACGTTGTGGTTCCGGATAGCAGTGTCGGCGTTCCGCAGCACGCTATCGAGCCTACGCCGACGTCGGGTGTCGAGGTTGGTCCTGAGTCGCTTGCGGATGCTCCGTCGGATGTCAAGCTTCCGGAGCCGCCGGAGATTCCGGGATTCGAGCTTCCGCATGATGAGTCTCCGGCTCCTGCGCCTGCTGCTCAGCCTGCTCAGGCGATTCCTGACTTTGAGGACGAGTTCGCAGGCATGTAGTCTCCAGCCTTTGAGTCAATTATATATCCCGGAAATCTTGGTAGATTTCTGGGGTATTTTGTTTGGTTATGAATGAAGGTTTGATTTGCGGTTTATCGCGTGTTGAGGATTCTCTGGATGATTTGTATTCGGAGGCCTATGTTGCTTCTATGGGCCAGCTTTTGGAGATTGCGGCCTGCGAGGAGATTCTGGCTTGGGCACAGTATGCTGTAGTTTCTCCCTATCTTGTTGGCGAGGAGCGTGCTAACATCGAGGAGCTTTTCAATACGAATGCCAAGGACGAGCTTGACGATCATTTCTGGAAGCTCCAGAACCGCATGAATGAACTTCAGTACGTCCCTAAGACGTTATTTGACTTTTCTAAGATTCAGTCTACCGCCCGTTGTGAGTACCATATCCCTACGGATGTTGCGGACTTGATTACGCTTCTCAAGCAGAATATCGAGTCGGAGGAGTGCGCTATTCGCACTTACCAGAATATCATTATGGTTGCCCGTGATAATTCCGATTTTGTCACGGAGCGTATTGCTAAGGAGATTCAGGACGACGAGGCTCAGCATCTCTCGGACTTGAATGACTTTTTGGCCGACTTGGAGTCTTAGTTTTTAGATTGCAGCCGTCACTGCACTGATGGCTGACAGTTGCCTTTATATTGTGTGTGCCCTCTGGGGATCGCCATCGTGCAGGGTGGCGTCCCTTTGGGGGCTTTTTAGTTGTGGTAGATGGGTTCAGTTAAGGATACGATACATCGTCGGGGTGGTGTTGCTTCTGCCGTCAGCGACTTGCTTCTTACGGAGCGCAAGCTAGTAGGATTCCGGGAGTTTATTCTTTCTCCAGACTATATGGCTTTGGAGGGGGTCTATCCTTTCTGGTTGAAGGAGTCGGATGCCCTCTCTCAAGATCATAACTCACTGATACTCACAGGCTCGTTGGGCGGGGGAAAATCATCATTCATGAACATGGTGATATGCTATAAGTTATATTACTGGTTTAATCAGGGTGACTTGTATAGCTATTTTCAAATCCTTCGTGGTACGCCTATTTACTTTTTGTATTTCTCTGTATCTATGAAGGCCGCGGAGCGTTCTGGTTTTAAGCAGTTGCGCCAGATGATCGATAATGCCCCGTGGTTTAAAAATAATTTTCCGCGTCGTAAGGACATTCAGTCTTCCATTCAGTTTAATAATAATTTCTCCATAGAGTTTGCTTCGGGCGAGAGCCATGCTATTGGTTTGAATGTCGTTGGCGCTGTTATTGACGAGGCCAACTTCCGCAATGGTGTCGGGCAGGGTACTGTTTCAGAGTATTCGGAGGTTCAGCGCTTGGCCCAGCAGTTGGAGGACCGTATGCATTCTCGTTTTACCCGTGAGGGTGGTAAGTTGATTTCTTTCATGGGGTACATTTCCTCGGCGTCTTACCAGTCTTCGTTTATTGAGGATAAGATTGCCGAGGTGCAGGGTAACAAATATGCCCGTGTTGTTACTGCTGTTCAGTATAAGATTTGCCCTCAGAATTACTCTCCTAAGAAGTTCGAGGTGTTCTGTGGCTACCAGCAGATTTCCCCGTGTATTGTCCAGAGCAAGGAGCATAAGGCTACGCTTCTGAAGTCTATGAGTCTTCCGAAGTCTAAGGCGGAGGGTTATTTTGAGCGTGTTCCGGAGGACCTGAAGTCGCAGTTCAAGAAGAATATCTATTTGGCCATCCAGAACCATTGCGGACGCTCTACAGCGGCTAAGGGTAGTTTTATTACGAACTATGATGTCGTCCGCAAGGCCTATAGCGATGCACTGCTTCGTGCGTGTCCTTTGGTTCAGAGTAGTATTGTTGTTTCGGATCAGGATGATACTCCTATCCGCTCTGTTCTTGATGTTTCACGTTTACAGTATACGGATCGTCCTCATGCCTTGTGCTTGGACTTGTCTTTGACGGGCGACCACGGTTCTTTGTGCTGTGTTCGGTTTGATGGCTATGCGGCAGACGGTCGAGCTTTGCATAATGAGGTTTTCAATTTAGAGCTTGTTCCTCCGGCGTTTCCGGGGATGCTGAAGGTTTCGAAGGTCGAGGATTTCATTTTGTGGCTTGCGGAGCATTTGAATATCGCGGTTTTTAGTACTGACCAGTTTCAGTCTACGCAGCTTCGTCAGAATGTGTGCGAGGCTTTGATGCTTCCGGATATCCGCCTTTCTTTGGATAGCTCCGACATTCCTCATTTGTTGTGGCTTTCGATGTTAGTTGACGAGCGTCTTGGTCTTCTTTACTTGGAGCGTCAGGATCGAGAGATTCGGGAGGCGGTCCATGATGTTGTCAAGCACAAGGTTGTCAAGCGTGACGGGTCTTCGGACGACCAGTTCCAGACTTTAGTCGGTGCCTTCTTCTTGTCGGAGACGATCTGTACGCAGGAGGGAGATATATCATCTTTACTTGATGCGCGCCTTAACTTGGTTGGTGCGGGTAATATTAACCGTATGCTTAAGTCACTTGGCTATGGTGGTCTATCTTTGGATGGTCGGGGTCACGTTGCCCGTGCTGTGACTTCGGATATCGAAGCCCCGCGCCCAAGTGTCCGTTCACTTCTGGAGGGTCGCGCTGCTTCGGGTCCGTCGTTTACGAGTTCAGATGTTATTGCTTCTATGACGCCGCGCCGTAGACGTGGTGGGGTCTGGGACTTGATTAACGGTCTGGATAATAAGTGACACTTCTGGCTACATGCAATTATATATCCTATAAATTTATATTTTGATTATGGTACGTAAGAAAGACGCTGCACAGTCTCAGAGTGCTGAAGTAGAAGTTAAGATTCCGTCGCAGTCTGCTGCGGACATTCCTGTTTTGTCATTGGATGCTGTTCCTGCGCCGCCTATGCCGGACGCGTCGGTTCCGTCCACTTCGGAGGAGACTATTGTTCCTCCTTTTGCAGGTGATCCTGCTCCGGTGAGTGTTACACCTAATGGTGGTAAGAGCTTCGCCGAGTTGCTTTATGAGGATGATGCTACAGGCGGTGTGGGTGCAGTTGCTTCGCCGTCTATGCCGAGTGCTTCCTTCGAGGAGCTTCCGGTTCTTGATATGGCGTTTATGCCTAAGCCTGACGCTGCTGTTGTCATGGATATTCCGAGTGAGAGTCCGTCTGTTGTTTCGCCGCAGCCTGCTCCTGCTGGGAGTCTTCGTGATGCTATTGCTAAGCGTGGTGGTGCCTTCGGCTCGCGTGTTGGTATTAAGCAGCTTATTGCTGAGCGCGGTGGTGCTCAGCGTGAGGTTACGGGTTTGGGTGTAAAAGCGGCCATTGCTTCGCGTTCTTATCAGGGTGGGGGTGTTGGTGCATCTCGTGCCATTCGTGATCGCATGCAGGGCGGTATTCGTGCAGAGGCTGGTGTTTGCACGACTAAGGTTGTAGGTTAAGACTTCATTTCATGTATACTGGGGGTTTACAGTCATTAGGTTTAATGTTAGCGAATTTCCTCGGCATTCCGCCGGGGGTTTCGCTTCGTAGGACATACGGGAATCGCGGCACTTCCGATAATGGGAACGGCTTGTCGGAGATTCTTGCCAATCATGATTTCATTAATTCGATTGTGGACATCACGTCGGATGACGTGTGCGTAGGTAATTCTCCTGTGTACGTTTCGGGTCTGTCGTCTATTTCGAGTCCTATTCTTAAGCAGCGTACGGAGGATATTTGTGCTGCTTTAAATAAGATTGTCCGCTGGGCTGCTGTTGACTTACTGAAGCATGGGTTGTCAATGTATGTTTTTCATTCTTACGAGGATCGCGTTGCGGGGCGGGTCAAGGCTTCGCTTGTTCCCTTCGTTGAGGATGTTAAGATTTACATGAAGCGTGACGGTTCTATCGTTTTCTATGATACGAAGGATCGCGTTGTTGAGAATGTTCTTGTGTTCTTGAACTACTCTAAGGAGTCTCTGGTTAAGATTGAGTCCGGGTCTCATGACAACTCGATGTCGGACGCCGAGTGGGATGAGATGCTCTATGAGGTTACGCCGGAGCCTATCCAGCTTAAGAACGTTTCGTCGGTTGCTCAGGACTTGTATGGTCTTGAGCGTTCTATGTATAGCTATCGCAATAAGTTGGCGCGTATCGTGCGGTTTATAACGGTTGATGTCGGTAACTCGCAGGGGGAGCGCACTCAGGAGATTATAGACGATATATCTCAGACTATCAATGCTGATTCTCAGTCGTTACAGCCCACGATGACGCCCAACACGGATTTTGCGGACGGTATCTCTATTCATCCTCACCGTAAAGGTATCGGCAAGCCGGAGCTTGTTGAGAACGTTCCGGATTTCGATATTTCGAAGATGGCGGACTTGGATTATACGCTTGGTCGTCTTTTTCTGGCTACTCGCTTTCCTAAGACGTATGCCGACTTTAACACGAACTTGAATGAGACTACCGTTTCGTTGATTCGTGGCGATATTCGGTATGCTCGTATGGTTGCTCATTGTCGCTTCAATATTGAGGATACGATCAACAACTGGTTCCGGTCTTCGTCTAAGGAACTTGACTCGTCGGATGTTTACTTCCGTTTGGTTAAGTTGCCTACGTCGGAGGACACGGATGTTGTCGATACACTCACGTCGTTTGCGGAGTTCTCCAATAATTTCATTGAGACTTTGGATAGTGCGGAGACGCGCGAGGCGGCTCTTAACTACCTTCAGTCTATGGAGTCCTTGTTGGATGATACTTCCAACTTGAGTTCGGTTCAGAATTGGTTTGAGCTTATGCGTTCGTACATTAACGATAAGTTCGATGCTTTGGATCGTGATGCGGAGAATGCTGCTGCGCAGGAGGCTGCGAGCCTTGAGGGTCTTGGTGCTTCGCTTCCGGCGGACGAGGGTGCTGCCGAGGATGCGGTTGCTGCAGATATGGCTGCTGCCGCGGAGGAGTTCGAGGCGCCGCCTGCAGTTCCGGAGTAGTCTTTGAGTATGCAGGTATAGGTTGGACGGAGGGTTATGCTATGGTGTTGCTCTCCGTCTTTTTGGTCTTATGATTTGCATAATAAAATTAATATCTTTATATTTGTGTTATAAAATTGGTGACTTTATGAGTGACTTTATAACTGCAATTTGTGATTTTGAAGATGATGATGCTCGTCCTCTTTCGGAGCGGGTCAATGATGCTGACTTTGACGAGGCTGCGTGGTTAGCACAGGCTACAGAGGATGCACGTGCGGAGGGTTTTGATAATCCTCGTGAGGTTGCTATTTCTTGTCTGGATGTTTTACGCAAGCGTCCTATGAAGACAATACCTTTGTCTGAGTTTCTCTCTAAGTATCGTTCTGAGTGATGTGTGCTTTTAGGCATTTCGTGGGGTTATGTGTTTAATTGATTATGATTTCGATTCTCCGGAGTTTGATGAGTCATCTTGGCTTGCTGCCATGTCTGAGGCTTTAGCGGCGGAGGGTTTTGCGGACTTGGATGCCATGGATCGGGACTTGTTGGAGAGTAGACGTCATCCGGAGTGCGTCTGCTCTATGGAGGATGTATTTGCAGAGTTTGGGTTATAGTGTTAGTTTTTGGATGTCATGGCCAAGCAGAATAAGCCAATAAGATTAACTAAGTCGAATACTCGTAAGTATTCGAGTAGTTCGCCTTCGCGTAGTAGTTCCGTGATGAAGACGAATCCGTCGTCCTTGAATTACAAGAAGTTTCTTTCGGAGCGCGATTTCTTGAAGGTCGCTAAGCGTGCAAACATGGTACAGGGTTGGTCCTTGTCCTCTATTGATTTTGCGGGCAACGAGCTTCGCTTCTTGGTTAATTCTGTGACACGTCCCGGTATTAAGTATACGATTATTGTTCAGGTCAATCCCATTGATAAGAGTGTGATGATCGACAAGAAGGCTAAGCTGTACAAGATTCTGCAGGACGCAGGGAGTGCTGGCTTTTGTGGGTTTAGTGCATTTTGGTTTTAGTACTGTCTGTGCTTTTACAGTTCGATTTTTATGCGCTTTGCGGCTTCCGCTATTGCGTCTATTATTTCTTTCATTTGTTCCATATTTTCAGTCCAGTACTTTCGGAGGTACTTAGAGATTGACGATGCCCAGAATGGGAGCGCCATGCATATAGCTCTTATGTGTTTACATGAGTACCCTCGGAGGCGTGGGTTTCTTATTTTTGGATATGCTACTTTCAGTGATCCAAATGCCGCATATCCTTTTCGTACTGCGAGGTATTGAAATCCCCAGAAAGTGTGCGCGGGACATGAGCAGTATATCTTAATCCCGGATTCTTTGAGCAGCTTATTTAAGTTTGTTTTTTTATCTACAATAAGTGTCGGGCTTATAGGATTAAATTGAATGATGGCTGTGTATTTTTTTCCGGGAGTTATTGCAGAGTTGACTTGAAACCGGAGTTCGTTTCCGGCTGCATCTATGCTTATAAGGTCTATGCCGTTAACTTTAAGTGATCTTTGTTTGACTTTCAGAAATTCCGTTTCTGAGAGTATTTTTTTATATGTCACGGAGGATGGTTTAGTTTCATCTCTCATTCGTGAGTTTGTACTTTTGCTTTTTCGCTGATATTTTTTCACTTCAGCTTTGCTGAGCTTTATTGGTTTGTTACTGCTTGGCATTTTGCTTATACTTTTATTTGTCACAAATATACTTGTTTATTTGATTTTTTGCTATTTTCTATCTATATTTGTCAAAAGATAACTATTTATTTCATGCACTTGTCCTCTACCGTTGTGCATACGTTTATGCTTTACTTCGATGTACTTCGAGGTTTTTGTCTGCACTTAGAAGAGGTAGAGGGCTTCTTAGTGCAGGCTTTTCTTTATGTATAGTGGTGTTGTTTATTTGTACATTTCCCCTGAGGATAAGGTATACGTGGGTGTAACTATTAATGAGCGTCAGCGACGTAGTTGTTGGTTTCGTGCGGGTGACTATGCTGGGTTTCGCATTGCTGCGGCTAGGCGTAAATATCCCCCTGAGTTGTGGGAGTATCGGGTCTTGAGTCGAGTTTCGTTGGACTCTCTGGATGCGCTGTTGCTGGAGTTGAGTAGATTGGAGTCTTATTTTATTAAGGAGTTTCGATCTTCTAACCCTGCTTTTGGTTATAATGTTTTGTCAGGCGGTGTTGGTTTTTCATGGGCTTCGGCTTCTGTTGCTGATAGGCAGGCGTTGGGTAAGCTGCGCGCTAAGGCTGTGTGGCAGTTTAGTTATGCAGGTGAGTTAGTTGCAGAATTTGATAGTGCAGTGACAGCCGCTAAGGCTACTGGGTCTCATCATTCTTCTATTTGTCGTTGTTGTCGCGGTGCGCGTAAAGCCCATAATGGGTCTTTATGGCGTTGGGCTGGTGAGTATGCCAAGCCCTTATCTGCCGATGATATTCATGTTATAGAGAGTAATACGCCTGTTGCTGTCAGTAAGTATGATGTTAAGGGTGTGTTTATTTGCTCTTATTCAAGTATAGGTATTGCATCTCGTGTGAGTGGGGTCGGCATAGGTTGTATTTCTATGTGTTGTAGAGGGTTATCAAAGACTGCAGGAGGTTTCCAGTGGCGACGGGATGACTTATCTATTCCATTAGATATTTTACCGGATTCTAAAGCTTCGCCTCGGGTTGTACGCCCTATTAGTCAATATACTTTAGATGGGGTGTTTGTTGCTTCTTTTTTAAATATATCTAAGGCTTCTTTGGCTGTGGGTGTTAATTCTGGATCGATATGGCATTGTCTTACTAAATCACGCGGGATGGTTCAGTCTGGCGGATTTATTTGGGCTTTTTCTGATGAGTCCGATTCTGAGATTATGGCTCGTGTTCTTTCTGTTCGTACTCGGCATTCTGCTGGTAGTTCTAAGCCTGTGAATGTATATAATTCAGATGGGTCTTTATTTAGATCATTTCCTTCTTGTAAACTTGCGTCTAGGTTTTTAGGTTGCAGAGTGTCATCGGTTCTTAGTGCCCTTGATCGGGGTACTATGTGTTGTGGTTACTTTCTTAGAAGTGCATCTTAGTTTTCATCTGCACATTTAGTATTTAGTTTCCTATAAGGAGGTTTGGTTCTTCGTTTTGCCTCGGGTGTTGCATGACGTCAGTCCTGCAATGTCCGGGGTTTTTGTTTGTGCAATTATATATCCTTAAAATTAAAATTGTTTTAGGATATATGGCAAAGTTGATTCCTATGGTTCGTGAGTTCAACACGTCTCCGGTTGCGGAGCTTGACGTACTGTCTTACAACATTTCTGTTATAGCTTCGGAGCTTGGTGTTGAGTATGCTACTCCGGTCTCGACTGTTTCTTTCGTCCGTGCTCTTGGCGATGGTAACGAGTTCAAGGTTACGGTTGATGCTGTTTATGCTGAGTCGAAAGCGGGTGTTGCTACCATCCTTGTTGATCGTGATTCGGATGTAGAGTATACTATTTCGGCGGATGGTTTCGAGGATATTACGGGCACTTTGTATGTTTCGGATGTCAATGCTCAGGTTCTGCTTCCTCGGTTTGTAGACGCGAGTCTTGATGGTAAGTTTACTGTCATGGTGTCAGCTACTCCGTCGGATGCTACGGTTAAGATCAACGGCCAGTCTGTTTCGGAGTTGGAGGTGGCTGCCGGGTCGAATGTTTCGTGGTCTGTATCTAAGGACGGTTACATTCCTCAGTCGGGCAACATTCAGTCTATTTCCAAGGATGAGACTGTTACTGTTACGCTGGAGGCCGATGCTATCGAGTCGTATAGTGACGTTGCCGTTGTCCTGAGTTACGCAGGTACTCCTGTTGCTGCTTCCGGCGGTACAGTTACTCCTACTGTTTCTTATTCTCAGATTGCTTCTTATAAGTCTGGTAAGACTGAGACCATCACTTCGGGTGGTTCTGTTTCCTTCTCCGGTGATGCTGTAGATACTACATCGGGGTCTGTTGACGTTCCGAGTGCTGGTACTACTGTTTCGGGTGTTACCCTGATTACCACGGCTACCTGTACTGTTTCACTGAACGGCAAGAGCGGCTCTGCTTCTGCCGAGATTAACCGTGCTGCTAATACTGTAGAGTATAGTGCACCTGTTGTTTCTGGTGGCACCTACGCTGAGATTCCTGCAGGCGGTGGCAGTTCGACGCCGTCGGGTCTTTCTTACACTCAGACTGCTACTTACAGTTCTGGTTCGTCTGAGGCCATTACCACGGGCGGTGATGTTACCTACAGTATGCCTACTGTTGAGGGTCTGACTTTGGCTAGTGCTTCGACGGGTGAGGTTTCGGGTACTGATCGTGGTTCTGTTGCAGGTGACGCTATCTCTGGTACTGTTACAGCTACGGTTAGCTTGAATTCCAAGTCTGGCACGCTGGAGATGCCTGTTTCGCAGGCTGCCAATGTTGCCACGTATGGTGACGCTACGGTTTCTCTGTCTTACCCTGACATTCCTGCTGAGGGTGGTAGTGCTAGTCCTAATGCTTTGACGGGTACTCAGTCTGTCTCCTACACTTCGGGTGCGTCGGAGTCGGATGTTTTCGAGGTGGAGGGTTCTCCGGTGTATAGCGGCACGAATGTCGATCCGAGCACGGGTACTGTTACAGCAGAGGCTACGGAGTCCGCTTCTCGCACTCTTATTACTACGGCTTCGGTTTCTGTTCAGAGCCACGGCAAGACGGCTACGGCTTCTGCTGAGGTTTATCAGGCCGCTAAGACGGAGTAGTTCTTTTGGTTTAAAACTTACTTTTCTAAATTTTTGTACATATGGCAGATGCTAAATTACTGAGGATGGATCGTGCACGGTTCACCTCTCCGGTTGCACAGTTGGACGCTGTTAAGTTCAACATTCAGGTTCTGGCTGCAAAGGCAGGTCTGGAGTTCGAAGACCCCATGACGGCTGTTTCGTTCAAGGGTTCGGTTGGTGCTTACGCTCCGGCTTACACTATCACTATCAACAGCAATACTTACAATCCGGATGCTAACGGCGTTGCGGTTGCTGTGTTGCCGTCGGGTGAGGCTGTTTCGTTCACGGCTAAGGCCGATGGTTATGTAGACATCACGGGTTCGATTACTCCTGAGGGTATCAACCAGATTGTTTACCTGACTTGGGCTGCTGCTCCTAAAGCGTAACGGGCACTAAGCAATTATATATCCCATAAATTCGGAGATGATGTTTAACAAGGTCTTTGCAACATACAAGAGTCAGTTTAAGGTTGTAGACTCTACGGAGGCGGCAGATGGTACCCGGATTCCTATTATTCGTGGTGCTGCGTCGCATACGGATGTTCAGAGCCAGAAGGGCTACCGTTATCGCTCTGGTTTCTGGGATAAGGTGATTAATGATCCTGCGCTTCAGCAGCGCATTGAGGAGCGGGATATGCTTGGCATGATCGAGCATCCTACGGATGACTCGGATTACATGCGGACGCCTTTGGATAAGGCATCGCATGTTGTGATGCGTGCATGGGTTGATGAGTCTTCGCATGACCCGTGGATTGATTGTGGGTTGCTTAACAATCCGGATGGCAACGCTATTAAGGCTTTGGTTGATGTAGGTTTTCGTCCGGGTTGCAGCACTCGCGGTCTTGGTGACTATTTGATGGACTCGATTTCTGAGTATTTGGACCCTGATACTTTCACGGTTATTACTTGGGACTTGGTCAAGTCGCCTAACTTCGGAGATATTAGGTTGGAACGCGTATCGGATTCCTTGCTGGCTTCGCCGATTTTCAAGGAGGCTGTGCAGATGTATCAGTTACGAGACTCTGTAGACGATGCTTATAATCCCGACCGTTTGTTATTGGAGACGCGCCGCGCCATTTCCGCGCTTCAGGATTTATGTTCTGCTCTTGAGCGCAGTTGTCAGCGGTCTTAGTTTCCAGTAGGTTTTGATTATTTCATTTTAAGTTATTAAAAGTTTTATGACTGATTATTTATCTTTGGACGCACGCCGCGTTACTGATAGTATCGCCGCTGCTCGTGCCGACAAGCGCACTGCAAAAGCCATGCTGAAGTCGGAGAAGCTTGGCAATCTGACTACGCTTAAGGAGCGTGGTATTCAGGCTGGTATTCTGAACAACTTCAGCCGTGCCATTCAGGATTCTATTGATGCTCCCGCTACTCGCGGTCAGCAGGTTAACATGATGTCGGACTTCGGACCTTACATTCCGGAGGTCTTCCCCATCGTTGCCGCTTGGTATCCCGACTTCCCGCTGAAGGACCTGATCTCGGTTCAGGACATGAATCAGGATTTGGCTTACCTGTTCTTCTCGAAGCTGGTTACTGGCACCAACAAGGCTCCCACGATTACGGGTCAGGTTGTTGAGACCGCTACGGGTATGCGTCAGATCAACGGCTACTATCCTACGGGTGAGATCATGGGTGAGACCATTCCGGAGGAGCAGCTTGAGTACGACGCCACCACGAACGAGCTTGTAGCCATGACGGCTTACTACGCTCTGAACACCAGTGGTGATTATCTGGAGAAGTTCCTCATCAATGTTTACAAGGACAACGCTATCGTTGCTACCCTGATTGCTACGACCGTTCAGAACGGCAAGGTTATGCTGGTCAACAGTGCTAACCCCGGTGTTTCGAATGGCTCGTACATGGTCGTTGAGTCGGGTGCCATCATGCTGGCTTCTGCTGACATCAACAACATTCAGGCTACGACAGGTGTTTGTCTGAACGTGAACTACGTTTGGAACCTCGACTACGCTATTCAGGAGAACATTCCGAAGGTTAAGGAGCAGGTTGAGCGTGTTGAGATGCGCGCTATTCCTCGTGCTATTGGCATGGAGTGGACTATCTTCGCCGAGGCTCTGAAGAAGTCGCAGTTCAACACCGACATTCGCGTTGAGAACACCAAGCGCGTCCTTGATCTTCTGTACCAGTATCAGGTTCGTTACATCCTTGATACCATGTGGACTTACGCTGCAGGTGCTCCCGGTACCATTACCCTCAACATGTCCAACAACTTCTCGCTGGACGTACAGGCTGCTGACCTCATGCGTCAGCTCAAGCAGTACGCTACGCAGATCGAGATCGCTACGGGCCGTATCGAGGGTAACCGTCTTGTCGTCGGCAAGAACCTGAAGTCGTTCCTTGAGTCGCTGCCCACCACGTGGTTTAAGCCTGTTGCTACACCGAGCGGCTTCTCGTCACCTCGTGAGATCGGTACCTTTGGAACTTTCAAAGTGTACTACGATCCCTACCGCGCCGACAACGAGGCATTCATGACCTACCGGGGCAGTGAATTTTACGATGCTGCCATGTATCTTGGCATCTTTTTGCCTATCGTTCCGACTGATACTGTGGCACTTGGGGTTACGGTCCGTCAGTCGATGGTTAGCATGGAAGCGTATTGTTTCCATAAGAAGACGGCGGTGGTTCGCCTTACGGTTAACTACGGGGCTTAGTTTTTTAGACGGTGTGTTTTTCGGTCCGGGTGGTTTTTCCGCCCGGACTTTTGTTTTTGTCAATATTCTTACGTATATTTGCAGTGTTAGTATAGCTTCTCTCGACTTTAGGCTGTACGTTTGTAGGTTTGGAATCCTCCGTTGGGGTCACGAAGTCGAGAGCGTGGTTCTGGCGGGGGGGATTTTCCTTTTTTGGGTTATGTTTTCGGGGATTATTTATTTACGTATTAGTCCTAGTAATAAAGGGTATGTTGGTCAGACTATTGACGAGGCGGGCCGCGATTGGGAGTTTGGTAATTTAAATAAGCGTTATGGTGGTGCGGCTATCGAGGCAGCGCGCCGCAAGTATCCTCCGTCGTTGTGGCGCAATGTGGTAGTATGTACGGTCAGTGCTCGGAATCGTGCTGAGTTGCGTATTTGGTTAGATGCATTGGAAGTCTACTATATCTGGGCTTATCGTACTGCAGATAAACGATATGGTTATAATGCGAAGCTTGGTGGTAATAGTCGTGGTGGGTATCGTCATTCGGAGGAGACATTACGTAAGATAGGTGATGGTAATAAGGGTAAGGTTATTTCTCCGGAGGCTCGTGCTATGATTTCGTCTAAGTTGCGAGGCCGGAAGCGTCCTTTGTCTGCTTGTGTAAAGACTTCGTTGGCTATGCGGGGTCATGTGTGGTCTCCGGAGACGCTAGCTAAGCGTGCTTCTGCTAAGCTTGGTTATCGTTTATCGAATATTTTATTTAATAATCACATTTTACCGTTCTCGTGTTCTGTTTTCGACTTAATTCCTGAGTTTAGTGAGTATCATTCTGGCGGTTCGCATTCATTGTACTGGTGGCCACTTCATGATACTACTTCTCGGTTACGTTGTTTGCATGCGTTGCATTCTCTTTATGCTTCTAAGTTGATGTAGTTATGGGATTCCGTCTTGGTCGCCATCGGAGGGTTAAGCGTGGTGATAGGGTTTATGTATACTGGGCTGGTCGAGGTTATGATGCAGAGGTTGTTGGCTTCCGCAGTTGTAGCTTCGTCGTTCGCTTTCTAGATAATGGCAATCAGGTTGAGTTACCTCCGTATAATCACGGACTGTTCTATGGCTTTTGTTATGAGGCGGGTATTGCCTTTTTCTATATGTCTCACCCGTTCCATTTGCGTTGGGTTTTGCTGTGTGAGAAGCTTCGGTTGAAGCTACCTCATAAGATTTGCCGCTTTTTGCGGTTGATGGACTAACACACAATTCAAAATTTGGTACCTTATGGTCGTTCTGGATGTCTTTGAGTTTCTCATTGGGGTTGTTCTATATCTTCTAGGGTTTTGGCTTGCCTGTGCGGTTCTTTTTGCGGTCTTGGGTTACCTTTATTGGTTTGTGGGCCTCCTAGTGCGCGCGTGCAATTATATATCTCACAAATAAAATTTGGTGGTTATGGATTTGTATAGTGTTTTGTCTGCAGACTTTGCTACGTTTCAGGAGGAGCTTGAGGCAACGGCGCCTAAGTCGGATGCTTGGGTTATCAGTGGTGAGGGTGATGCTGCTGTTTTGAAAGGTAAGCTTTCGCAGGCGTATTTTGAGATTTCCAAGGATGCCGACAGTCAGGATGTCCGTATGGATATTGTCGGCTCGGATATTCCTTCGTCGGTCCATGCTATTGTTCTGAATACAGTGTTCGACGACGCTATGTCTGCGGTTGCTGCTGCTGTTCAGATCAACGGTGTTTATTCGGAGGCTTTGTCTTCTGTTAATGACATTCTGCGTAACGCCTAGTTTTCTATGTCGGAGTCACCTGATATAAGGCTGAACGCGCTTACGCTTTTTGCTGCGCGGATGGCGGATATTCGCATATCTCGTCATCCGCTTCGTTCTGACTGTTTCTTTATGGTCAATAAGACGGAGTTTGACATTTATCAGGATGGCACTTCTTTTGAGGTTGCTCGTATTTTCAAGCAGGTTATTGTGAAGAAGAATCCGGACATGTTTTATGTTCAGGAGTCTTTCGGTGATGATGCTTTGGTCGAGGACGGTGATCTCATTCCGTGGGTTGTTAATATGACATGCTTGGGGCTTCCGCGTTTGCCGATGCTTGATGATCGTTTTCTGATTGACGGCATGGTTTATTCGGTCTCTGCGGTTAAGCCTGTAAATCGCAATTCTCAAGGCATCTTGGAATGCCTTGTTTATCCGGAGCGCCGAGATGATCATGATACGCTTTGCGTGTATGGGGTTTCTTTCCATCAGGCGATGAAGAGCGTCTTCCTTCAGGATGCCTACGGTGCACCTTCAGTTATGCGTGTTATTTACGGGGGTTCTCCGATTAGTATGTCTTGGGACAAGAAGTCATGGTTTCCGTTCGAGGCTGTGTCTACGGTTATTGTTCCTCGTGGCATTAAGCGGTTCTATGTGAAGGATGCTAGGGGTGTTGTTTCGGACTTTGTGTTCGGCGGGCGTCCTGTTCCGTCTTCTACGCCTTCGGCGCCGGAGGGCTATTCTGCTATTCGGGATTGTAGTGGTCGGTTGTTTTTCTGCGCTTCGTGCCAGCATATGTACGTTAATGGGTGAGTTCTATGGCGTCCTTGAGTTTTAAAGATAAGTTATTTGCGACGTATCCTATTCCTCGGAGTGTTTCGATCTGGGAGGGTGATGGTGTTTCGTCGTTTGCGGTTAGCAGTTTGGATGATCTTATTTCGTCGTGTGTTGACGAGCTTCGTTCGGACTTGTACATCACGGAGTATGTTCATTGCTCGTCTCAATCCACGTCGCTCCCGGAGGATGCTTTCGCTGTTGTGAATGCTAAGATCGACTTTCAGTTTCAGGGTAACCGTAGTGTTCGTGTTGATTTTGATGCTGCTTCACATAGGGCTTTGATTCGTTACGTTCCTGCGGTTCTCACCTACCGTCGTTATTTGCGTCTTTCGGACTTGGATACTTTGGCGGGGGATCGCCTTATCTACGCTAAGATGTATGTTCTTTGGCAGATGGCAGAGAAGGAACTTACCATCTTGCGGTCTGTTGTTCTGGACGCAGATAATGGCTCGGTCAATCTTGATGCTTTAGCATCCTTTTCGGATAAGTGTCGTGATCGCTACGAGGAGATGAAGGCGGAGGTTTTCATTTACACATCTGGAGTATAATTTTTTTTTATATTATGGGGGCTTTTTATTCACATGTTTGCGATTCCGAGAATTCGGCATCGGTAAACGATAAGGTTGCTACAGGCAAGCGCATTTCGAAAGGTCTTGCCGATTATCATCTTCACCACAAGGGCGGTGCGGAGGATATTCCGTCTATGGTTGATCTGAACGCCGAGGTTAAGGAGGAGGTTACGGACTCTACGGGTACGTTCAGCCTTCCTGCTGCTGCGGCATCTATTTTGTCTATGGTTCCGACGTTCGAGGTTGCGTCTTCGGAGCCGGATCGCCTTGAGGGTTTTTTTAAGTCGGTTGACGGGGATGAGGTTTATCTTGGCTTCGATGATTCTACGGTCACGGTTTACGCATACGAAGACCTTTCGGATGTATATGAAGACCCCATTGAGGTATCGTTCGACGCTTCGTCTTTGAACAGTGTGTACGCTTTGGCTGCGTTCTTGTCTGGGGTTGAGGATCTTCTCAGTAAGTCTTTGAACGTAGAGGACTATGTTTATGGGATTAAAAAGTTAGCATCGAAGTAGCATGTTTTTGCTTCAGTACGAGAAGGCGGTTTTGGAATGGTTTCATGCAGCGTATCCTCCGTTGCGTGAAGCCATTTACGCTTCCGACATAGATAAGCTTTTGGCGTTGGACGATCATCTTAAGTATCCGTCGTTGGTTTACAGCCGTGAGGATGCTGATCTCACGTTGCCGAAGGCTTACGACTCGTACTGCACTACTGCTGACGGCACTTTGGAGCACATGCGGGCTTTTCCTTTCGAGCAGATTTACGACGCTAAGCTTGTCGTCGAGAAGCAGGAGGACATCTGGCGTGTTGCTAATACTGTTCGTCAGCGGTGGTCTTATGACTCCTACGCTCATATTCTCCATCCGGACGATGACTGGCATCTAGACGTAGGCATGAGGTTACTTCGGTTCCGTGTTGAGAGCGAGCGTGACAACTTGGACCGGAAGGGTGCCCGGCGCGTGCTTCATATGCGCTGGCGTTCGAGTTTGATTCTTGAAGATTATGATGAAGCCCATCGTTGGGCCGGCTACCGTCTTTGGCTTGTTCCTAACGGTGTTATGGCGGAGAAGTATCTCATTGCAGAGGGTCCGCTTCCCATTGGCGGGGTTATCCCCGACGAGCCGCCTGCGGTTGAGGGTACTATCTCGAAGGCGTAGCTTTTGCTGGGGTTGTCTCTACGTATACATTGTGCGGATTTAATACGGTGTTGGTGTAGTTGTCAAATACCTATTTCATCCGTCATTTTGTTCTCCGAATAGTCCGTCCATCGCGGAATTCGGTTGTTGTTTCTACCTCTATGCATGTTGCATCTGGTTCATGCTTCATGCAGATGACTTCCGCGAATGTGCTTACTACACATTCGTTAATTTCTACCCATTCTTGCTTGAGACTGGGGTTTGGTCCAGTGGACCTTGATAATTTTTTTTTTCATAGATGAAGCGGTGACTTAGGTTACCGCTTCTTTTGTTGTGATTGTATACGTATTATCCTTATATGTATCGGGGTATTATCTATCTGCGGACTTCGCCGTCGGTTAAGTACTACGTCGGCTTGCCTACGAATGAGACCAAGCGTCAGGAGCATTGGTTAAATATCAAGCGCGACTACGGTGGTTATCTTATCCGTGACGCCCGGAAGCGCTATCCGCCGGAGACGTGGGGTTACATGGTTTTGGCGGAGGTTCTTAGCCCTTCGCGGTCCGACCTTATGGTTTGGCTTAATGCGCTGGAGGTTTACTTTATTTGGCGTTATGACTCTAATAACCCGGAGCACGGCTATAACCTCACACGAGGCGGCGAGGGTCGTCTTGGTTACAAGTGCCGCCCGGAGATTAAAGCGCGTCTTTCGGCCTTATACAAGGGTCGCCCACTTTCAGAGGAGACGAAGGAGAAAATCTCTCGTGCGGCTAAGGGCCGCAAGGCTTCGGAGGAGACACGCCGGAAGCTGTCGGCTGCTCATAAGGGCAGAAAGCATTCAGAGGCTGCTAGGCGTGCTATGTCTTTAGCTTTGCGTGGGGTTCCACATCATGCAGGTACTGGGCTTATTTTATCAGCTATCCACAAGGGGCGCAGACTTGATCCTTCTCATGTTGCTAAGTTGCATGCTGCTAATCGTAAGGCTGTGCTACAGTATTCATTGTCGGGTGAGTTGCTGGCGGAGTTTGATAGCGCTGTTGAGGCAAGTGCTGCGCTGGGAGTTTGTTATGGCCCTATTAGTCAGTGTTGTCGCGGCACTTTAAAGACGGCTTATGGGTTCAAGTGGGTTTTCAAGAATCCTGCACCGCCAGCCATCAAGCGTTCAGATCGTTATGTGGGTCAGTTCAGTTTGGAGGGCGAGTTGCTGCATGTTTATCCGTCTGCAGTTGCTGCCGCTAAGGCGACTTCTGGTCTTGTCTATGGTATTCGTGGATGCTGTAGAGGGGAGCATATTACGTCGGGTGGTTTCCGTTGGCATTATGTACATAAAGATACTCATGCAATTATATATCCCATAAATAAATAACTGGTTTACAATCATGGGAAAGAGCGCAAATCCCTTAATTTCAGTGCAATACACCGATGAAACCAACTACGTCGAGGCTTCGAGTACTGATGACGTGATGGGTATGGTTATGGATGCTAACTGGGGTCCTTGTGGGACACCTGTTGTTTGCAATAGTACCACTTTCCGTTCTATTTTCAATCCTCAGGGTTTGGGTCGTTTGAATGGCACGCTTGCCACGGCGCTTCGTGCTTTCGAGAAGAATCAGTCTTACATCGAGGTTGTCCGCTTGGGCAGTAAAGAGAATTGGCTGTTCGTGTATATTACGAGTGCTGGTACGGTAGGTACTTATTCGTATCCTTATAGTACCGATTCTTCGGCTATTGACTTCTCGGCTGTAGCTACGGCTATCGAGACTTCGTTTGAGGGCGATCCTAAACCTACGGTTCAGGCTTTGTTCCGTCTTCGTTATCCGGGGGGCTTCCCAGCCCAGATTACTTTGTCGGCGTCGCCTAAGACGTTCTTGGGCACCCAGATGTATAGTCTGGAGCTTGCAGCTTATTCGGGTCAGACTTACACTACTGCAGGTGCTTCGGCTCGTGGTAAGAGTACGAAGGCTTCGGGTGCTACGGCGCAGCCGTCTTTCACCAATATCCTTGAGACCTTGACTTTCTCGCTTGTGGACTTGACCTACAACGGTGTTTCGTATAATTACGCTGATGTCATTACGAATGACTCGACGTACTTTGTTTCGGACGTTGCGTGGGCTGCGGGTAAGTCTGTTAGCGTTGCTTTGACGAATGCGCCGTTCGTCTACAAAGTTGCAGATGCGGAGATTCCGGGCATTATTTCTCCTTCTTCTACAGTTCCGGCTTACGTGGCAGATGACTTCGTCGCAGCCTACGAGCTTTTCAAGGATCGTGACATTTCGTCGTCTACGGAGTTGGTTAATAGTTACCTTTGGGATGCTTATCTGGAAGGCAATAGCGATCCTGTTTTTGATTCCTCTGCGGGTCCGGGTGCAGTCATGACTAAGATGTCTGAGATCGCCGAGCTTCGTCAGGACTGCTGCGCCTTGCTTGGCTTCCCTACGACGGTTAGTTCGTCTGCGTGGATCAATCCTAACGAAGTTAATTGGGAGACTACTACCCGTACGAATGCTCACACTTGGTTCGACGCTATTGCTAATGCGGGTCTGAACATGCACTCGTTCGGCATCGTTGGTTGGGAGCGCTATACGCTTCGTACTACGATGGGCGTTAAGGTTTATAACCTTGACTGTACTGCAGGGTGGTGTGGACGTATTAGTGCTGTTGCTGCTTCTACTCGCAATCGGAACCAGCTTCCGTCTTACAAGGCTTATGGTACTTACCCGTCGACGCTTGTTCGGACTATGAGCTTTGAGAATGTCGTTGAGATGCATAAGGAGGACGGTATTGGTTCTGTTTATAGCACTGCTACGGGTAACTTCATCTTTGACGTGAAGGGTCTCTACGGAGTCGGCACTTCCTACTTTGCTCAGGCGAACGTTATGCGTGTCATCGAGTTCTTGCTTAGTAATAGCTACGACATCATTGAGCAAGTTATCCATACGGACGTTGCCGCTAACAAGGCTTCGCGTATTGACCTCGAAGGTCGCATGAATACGATGCTTAGCTGGTTCATTTCTCGCAATGAGCTTAAGGCCGAGTCGTATGTTGATATCGGTGATTCTTTGAACAGCGATGATCTGACGAACGGTGGTGAGTACTTGAATATTAATATTGTCTGCTACTTCTTGAAGTTGACGCAGGGTGTTAATATTAACATCATCGTCCGTGATGGTAGTGTTAGTTCGTCTGTTTCGATGGTTAATTAATTAAATTTCTTGCTTGTCCTATGACACGTAAAATACAGACTTTCACGGGTATCATCACGAACCCGATGAATATTCACAACTTCGCGTTGTCCATTCCGGGTTTTGAGGATTACAGCATCACGGTTCAGAGCACGTCGTTTCCGTCGGACTCTCTCCGTCAGACGCGGTTGTACGTTGCGGGCGAGGAGATTCGCTATCCTACGGTTGCTCAGAATTCGGGCACGTGGCAGTTTGTTGTTCCGGAGACGGACGACGGTACTATCAGTTCCATTCTGGATGGCATCCGTTCTGAGATTTGGAATCAGCTTACGGGTGGTTTGACGGTTGATCCTACGCAGTGGCGTGACATTGGTGTCATTGCCCGGGACCTCAATAGTAACGAGTCTTTCGAGGTCATTTTGCATGGTGCGTGGCTTGCGGGCCGTGGTGACGTTCAGCTTAATCAGGCTACCCCGGAGACCAACTGGCAGTGGCAGTATCAGTTCATTTACCAGTGGCTTGAGAATAAGAACCTTCGTGGGTTGTAGTTCCGGGTATATTTATCCACTTCTAGGAGGCTGTGGGCGTGGGTTGTAGTGTCCCACCTCACAGCTTCCTTTTTTTCAGATTGGTGTTACGATGAGTATTAAGATTTCTGCTTTCACTGCTGCGATTCCTGCTCCTTTGACGAAGCGGGATATTACGATGGTGTGGCCTAATTTACCTCAGTCTATGTTTCTTGTTCAGTCGTTGACTTTTCCTACTGAGCAGTATGCTAAGGTTGAGGTTCCGGTTCGCGGTGTTTCTGTTCAGCTTCCGACACAGGTTTTTCAGCCGGGGGACTGGTCTTTCGAGGTTCCGGATAGTAGGTTCACGGCGGTTCGTTACGAGATTGAGCGAGCTTACTACGAGCAGCGTCTTCATAATATTCATCTTATTATGGGGGATGTCTCCAATGTTCTCAACATAGGGAGCGGTGCTTCGTTCTTTAGTAACCTTTTGAATGTAGCATCTGCTGCTGCATCTACGTTGCTTACGGCTTGTACCTTGTGCGATGCTTTTATTACCGATATCGATCCGGTTCAGTTTTCCGTTGCGGGTTCTGCGGGTGATCCTGTTTTGTGGTCGGTGAAGGTTCACTATACGTACATTACGAAATTGACTAACGTGGGGTAGAGTTATGGGTCGTTTAAGTACTTTGGTTCAGCGTGCTGTTGCTTCGCGTCGTGAGTTCATGAGTCTTTCGGCTTCGGGAGGTTCCTCCGGTACTCGTCATGTCATTGCTCCGCTTTTGCAGGGTGACTTTCGTCTTACGTTTGTGGACGGTAGTGATAGCTCCTTGCAGTGGCATTCCACGGATTTCCTTTTGACGAGTTTGAGTGGTCCGAGTGCTACGTTGTCATGGTCACCACATAGCTCGGTCTTGGGTGTTTCCATGCCGTCTATTTCGCAGGATTACTTGACTATCAATTTCTATGTTTCCGGCGACCCGGATTATACTCGCGCTAGTTTCCCGTCTTTGTTTTTGTACAATGATCAGTTTGCACCTAACGGGGCTTTGCGCTTGCCGTCTTCGGAGTACTTTACTTCCCCCATTACGAGTCGTCCTGTAGGTGAGCAGGCTACCAACGAGAGTATTATCAATTCTTTAGGGGGTACGGGTAGCACTTATGTTCGTCCTACGATTATCCTTTACGCTCTTTACCGTCCGAGTGCGGGTGGCAGCTCTATGGAGGATACCCCGATTGAGCTTTGCAGGTTCGAGGGCTGCGTTTTTGGGACGCCTACGCCTGCTGTGAATCCGTCTGCGGTTGCTCCTATGACTTGGTCACAGCAAATAGGTTACCGTTTCGTTGTTTGGCAGGACGGTACGTTCTTGGGTAAGGCTATTTCGAAGGCCGAGCACCTTCGTTCTTTCCATGTCACGTCTTCAAATTAATTTTGGTAAGGCGATTACATACAATTTTACACAACTGTTTGCAATAAACGTAAAATAATTGTAACTTGCTGCCATGCATAAAGTATTCAAATATCGCATTTATCCGAACAAGGCACAACAAGCCTTGCTTCAGTCGACGTTTGGGTGCTGCCGCTTCGTGTATAATAAAACGCTCGACATTAAAAAGACGGCATACGAGACCGACAAGACGAAGCTTAGTAAGTTTGACCTCATCAAGAGATTAAAGCCACTTAAAGATGAATTCCCGTGGCTGCGCGACGTGCCGCATGTATGCTTGCCGCAAGCCGTCTACAACATGGATAGAGCTTACCAGAACTTCTTTAAGTCCGACAAAGGCTATCCGAAGTTCAAGACGAAGCATCGCAGCCGCAAATCTTGCAAATTCCCGTATCCGTTCTGTGATGTGCTTCAAGAGCAAGCGCGGCTCAAGTTTTCTAAATTAGGTTTAGTCAAGTACAAGAAAGATCGGGAGTTCGTTGGTACTTTACGACACATTGTGGTTACGCAAGACAGCGATGGTAAGTACTACGCTTCATGTTTGGTGGAGACTACTACGGAGATTCCGGAACCGCAACCTGTCGATGCCAGTACTACGGTCGGTATCGACTTAGGACTTAAAGACTTTATCGTCACGTCGGACGGACACAAGATACCTAATCCACGTTTCTACGCTACTATCGACCGTCGTATAGCACGCTTGCAGAAGCACGAAGCTAGAAAGACAAAAGGGTCTAAGCGCCGTGCACACATCCGGCTGAAGATTAACAAACTCTATATTAAGAAACGCAATTTAATTAAAAATTATATTTACCATGTTGCCAAGACGTTACTGCGTGAAAGCCAAACGCTAGTAATGGAAGACCTTAATATTGTCGGCATGGTTAAGAATCATAAGTTAGCTAAATCCATTCAGAACATTTGTTGGGGCGAGCTTCGCAGAGTGTTAGAGTATAAGTCGAAGTGGCTTGGTCACAATCTTATTTTCATAGATCGTTGGGCGCCGAGTACAAAGACTTGTAGTTGTTGTGGTTTTCACAATTCTACGTTAACACTTTCAGATCGTTCATGGATGTGTCCGGGTTGCGGTACACAACACGACAGAGATGTTAACGCTGCGCTCAACATTAAGCGTATGGGTTTAGCGACATTATCGCCCACGGTGGGTGGGTTTAACGGATGTGGAGAGGTCGGTTGCGGCTTCGACGAAGCGTCAATATGTGCGAGTTATTAATTGTATATAATCACCTTTCATATGATAGTTCAGCTTCCGTCTAATGGTATCTTTGGTCTCACGCAGACTGTTTTAAACACGCCGCTTGTCGGTCATCTTTCCCAGCTTGCTTCTACGGATTACACGGAGGAGCAGATTCGTCAGGAGTTTGTTCGTATGCTTCTGGCACACCCGGAGGACCTTGAGCGTATGACCATTTGCGACCGCGATTATTTGTTTATGATCGCTGCGTCGGGTGTTTGTATGAATCAGATCACTACGGACTTTGTTTGTCCTGTATGTAAGGATGGTGGGAAGGACGTTGTCAGCTCTGTTGTTTATGACATTACGCAGCAGGAGGTTATTGAGCTTGCTCCTAAGACGCCGTCGGAGGTTAAGAAGACTTGGGATGATTTGGGTACGGAGTATACTTACCGTATTCTCCGTGCTTCGGACGAGGAGCGCTTGGTCGAGTACGCTTTAGCCGACTACGATCATTACAGTCTTCGTTATGAGCAGGCTTTCATGGCTGCTACGCTTGGTCAGGATTGTAGCGATAATGAGGCTATTGCTAAAGGTATTGATGTTATTAGTCAGTATCCGTTGGCGGTATATTTCTCGGCGTTACTGTTTACGCAGGTTGTGTTTCATGGTGTTCGACCTAGTGTAATGGGTAAGTGCCATGAGTGCGGTCGTGATGTTAAGGTTTTGGTTCCTTTTGGGGATACGGTTAAGATGTTAGACTCTGCCCGTCTTGTCAACCGTTTCTCTCAGATTTCACATATGGTTGACTTCAAGTCTTTCTTGGAGCTTTCTATGCCTATGCTTGCGCAGTTTGAGGCGAATGCGCGTGCTCAGGCTAGGTAGTGGTATTGTTATATGGCGTCGGACGAGAAGTTTAAAATTAGCGGCCTGAATGCCGCGCTGGATGAGTATTTGGAGAAGATTGACAAGGTCAATCTTAGCCGCAAGGACCTTCTTGCTAACAAGGAGCTTCTGGAGGATTCCTTGAAGTTGCTGGCTTCGCTGGATGATAAGATGAAGACGATTGAGTCTTCGTCTGCTTCGTCTTCCGAGAAGTCAGCCCGCTTAGCTTTGCTTGATAGCATCCGTTCTAACGTCATGTCGGGGAAGCCCGTTGATTCGTTGCTTACACAGGAGTCCCGTATTTCGGATTTAGCACGCCGGGGTTCGGGTGCTGCATCGTTTCCGCGCATTTCCTCTAGTGAGCGTGTTGGTCTTCTGCGTGTTTCGGAGCGTGTTGCCGCCGCGGGGTTAGGTTCTACGCTTGGGGGCTTGTCTCCCCGCCAGCTTGATGCTATGCTTTCGTGGGCTACCCGTTCGGGCGGTGGTCCGGGTCGGTCCGGCATGAGTGCTGCTTTACAGTCGAGTGCTTTTGAGCTTGGTAGCAGCTTGACTTCGGGTGGCACGTGGGATCGCCTTCGTTCCACGTCTGATGATCATCTTATTGATTCTTTGGACGAGGCTGAGCGTGAGGAGAAGTTCGATCAGTCGGTGGCTACTATTCAGACTACGTCGGATGCGATCCTTGCTTCTTTGGGCAAGCCTACGAAGGGTGCGCCAGCGCGCCTTGAGCCTAGACAGGCAAAGCCGTCTAAGAGTGGCCGTGGTGATTGGTGGTCCACTTTGAAGTTGCTGGGCGGCATTGCGGGGACGGTTGGCGTTCTGTATGGTCTTTTCAGCAACCAGAAGGTTCAGCAGTGGTTGAATGATGTTCTTCTCAATCCGGATAAGTGGGAGGAGTGGGGTGATAAGATAGACGCCATCTGGAATCGTCTTGGTGATGTATTCAATTTGGTCATGTCTTCTACTAAGTCTACACGTGATGCTACTATTGCTTCTGCTAACGCGGGGTATGAGCTTTATAAGAGCATGGATTCCGATTTGCAGGGTTATGTCAATAGCTTCAATAGGGATGTTGGTGGTATGCAGCCGATGCGTGTTCTCGGCTTATCGGATATTGATCGATCCGTTGCGGCGTCGGGTGTTGATGAAGCTTTGTCTGCTGCTGCCAAGTTAGGGTTTGGTGCTTTGGGTGCAGGTGTTGTATTGAAGAAGGGCTTATCCGCCTTGTATGCTGGTGGTCCTGCGAGTGCTGCTGCTTTGGCGTTGTTTTCCATTAAGGCGTGGTCCGAGATTAAGGAGACTCAGCGCAAGACTTTTAATATTGTCTCTGCCGCGTGGGCCGTTGAGCATGGCTTAGCCGCGGCTTATCTTTTCACTGAGGGTTCGGGGTCGTCTCCGTCGTTGGTTGCTTTGGGTAAGATCGAGGATGCTTCTGGGACGACTTCCTATGATTCCTTGTCTCCCCAAGAGCAGATGGGCTACTCCACATCGTTGTTGCTTCAGGTAGAGTCGGAGCGCCAGCGATCTAATTCTTATGCTTTGCTGTCTTCTGCTTTCTCATCCAATCCTGCTATGTATGCAGAGTTGGTCTTGGGTAAGTCTGGTTTGTCGCCCGACGCTGCTCGTGGTGAGCTTATGGATTGGCTGAGTAAGTCTTCTCCGGAGGAGCGCCGTGCTTTTCTTGCTCAGCATCCTGAGATTTACCGGATGATTACTAGTGGTAACGTCGGTATCGAGCTTGGTCGCCCTGCAGATTATTTGGGTCGTGCAGATGGCATGTATTCTCATTTGTACTTTAATACTGTAGACAGTGCTATGGCTGCGAGTGCTCAGGGTTACGAAGGTGGTGAGTCAGACCCAGCCTTTGTAGAGGCTTGGGATAAGATCGCCCGTGGTGAGGTTAACGTAGCACCGTCCGGTAGCGGCTTGCTTCGCACTGCGGATATGCAGCGTCAGTATGATGCTATGCGTGACCCGAGTGTGGTAGGTTATCAGACTGCGGCTGTATTCAATATTATGAGTTTTTTTGCAGGCGATAATGTGGATGCTGGGATAATGAAGCTGGGTATGAAGGGTGCTACGGGTCGCCGTGCATCTGCAGGAGCTTTGGCAGACTTCCAGCGTGCTCTGGCGTTGCGTAACATTCGTCTTCGTGGAGGTGACTCTGCGGTGGTGCCTGAACTTCAGCTTTCCACTTTCTTGCCTAGTATTGCGGGGTCTGTACAGTCCACGCCGAGTTCTGCTGCTCCGAAGCTTGAGGAGTATGTTTCAGCTTCCGATTTGAAGTTGGATGCTTTGCTGTACAAGGTTGATACTTTAGCCCATCAGTTGGATGTCCTTCGTGAGTCTCGGGCTTCGTCTCCGTCGTCCTCTGAGGGTTCCGGCAATGCTACTATGGTTAATAATAACTCTACTACGGTCATTCGTACCGCTAACGATCCTACAGGTTCCATGTAATGCCGCGGGCAGAGGTTGACATACAGGGTGCGGGTGTTGATGCTTTTCTGGCTCTCTCCGCTGAGACGTTGCAGGTCTGGGCTGCGGCTATGGCCCAACTGTCTTCGGAGGACGTTGCGGATGCTGAGTTGCCTGCCATGTCCCCGTCTGCCTTACGTGCCTACATCGAGTCTCATGACATAGATGACGTTGCTGATGATGCCGAGCGTTCTGCTTCTACGGATGACGACGAGGCTGGCGGTGGGGTTCTAGGCTGGCTTCTGCGTCGTGCGGGGAGTGCTGCTATTCCTGCGTCGGTTAAGGCGGGTCTTGCTCTTTTGGATATTGTGATGTCCGTAGGTCAGGCTGCTTTGTGGGGTTTTCTCCTGTTTGGTGGCTTCAAATTGATTCATCGGGCATCTACCGCCAAGTTGAAGATCGATGGCTCAGAATCGGACTTTACGGCAGAGTGGGCTTTGGTTCCTACGTGGGTTTCGGAGCTTGCGTCCGGTTCCGGTGGTGGTGCAGTTGTTCGAGGCACTCGTGCTTACTCGGAGGTTCAGGGCTATGTTGGTTCTGAGTTATATAAGCTTCTTGTTGGTGAGGAGTACACCCGTGAGGATAAGGGTGTTGTTTCTACCGAGTATGGTATTATTGACTCACTTCATAGTAGACCTCACTCTGGTCTTGATTTGCGTATTGCTGGAGGCACTCCTTTGCGGTCTTTAGGTGATGGTGTTGTGACTCGCGTCTGGGAGGGCGGTTCAGGCGGCAAATCGCTCCAGATTACGCTTGATAACGGCATAGTGATAGGCATGGCCCACCTGCAGGACAATTCGCTTGTTCCGGTGGGCACACGTGTCCGCAAAGGGGACGTTGTAGCCGTTTCCGGTAATACGGGTACACATACTACTGGTGCTCATCTTCATATTACTTTCCGGCGTGCTTCGAATATGGGTTCGACGGTTAATCCTGCTTCCATCATGCCGGAGTTAGGTATTTCAGTTCCTATGGCACAGACATCTTCTTTTCCGGCAGATAGACAGGCTCAGGGTTATTCTATTACTCTAGGTTCCTCCTTAGCTAAGAATGCTTATAATTTGACAGGCTTGCAGGCTTTCGGCACACAGTGGAAAGGCAAGTCGGGTACGGTTCAAGCTTCTGGGGGTCGTGTTTTCGAGCGCTTCACTTCTCCGGAGTGGAGTCTTCGTGCTACTATGGGTACCCTTTTGAACTACCAGACTCGGAAGGACATTTCCCGGTCTGGGGGTGCTTGGACTACCATTGGTGATATTTCCCGTATGTATGTAGGCGGAGGTTACACGAACCGTCCGGCTTACGAAGGGGATGATATTGTTCAGTATGCCCGTAACATTTCGGAGTTTTCCGGTTATGGTGTTGATGAGCGTATTGATGTTCGCCGTCCGGAGGTCATTGAGAAGCTCACACAGGCTATTGCCCGTCAGGAGTCTTTTTCGATTGTTTCGGATACGGCTATTAAGCAGGTTCGTGCTGTTGCTTTCAATGACTTCTCGTCGGCAGTGAATAAGCAGGATGTTTCGGGGCTTAGTTCCAACTATCAGAAGTTTTGACGAGCACATACGTATATGTAGGGACTTACTATTTTATTACGATGACAGGCCGGGGCTTTCCTCGGCCTTCGTTGTGGTTTATGGGGGTTATGCGGGGTTGTGAGTTGTGGGTTGTGCGGGTTCCGGTATGTTGTGTGGGTTTGGTTTCGGCCTTCGTTGTGGGTTCCGGGTTTTACTTAGGGTTGTGTATGCCGTATGGTTGTGGTGTTGGTTTTAAGCAATTATATATCCTAGAAATAGTTTTGTGATGTCATTGAGTGTCCAACAGATCCGGGATTTAAATAAGATACGGCTTTTTGTTACGAGCTGTAGTGATCCTGCAGGTGAGTACTCCGATGGTAGTTCTAGCACTGCTGGTGTTTGGAGCTTCGGTATGTACTCTGCGGGTGGTCTTGGTCTTGAGGCACCTATCAAGACGACGTCTGTCTTCGGTGCGCTTCCGGGTAGTGGCTTCGGTGCTACTATTGTTGGTCAGACTTTGGGTTCTGCGCTTCAGGTTGGCTGGGGTTTGGTTCCTCAGGTTGACTATCCACATAAGTTTAAGTTTCAGGGTAGCGAGCCTTTGAGTTTTAGTGTTAAGTGCTACTTGGTTTTGGAGACGAGCGTGCAGCATGATTTCTTTGCCCCTTTGCTTCGGTTGTTTTTCCTTACTTACCCTCGTCGTACTACCGATCCTGATTCGGGTGCTGCTATTAGTGTTCAGGATTGGTTCCGTGCTCATGCTTCGGAGTTGGACGCTTCTATTCAGGATTGGATTTCGGCCTTAAATACTCCGTCTACACGTAATATTTACGATTTTCTCAGTAAGCTTTCGTCGGGCGCTGCGGACGCTGTTTCTGGTGTTGCGGACTTCGTTGATAAGTATGTAGGTAGTGTTTATCCTTTGGTTACGCCTCCTACGTTCCGGACTCGTGGTAGCAATAGTCCTAGTCGTTTTCCGTGGGGTGGTCAGGTAAGATATTACCAGACTTCGGGTAGCGGTTTGTCTTTGGGTTACGGTCGGACTTATGTTGATGATGTTTTCATCCGTAGTTTGAGTGTTCGTATTCCGGAGTTGTATTATGACGGTGGTTTTCCGCAGGTCCTCGAGGTTAACCTGTCGTTTGAGACGTTGCGAGTTGCTACCGCAGATATGCTTTATGGTGCGGTTACGGGTCGTCTTTAGTTTAAAAATCTTTTTGTAATGACTATTGAGGAGGCTTATCAGAGTTACGGGAGTCTTACATATGAGACGAGTGTCGGGTGCAATCTGTTATGGTTGTGCCGTGAGTTGTACGGGAGTGATTCTAGTTATTATCGTCGGATATTGTGTGTTTTGAATCCCCGTATTAACTGGCTTTCTATTCCTAGCGGTGTTTGTATAAGTTATCTGAGTCCGGACATTGTTTCGGGCTTGCGTTTGCAGTAGGGGTCTATGTTATGAGTTCTCTGATCTTACGTGTTGGTTCCTTGGAGTTTACGCCTACGAGTTGGAGTTTCGAGGAGAGTGTTTGGAAGTACTGCCCTGAGTTACGGTTCACGCTTCGTTCTGCTTTGCCTAGTGACGTTTTCACGTTTGTGGACAGCGACGTTTCCTGGGTTGTTATTTCGTGCGTGGGGTCTGGGGACGATAAGTATGACTACGTATGCTATCCTAAGAGCTTCTGGGATCAGTGTAACGTTGTTAGCGACTGCGTTAATGGTGATTACACGTTGCCGGAGTTGTGTAGTGTTCTGGGTCTTCCTTTTTATAATGGTCATAGTGGTAGTAGCTTTTCGCGCTTCCGCTGGGTTCTGCCACGTCTTCGTGGTATTAAGTTGCTTGATGCCTTGACGCTTGGGGGCGCCTGCCTCGGTGGTGGTTGTAGTACTTTGCATTACGACGCTTCTGGGGGTTATATTTTTAACGATCTGTTATTGTGGAGTTCTAGTGATCTTAGTAGCAGTAGATTTAGCTTTTTAGGCCGAGGTGGTAGTCCTAGTCTTGACCGTGGTTGGCAGACGGATGTTCCGGGGGTTGTTGACTTTTACTTCGATGGTGATGGTGGCGTTGGTTCGCTTCGTCGTGAGCTTTTTCGTGGTGGGAGCGGCGTTGGCGGCTTTCATCTGTATATGAGTAATGACAGCGTTTGTGAGCGTCGCGTTTGGGAGAGCCGTAATCGTTTCTGGCGTTCCTTCTTCCGTGGTAGCTTGGTCCAGTTTAGCGGTGTCCAGATTGTCGGGGGTTATATCGGTGCTGGGTGCTTGTGTCGCCATATGGACGCCGTAGTGGACTCGGGCCGTGGTTACATCTGCTGTGGTTATCGTACTGCTTATAGTGGTTCTGTTCAGGATATAACGCTGGATTGCGTTTTGGTTTGATTTGTCCTTCGTTGTAGGTTTGTGAGTTGTTCTCCTTATTTGTTGTATGGATGTTGATAAAGGCTTTGGTTGTAGGCGGTAGTTCTAGTGATCCGTCTGGTGAGGGTCGTGTTGAGCTACGGAGTTCTAATGTCTGGGATCGGAGTTTGCGTATTCCGGTTGTGGGTAATGCGCCTTTGAATGAGGGTGACGTTGTCTTTGTCGATGTTAGTAATGGCTACGACAGTCCTTTGGTTCTGGGTCGTAGCCGTGACGGTTCATGGAGTACGCATGCTACGGCTTCTGCTTCGGGTTATAACGTTCTGTGGGAGAGTGTGAGTAGTGATGGTTCTACATGGGGTGTTGCGTACACTGTAGGTTCCTCGTTTGTTTATGAGAATAGCAGTGGTTTTGTTTTTCGGAGCACGGATGGTAATGTTGTAGTGCACGATGGTTCTAATCGTGGCGTTGTTAACATTGCGTCTTTGGAGTCCTTCATGCAGGCGGTATTGAAGGATTTGGTTGCAGTTGGTAGTGGTACCCATACGGTTTCTTACTTTGGCAAGGAGTACTACGAGTTGGAGGATAAGACGTTCACGCATTAATTGGGGGTGATTATGGCAGTTCCTTTTGGTTTGGATGTTGATGTTTGTATCGACGCTAAGTATTCGGCGTCTTTGGATAAGTCGGAGGAGAGTGTTCCGGACGATCCTGAGGAGGGTAAGCGTCGTCGTTCTGCGCTGCGCGAGATGATCAAGGACGCGGGGAAGGCTTACATTAATCGCAAGTTGGATAAGCTTGCCTCGCAGTGGGAGAAGTTAGGCGACTCTCTCTCTAAGGTTAAATCCTCCGCGGAGACGGTTTTGACGGGTTCTGCGACGGGTACCGCGACGGAGGCTGCGGGTACCGCTTTGACGGGTCCTCCGCCTACTCCGGCTTCTCCCGCAGGTGCGGGTATTAAGCTTGCGGGCAGTGGTCTTCGTCAGGCTGCTTCGGGTGCTAAGGACTCTTTGGGTGCCGCCTTGAATGATGCCTCGGTCTTGCTTGGTGACTGCCGTGACTTGTGCGACGAGCTTGGGGTTACGCAGTTGCCTGCCGTGTCTAATGGTCTAGCTACTATTGCGAATCCTATTAATGTCGCCGCAGCGGTGATCTCCGCCATTCCTTGAGGGGTTTACGGTTTTCAGGTCTACGCCTTCGCGGTCCTGTTGTGCTGCTGCGGGGGCTTTTTGGTTTTGTGCAATTATATATCCCATAAATCGATGCTTCATGGATTTTCCGTTGGTTTTGTCGGACACTTCTACGTTGAGTTTCGTCTATGGTTATGACGAGCTTAAGCAGGCTTTGTACTTGCTGTTGAAGACGTGGTATGGTCGCTTTCTGCAGAGTCCTGTTATAGGTTCCCGTGTTTCGCCGCACGTTGTCGAGGAGCTTACGTTGCGTGCGGGTATTTCTGCTACTATCACGCAGTTGCGTGGTTGTACTTGTGAGGACGTCCGTGTTAGTGGTGATAACGTTGTTGTCCGTGTTTCCTACGGTGGTCGCCTTGATGATTTTGAGTATTCGCTGAGTTCGTTTAACTAATTGTCTATAATTGCATGGCTCGTCCTATAGAGGAGATATATAATTCGCTTGTATCGAAGGTTTCGTCGCAGAGTGGTTCTTCGTGGTCTTCGTTGAAGGACAGTATGGTTGGCAAGGAGCTTTTGTGGTTCGGTGCTAACATTGAGTCGGATGCTGAGGTTCTGAGTGATGCTGTTAATGGTGTTGTATCGCTTGCCCGGTATAGTGCCGATCAGCTTATCTCGTATGCTTACACGCAGGATGTTCCTTTGGACTTGAGCCGTCCGTCGTCGGTTAAGGTTGGGTTCCGTGGTCTTCCGGGCGGTCGTGCGGTTGTGTGTGCGCCTTTCCAGTTGTGCCTTACGATTGGGACGCTTTCGTTCTATAATATCGAGTACTGCCGCACGGATTCGGAGGTTACTCTTTATCAGGGTATCCCTATGCAGATGCTTTCGGGTTCGTCTATGGTCCTTCCTTTTACGGTTCCGGGAAACCGTGTTACGCCGTGGAAGTTGTACTTGGATCTTCAGTCGGGTTCTTTCCAGAGCAGTTACGTTAAGTTGGGTTCGGATGTTCTGTCTTCCAGTGTCTGGGTTTTCGCTCAGGCCCAGAGTAGCTCTACGAGTGACGTTGTGAGTCCGGTCTTTCCTTATACGAGTTATAATGCGTCTTTGTCGTCTCCGCAGGCTAAGTTGTACAAGGTCCGTGCCTTGTGGGATTATACGACGTGCGTTCTGTTCGGTGATAGTAACTGGGCGCAGCCTGTTTTGCCGTCGCAGTATAATTATACGGTTGTTTGGCTTCAGGGGACCTATAATAGGTTCACTGTATCTTCGGGCAGTCGCCTTGAGGTTACGACGCCGAGTTATACGGGTTCTTTGCCGCTTTTGTCGTCTTCGGACTCCACGGATCTTGGGTTCTATGTTTCGTCGTCACAGGATGGCGAGACGCAGTCGTTATCATATGCCCGCAATTACCTTCTTAGTGAGGTTTTCAAGAATTCGGGTATTGTCACAGAGTCCCAGATTCGTAATTTCGTATTGAGCTTTCCTAGTGTCCAGAGTTGCTGGCTTGATGTTTCTCCGGGAGTTATTTCCATTTATGTTAAGCCCACGCATGAGGGCGATAGTGCCTTTGAGTTCTTGACGGATTACTTGTATCAGTACGGGGTTCCGGGTCCTAAGTATAGCACTAGTGTCTCCCAGCCGTTGCTGTTCACGGTTGTTCTGCATGATGTTAGTAGTGCTGGTTCGAGCCAGCTTCCACGTGCTATGTCTTTGCTTCGTGAGTTGTACTCGTACGATAATGTCACGTTGTCGACACAGGTTTCGAGTGCTTTGCTCCAGCAGGAGCTTACGTTGCAGGGTATCTCGGGTATTACGGCTACGATTCGTGCCATTGAGGAGCTTACGGAGGAGGTTTCGAACTCTTTGGTTCTGCGGTCTTTGCCGTCGGAGGGTACTATTGTGCTGTACGACGCTTCGGGGCTTGTTTTGGGCTTTGACTCTACGGGCCGCTTTAAGGAGTATGTGATCTTAGATTCCGGCCTTAGTAACGCCTTGAACGCTGCCGATGTTTCGATGTCGGGTTTGGGTGCTTACGTTTGGCTTGGCGGGGGCAGCGTAAGTTACTTGGTATCGCTGGATGATGGGCGCCTTCTTCTTTCGGACTCGTCTGTAGCGCTTCCGCCTTTGTCGGCATCTTTTGCTCCTTATGGTAGTGGCTTGTACGCTATGTGGTATGATGGGGTCGATAATGGTACGGATGCTAAGCTTGTTCGTTTGTATCAGGATTCGAGTGTTTTCCATTCGGGTAAGTATTCTATCTTCTCTCATCCGTCGTATGTTACTCCGCTTTCTAACGGTGTCGGGGGTGTTGACTTCGTAGTTCGTCCCGATTCGTCGTTTACGGTTAACGGTGTTCTTGGTGTTAGTGGTTCGGGGCCGTCTTCGGATAGCCTTATTTGCTCTGTCACCTCTACTCAGAGTGTTACGGTCGGTGAGTCTACTTATTATTCTAGTGGTCTTGCTCGCTACCGCCGCACGGGCAGCAATTATTACTATGACTTGACGTTGTTGTTGTCTGCTACTCCTGCATCTTATGTGAATGCTTCGGCTTTTTATAATGGGGTATGGTATATGCCTTTGACGGATATGTCTTCGTCGGAGGCGGGTCTTACGGGCTTTGACATCTATGCTCCAGATGGGTCTTCTATTGGTGACGGTAGTTCCAACTGGTCTAAGAGCCTTAGCTTGACTATGCTTAATGCAGGTGTTGGGTCTTTGGATGGTGCTACACCTTTGTCGCTTCGTGTTGTTGATCCGTCTACGATGTATGCGTTGTATACACGTGGTTCGGGTGACAGTTTGAAGTACTACTTCGGTGTTGTTTACTTCGTCATTTCCGTTTCGGAGTCTTCGGAGTTCCGTTACAGATTGATCTCGGAGGTTGCGTTCGGTGCTTCGGCTTACCCGTCTTCTATTTTGTCTGCTTCGAGTGGTTTGGTCACGCTTGGCGGCTTAGTTAACGGCAGTCGTCTTTTCTGGTCGGGTTCTGCTTCGAGCATTACGGCTTCAGGTTATTCGACACTTGGTGCTGGCTTGAGTTCGAGTTTGGTTTTGTCTACGGTAGGTAGTGTTGACTATTCGACGGGTACGATCTACGGCTTGGTTGGCGGTGGTCTTGGTGAGTACGTGGAGTACGAGATTGCTTCCACGCTTACGGGCGGTGCTACTTATCCTTTGTTGTCGGACGTTGTTGTAGATTAGAGTGTCATGACTTTAGATGCTGTTCGTGAGGTTTTCCGGAGTTACTTTTTGGAGGAGCTTAGGGTTGATCCGGGTTGGGATGAGTTCTTGGATCTCATCCTTTCGAACATGGACCTTCGTGCTCTGGACTTCATGCAGTCTAATGGGGTTCCTTATAGTATTGCTTTTAATGATTTTGGGGATCTGTTTAAGACGTCGGGTCCTTTCGTCGAGGTTCTACATGTTTCCGATTCATCACGTTCTTCTGAGGGTTATACTTTGTTGGGCTTCAACATGCCGCTTCGGTATAAGTTTCTATCGGAGTCGGGCCTGACTACGACAGACCTTCAGTGGTTTGACTTTACGGCTGCTTCTCTGATGTCGCGTCCTCAGTCTGTGAGCTATTATACGAGTACAGATTTGGATGCCGCCCCTCAGTGGTTGCTTCGTCCGTCTTGCTATTACTATGTTCCCCAGACGGAGGAGGAGGCTGTGTCGCTGGATACGCTTCAGGGTCTTTCTGTTCTTGTCGATCCGGTTGTTCCTATTACATGGTCGGAGCGTGTTGACTTGTTTACGTATGCGGATGGTAAGCCTTGCTGCTTCTTTGTCAAGATATGGGATTATGTCCATGATGAATCCGGGGCTATTTTGCGCGATGCTGTGTCTGGGGAGTACTTCCCTACCATTCCTGCATTACAGCTCGCCACAGTGCCCGAAACGCTTAATGGTGCTGAGATTTTGAATGCCCGCCGACGGTCGGGTGCTGGGACTTCTCTGTATGGCACTTCTCCGTATGCGTCTGCTCTGTTTGGTGCTCTGTTTGGCTTGGGTTTGAACTACGCGGAGGTTCCGTTTCGTATTTACTTGGCGAGTGATGACCGTTTAGGTACTCCTACGGCGTCTTATTCGTCGTTCGTTGAGTTCTGGCAGGTTCTGGATGCACTTCATGACTTCTTGCCGCGGTCTGTGTTTTTGAATCCGGAGGTTGTGGGTTTGGTTTCGGCGGAGGATACACGTGTTGATGCTGTTCGTGATTATTGGGGTACGGGTGATAGTATTGTTTCGTCTTTCTCCACTAAGGATCGTCTTCGTCGCATAGCTACTCGTTATGGTAGTATTCTTGGCTATGACAAGAAGCTTTGGGTTGTAGGGTCTAATGCTCCTTTCTCGGATTTGAACTTCTTGGGTCATGACGGGGGTGACGCTTCTGCGCCTTATATCAACACGCTGCCTACGGATATGTACTTTACGCAGTATGGTTCGTCGGCGTCGGCTCCGGGTGGGAGCGTTCGTGTTTTCTCGGATGTTGCTGCATGGGAGGCATATGTTTACAACACTTCCGATCCTATTTACATTAGTCCGGTTACCATTAGGCTTGATTTGTCGTCATGGTCGGGTAAGCTTTTGGTTTCGCCTACCGATGGTTCTGGGGTTACGGATTACCTTGTTACTCCGGATTCTCGTCTTGGTGATCCAGTTTACGGCATCACTAAGAACTATGTTGACATGTCGATTCCGGATGGTTTTATCAACCGTTTAGTTCTGTCTTTTGGTGTTTCGGAGGATACTTTCATTGCTAGTCAGTTCGGCGGAGATAGTGCTGCTGCGTCCGCTTTTCTTTCTAGGCTTCAGTCTTTGCTTGCGGGTGCGGTTCCAGCCGGGGTTTCGGTTCAGGTTCTTTTTGGCACAGATGCCCATCCCGTTACTCTACGCTTTGCTATGGAGGTTGGTACTCCGGATTTCTTTATACGTGTTAGTCCTAGTGTTGTGACGAGTTCCGGCTCGGAGTCTTTCTCGTCTTCGGTTAGTGTTGAGTCCAATACTGCATGGCATGTGACGTCTCGCGTTGCGCCTTACATTCGTGTTGGTGCGAATGAGTATGCGACTTCGAGTTCTTACACTGTAGAGCTGGGTCCTACGTCGGGGAGTCCTGCTTCGGTTTATGTTGCCACCAATTCGACGGTAGTAGTTAACGGTTCGGTTTAGTATTGTAGGTATCATGATAGTTTCTAGTTCTTTGCGTGCCGCGGGCACCACGTCGGTTGTTACGGAGGATGTTGTGGGGATCTTGTCGCGTCTTATGCTTTTGCCGTCTTCGGATGATACTCGCAAGTTGTCGGACTATGCGGTTACGAATGTTCTTTACTTCAAGAAGGACATTCTGTCTACTGCTTCGTCTCTGCTTCGTGGTGCTGCGGGTCTAACCTTTTCGGATGTCCAGCCGCATGTTCTGTACTGCGACTCTTTAGCATCGGGCTTAGTTGTTTCTCAGCCGGAGCTTATTAACGAGGAGGGTATCGTTGGTTATCATACTGTTGTTACGTCCACTCTTGCCGCCGATATTCCTGTAGTAGATGATGGTCTTATTTACGGCATGGGTTTGCTTCTTGGTGGCAATACGGATAACCATAGTGCTAATTCGCAGCCTGCGAATCCGTCTTTCTATTATGGTGCGGGGACGTATGACGACATGCGTAATTACCTTTTTGTTGTTACATTGTTTTCGGCGGATTCTCCCATTTCGAAGGAGGCGGATAAGGTTCTGACTCAGTCTTGGGATGTTCATTATATCTGTGAGCTTTAGTGCTGGCTTCTTGGTTGGTACGTTTATGGAGGACATGGCTTCGGTCATGTCTTTTCTTTGTGTGTTATGGGTATGTTTTTTAAAGACGGTTTTCAGTTATTTCCGGAGCAGATTGAATTGGCTAAGGGTCTTTCTAGCCGTAAGCGTGCTATCCTGATCGACAGTACGGGTAACGGCAAGACGCTTGTATGTTTATATTCCTACAGTTACTTGAAGTCGAAGGGTTTAGCAGATTGTCTTTTGGTTCTCACGCCTAAGAATGCTTATGACAAGCGGGTCTGGGCGAAGGATGCTGCGGCTCATACTCATTTGACGTCCATTTCTTTGGATGACTTCATCAAGAAGGTTTCTGGTGGTGCTGACGTTCTGGAGCTTCTGAATAGCTATGATGTTGTTTACGGCAAGCATACTCATTGCAAGACGGATTACGGTGTCCTTCGTCAGATTTATATGTCTTCTTGTAAGTTGGTTACGGTTCTTGATGAGGTCCATGCCTTCAAGAATTCGAAGGCTCAGCTTACTTCCACTATGAGTTTGCTTGTTAAGAACTGCTATGCGTTGTGGGGTGTTACTGCCACGGTGCTGAGTAAGAACTGCATGGATACCTACCATTTGGTTAACTTCGTCTATCCTCGGTTTTTCACGTCGGTTCGTGGGTTCCAGAGCCAGTTCTGTAAGGTCGAGGAGAAGGTCATTGGTCGCAATCCGGATAAGACTCTACGCAAGGCTCGTATCATTACGGATTATAAGGATAGCGCTGCTTTGATGGACTATCTACGTCCGGTTATGATTGTCGGCACGCCACCTGTTCCTTTAGATATTCACTTCATTGATTACACGATGTCGGCTTCTGAGCAGGACTTGTACGCTAAGGTTGCTAATGGTTTGATGTTGTCGGGCGAGAGTGATGACGCCACTTGGATTCAGCAGGTTGTGTCGCGTTCTGAGATTCGTGAGGGTGCCGTCCGGTCGGTCAAGGACTTGGAGCGTCATAGTTCTCGTTTTATCTATCTTCAGGCGGTCACGGATGGTTGCTTGAATTCGGATGGTACGTTTGGTGTTGGAGGTTCTCGCAAGCTGGATTCTTTACTGACGCTGGTCAGTGATATTGCTTCTCGGAACGAGTCGGTTTTGGTTTATTTCGATTTCTATTCGTCATTGGATGCTGCCATGTATCACCTTCAGCGTTCCGGCATTACGGATTCCCGTGGCAGGTCCATTGTCGTTGTTGAGTCTTCGTCTCGGAATGTCCTTAAGCCTACACAGGCTACGGAGTCGCAGTGCTTCATGAATAGTTATGTTATTCTGTGTACTCGTGCCGCTTCGGAGTCTGCCAATTACACTTACATTAATAATGTCGTATTGTTCGACGTTCCGGTCACGCCTATTCCGTTCCTTCAGTTTATTGGCCGCATTACGCGCAAGACGAGTAAGTTTTTAGGTGATCTTCATTTGTGGATATTCCGCAGTGATGACATTTCGGAGTATAAGCTTCAGCTTGTAGGCTTCAAGGTTTATATGCAGGAGAAGATCAGCTTTGAGATTCATAATTTCCCGCGTGAGTATGTTAAGCCGATGTCGGATGCGGAGCACCTTCGAGTTGCAAAGCAGCATCTGCTGTGGAAGGGTCGCAAGCCGCGTCTTACGCGGTCGTCTCAGATTGTTCCGCAGGGCGGTACTCTCTTTTAGTTTTTTTTTTCTGGTGTGTTCTAAACTTAAGACTATGGAGGATATGTTTGGTGATTTAGGGATTGTTGACGCGCAGGGTTGGCGTGTCTCCGAGTTTTCTGCTGGCGGTGTTTAGGCTTATGGGTTATTCAGTCCGTCCGTCTTTCGATTTAGGTCCGGAGTTTTATGAGTTTATGGTTAAGATTCGTGATTTATCATATAACGGGCGTAGTGCCTTTGTTTTAGGTTCTAGGTTCACGATAGGTTAGAAGCTTCATTTGGCGAATGTAGATGTTTTGTGTAGGTATCATGCTCGCCCAGATCTTCTTAAGCTTGCATGCGTTGTATGTTTTGTTGCAAAAGTAGAGCGTGTTTGTTATACGTGCGATTTTGGTACGGGTGATGTGGATGACTGTATACGTTATACCTTTTATGTAGGTAATAAGCCCTTTTCAGTTTCTATGTACTTATTTAAGGAGTATCATGATTTTTTAGTTAAAAATAATAGTTATGGAGAAGAGTGTGAAAATGCTTCTGGATTACAAGAATCAGAAGTTGCTGGACTCGTCCGAGGTGTCGGATCGGGATGTTTGCGCTGCCGTGTCGAAGACCGACCTGAGCTTGCAGCAGTCTCTTTTGGAGACGTATGTGGAGTACTTAGATGCTCAGGAGCGTCTTCGCGTGTTAAAGTCGTCCTACCCTCTTGATCTTGAGGCTATCGCTACGGCGTCGGGAGACGTTTCGGAGCTGAAGGCGGGTATTGACTTGATCATGTCGCTTCGCAAGGAGTTCGGCTTCTCGGAGGTTGATCTGGAGTCCTTCGTTCGGTCATCTAAGACGCAGGATCGGGTCGAGGGTTAGTTTTCGCCATTGCGCTTGTAGGCTTCAGTCATATGTAACTTGGTAAAATCCGTATGCGATAAAATTAGCCATTCTAAAGTTAAGGGACAGGCTATCGGGTTGCTTGCATACTTACGAGTGCTTGCGCCGCGTCAACGACCAAGTAGGAGATGCGGTTTTTGCTCGGATGGTGAAATAGGTATACACGCCGGATTTAAGCTCCTGTGATCAGCAATGGTCGTGCGGGTTCGATTCCCGCTCCGAGTACTTTTTTTTGCAACAAAGATTTGCAACTTTAAATTAACTTTTTTATCTTTGCATCAAGTAAATACTTGTGATGGTATGCTCAGAATGATTCATAGTTGGGTTAAGGTGCTTCGTGGCCTTCGTATTCGGGTCAGTGCGGGTTCTTTGCTCTTGCTCAGTTCAGCATCCCCTATTGCTGTGGGGTCTCGAGTGTGGCATTCGGACTATGGTATCGGTGTGGTGCGTATTGTTGGGACGTGTGAGTATGTTGTTAGTTTCGAAGCTGGTTTTGAGAGTTCCACGTACAAGATGTATTGCTGCAGGGTTCTCTGTTCTTTGGGTTAATTTACATTTGCCGTCTTGTCGGAATTGGTAGACGAGAAGGTCTCAAAAACCTTTGTCCTTTAGGACGTCCGGGTTCGATTCCCGGAGACGGTACGACTTCCCGACGTGGTTGCCGGGGGTTCCCAGCCTTGACATGGTAGGCGCTGGGTTTTATTATTGGGCACATTCCAGTTTTTAGCTTGGTTTATCCGTCTGGGTGTGGGTGCGTTGCTAGAGGAGTCTTTCCTACCACAGATTTCGTTTGTATAGCTAGATATCAGGCGTGGCGGCTTGGAGTAGCACGGCAACAGCTAAGTATGGGTTCTTTTGTTTTCGCTGCAGTTAACGGACATATGGTTAGTCCTTGCTGGGTTTCTTATAAAGGGATTTCTCAGGGGTAGTGCAGTGTTTAACGAAGTTTGTTTATGGGGCATTATCCGTTCGCCACTATGCTTTGGCTATAAGGATTCATACTTTTTATACGTCTATGGTTTGTGTTCCTTGACATAGTGAAGACGGCACCGTCGAGAGTGATACTCTTTCGCTTTTAACCTTTGGTGCTCACTCATCTTTTTCTTCAGGCAATTCCTTGTGCATGTTCTGGATTTAGCCTGTCACTTTCACTTGTTAGTGGCGTGTGCTGTCTTCACCTTTTTTTTTCAGTGGGACCTGCCTGAAAGTAGAGTAGGGTGTATGTGAATCAGGGGTTCGATTCCTTATACCGACTAAGTTCGTCGCTGGTTGGTGCTGGTTTGCAATATAGTGCCTTCGGGGTCCTTCTTGTTGGAGAGTTGGCGGAGTTGGTCTAACGCGCCTGCCTACTAATCAGGTGTCCGGGTTTCCGGGCCGGGAGTTCGAATCTCTCACTCTCCGCGCCGAGTTGTTTCCGGTTGTGCTCTGAATTTAACTGGCGTCGTTCCCGAACGTCTCGGAGGCTGGTTTCATTGTGGTTCGTTTGCAGGAAAATATCGTTAAGAAAAGGTAGGGTTTTTATTATGGGTTTGGATTTCGGATGTCCGTTTCGTTCTGCTGCGGGTTGCAAGTCTTGTGACTATGTGATCTACCGGAAGTGTTCTACTTTCCGCCAGCATCATCTTCGTCGCTGTGCGTCCGAGCTTGTCCCTTTTAAGTTCACTACTATTAAGCGTCAGGATGGTTCTGTGTTTATGCCGTCGGCGCCTGTTGTCTGGGGTTTCTGTGAGGTCCCGAACGTTGTGAGTGTTGATATGCTGTATCGCAATAGCACTTATGTTTGGTTATCGGATCGGTTGAAGTCTTTAGCGGTTCGTGCCGCCATTGAGCGTAATACGGCTTTTCCTGTTCAGTACTTCAATCTGGAGCGCGTCATTAGTTCTTGCTTTGCTTACAATCGTGGTGAGTTTGACTTTCAGGATTCCATTTACTTTCTTGAGATTTACAGTCGTGGGAGCCGGGATTCGAAGGCTATTAGCATGGTTGATTCGTTCATCAACTTGGCGTTGAGTATGCATGGTCGGGTGTTCTTGCTTTCGTCGTGGTGCCCGCCTACTATTGGGTCAGATTGGTTCGAGCTTCCTGCGCCGCGTATGGTTCGTCCTGCGGCTACGTCTAGTGTAGGGTCTGCGACTTCGACGTCGGCGCCTTTGTCGTCTGTAGGACCTTCGTCGGGTTTGCTGTCTTCTCCTGAGACGCGTCAGTTTCGGGATCATGATGAGATTGTGTGATGCTAGGTTTTGAGATTTACTTTTACACGTGTGCGGGCAAGAAGTCGCATCCTGATTTTGACGATTGGTTTTCTCGCTTTTTACAGATTCCTAATTTATCCAAGAATGACAGGCAGGTTCTAGAGTATACGCTTGCCTGTTCTGCTGCTGGGTGCTATCCGTCTTGGGCATGGTATGGTAAGTATTACCCTACTCCGGACCATGCCTATAATCTCGGTGAGCTTAGTGTTGCGTATGCGGTCATTGTAGATGGCTATAGCCGCCTTAAGTTGGCTACGGATGTCACGGGTTCCCTTAGTAGCACTTCGACTACTAAGGAGCTTGCGGAGGAGCTTAAGCGTGCGCTTCAGTCTGTTAGTGTTGCTTCGGATGCGAGTGTCGCTGACTTTAGTTCATGGTCCTACGGCGAGGAGCTTAATACGCCTTACGGTGACGGTCTTTCTCTGGGTGTTCCGGAGGTAGATTCATTGACCAATGGTTTCCAGCCGGGTACGGTTGCTAGTATTTGTGCTTTCACGGGCGGCGGCAAGACACAGCTTTGTTTGTCTATGCTGTTCAAGAATGCCAAGGCGGGTCGTAAGATTGTTTATGTGTCTTTGGAGCTTGAGCCTAAGATGGTTTGGCTTATGCTTGAGACTCGGTACATGTATGAGGTTAAGGGCATCCAGTTGGATTCTCAGGACTTGCTTTTTCATAAGTTGTCGGGCGATAAGTTGAAGGCGGTTCTTGCTGCCGAGGATGACTTCAAGCGGGACTTCGTTCCTAACGTTCTTGTTGTAGATACTTCGTTGTTCACGAAGTCGGTTTTCACCAATGTCGATAGCCTTGTTACTTTGTATGGGGTTCTGGATAAGCATTTAGGGGGTCTTGACTGCATTATTTACGACCATGTCAATCAGTTTGACCTTCTGTTTCAGGATCGTGGTAAGGGCTTAGGAAATTCTATCATTGTCAATCTTCGAGCCGCTTGTTTAGCTTTCACCAATAGTGCGGGTAGTAAGTGCACTACGGTTTTTGCCGTTCAGGTTAACCGTGCGGGTTTTACCCGTGCGGGTCGTCGTGGCGGGGCTTATGACCTTACAGCTATCTCGGACTTGAATGAGATCGAGCGCACGAGTGCCTACTGTGTTTTCATGTATACGGGTTTGGACGTTGCGGAGACTCAGGAGACGAAGATCTGTATGATTAAGCATCGTCTTGGTCGCATCTTGCCGGAACCTGTTACGGCTCAGTTTTTGCCGAAGGTTGTTCTTGTGGGTGATAATGTCGAGCTTATCTCTTACGAGGGTGAGTTTGCGCAGTTGGGTTCTATGGACGATTTTGGTTCTTCTAGCGACTCTCTTACGGCGGAGCTTACAGCCGATCTAGGTCTATAGCAATTATATATCCCACAAATCAAAATTTTGTAGGATATGCGATTTCCGATTGAGGTTCATAATAAGTTCCTTCCCTTTCCGGGGTTTAGTTGGATGACGTGGCTTGTGTTCTGTTTCACGCGCAAGCCGAAGGACGTCCATCTGGAGGGTACTACTCGCCGACACGAGTTGGTTCACGTGGTGCAACAGGGGGAATTAAGCGTCTTGTTTACCGTCATCCTCCTTCCCATAGCCATCCATTTTAGCTTTGCATGGTGGGCTTGGGTTCTGACGATTCTGGGTATTCTGTTTGCGGGTTGGATTTGCTATGGTATTAGTAATGCCATAGAGTTCTTTTGTCCTCCGTTTGGCAAGAGCTATTATTACACGTGCTGGGAGACGGAGGCTTATAATCACGAGGGCGATCCGGGGTACTTGCGTCGTAGGATTCCGATCTGGGGTTCTTTGAAGCACATTCCGAATCGGCTTGTGCGTCATAAATAGTGTTTACTTTTTGGTTCGAGCATTATATATCCAACATCTTGTAAGACCACATAGAGTGGTCTTATGAGGTGTTTTTATTAAAATAAGGTTTCTTTGTTATGGGTGATTTTTATACTCATGTTGTAGCGATCGATGATGATTCGATTGGTACGGCTCCGGAGTCCACGGGTGTTCGCCGTGTTGGTGACTCTGTTAGTTCGTTCCTGCAGGTGGAGTCGGGTGCTTCGCGTCGTGTTACGGACGCGCGTCGTGGTGGTTTCACTGATGGGGAGATTCACAAGGTGGCTTGTAGTCTTTGCAGCATGTCGCGTGGCAGTCGCCGTGCGTCTTTGGCTAAGATGAGCGCTCCTTTGCGTCGTCGTCTTCTTGCGGAGGGTAAGCGCATTCAGTCTGTTGTTGCGGATTCGTTTATCGAGTACACGCCGGAGGTTTGCTGGGCCATCAATGACATTATAGAGAATGACTCGTCTGCGGGTTATGACATCTTGAAGTCTAAGTACCGTTCTTTGCCGCCGGAGGTTAAGACGTTCTATGACGAGTTTTTGAAGAACCGTTACTCTCCTGCTGCTGTTCGTGCTCAGGAGATGTTGGGTCCTTATCGTCTTGTTCAGGATGACGCTCGTGTGGAGGCATTCCTTGAGGGTGGTTCTACGCAGGAGGGTGCTTTGGATGAGGTTATCGAGGCGGCTTCTGTTTCTGGCGAGGAGCTGTACGAGACTACTCAGGAGAAACTTGACGAGCTTGGCGAGCGTGCTCAGTCGGCAGCTATGACTTTCATTGAGGAGGTTTCTAATATCTACGAGGAGGGCATTGCGGATGTTGTTTCGGCCCAGACGTTGGCTTCCGCCGAGGAGGCTACGGAGGATGTCTTGGAGGCACCTATTCCGGAGGAGGATGTTGATGCCCTTCCTGATCCGAATGTGGATGATACGGATGCCGGAGCTTCTTCGGAGGTTCAGGATTCTGCCGCGTCTCCGGAGTTTGTTGTTCATGGTACTATTGATCCCGTAGATGATCCCGATTGGGCGTCTAAGAGTAAAGCTACCAATTGGGATATTGTAGACCTTGCTAGTTACACTCAGCGTCAGGAGTTCTTGGGTTCGCTTGGGAAGAAGGATGCTAAGGGTCGTGATCTTTATGGTCTTCGTTACTATTCTCCCAATGGTCGCAATTCGAGTGTTGCGGAGTTGATCTTCGAGGATTACTCTCGTTTGCTTGATCGTGCTAAGGCAGCATCATCGTCTAAGCCTGTTGCCGATGACGTCGATGGCTTGGTGTTGGCTTCGGAGCTTTCCGCTCAGCCGCTGCCTGCTGCTCAGGCGGCTCCAGTTGTTGAGGGTGCTATGTCGCAGGCTGTTCCGTCCGTTCCGGTTAACGTTGGTACTACGGTTCAGGTTTCGTATTTGGGTAATGTTTATTCGGGTGTCATCACTTCTGTTGGCAATGGTGTTGCCGTCATCGAGGGTCTTCCTTTTGAGTACTTCTCCTTGCGTCAGGCCGAGGGTGCCTTCACGGGTTCTGATGATGACGTGACTTTCGCCCTTGCGGATGTCGTTCCGGTTCAGATTGTCGAGGAGACGTCTGTTGCACCTTCGTCGAATGATGCTGACGTTATTATGGCTTCGGAGGATGTTGTTGAGGGCGATGATGCTCCGATAAGTGCGCCGGAGGAGACTCAGGTTACGGAGGATGAGATTATCGAGGATTCTGCTTCAGAGGAGTCTTCTAAGCTGATGGGTCGCATTCTTAATGCCTACTTGGACCGGGGTGCTGCTGACGAGTTCGACGTCTATTTGACGGACGATAAGAGTGGTGGTCCTCGCCTGCATATCGTGTGCGGGGATGATTCGCTTCATGCTTCTATTTTCTATCGTGGTAATCGTGGCTGGAATAAGGTTTATACCTTCGAGTCGGATGACGCTGCTATTGAGGCTGTCGAAGAGCTGACGGACGATGTTCTTGCGAAGCTTCCCGGCGTCATGGCGGAGCCTGTAGATGCTTCTGCTCTGCTGTTCGATAGTGTTCGTGACGATGTCGATCCTGCTGTTGTTTCGGAGTTCGAGTCTGTCGTGGGTCCTGAGATTCTCAACGACGTTGCTCCGCTTATTCATGTAGTTCATACGACCGAGGATGATGTTGTTCGACGGAGTGTATGGTCTTCGTTGAAGTCCATTGCGGAGGATATTATTCTGGACTTTGGTGACACTTTGGGTGGGTTGTCTGTAGGTGATATCTTGTCTATCTTCAATAGTCACAAGTTTTCTACGCCGTGGGGTGCTGTTGTAGACTCTGCTGTTTCGGATGCTGCCGTTAACTTCACGGTCGATCAAATTATGACGGCTTTGCGCAATGGGGTTGACATTGCTAATGCGGATGATTCTGTATCTATCGTTTTTGATGATGGTGATGGTCTTGGTGATGTATTCGTATTCACCACGCCGTCGGGGTCGGTTGTTAAGGATGGCTCCGAGGCTGTTGCTTACTTGTCGGATCATCTTGCTGAGTTTAAGGACGCTATTTCGAATTCCTATGACGATATTTCAAAGGCTTTGGCTTCTGCGGGGTCCCCTACAGGCGAGGTTCCTGCGGAGGATGCGGAAGGCGATGTTTCTCCTGAAGTTGTGGTTGAAGATGCACCGCATGCCGTAGACGAGACTTCCGATCCTGCAGCTATTGACTGGGGTGCTGTGGCTTTGGTTCTGAAGGACTGGGGTCTTGCTAATTGCTTCACTTTGGCTCAGACGCCCGATCAGACTCATTTGGTTTCCGCTGCGGAGGCTTTGGCTTCGGCATTGTCTTCGGATACCCGTCTGGAGACTCGTCTTGATGCTTCTGTTCCTCGTATTCTTTGCAAGGATCAACGGTTTATTGACATCAAGGCCGATGGTGTCTATGTAGGCACTACGTTGTTTGTTTACCAGACTGCCGATGATGCTATTGTTACCTTCGCGTCTACCATGTCGAATGCTGCTATTCAGCTTGCTCATAAGATTTACGATGCTACGGCTTCGGATGTTGTTGCTGAGGTTGCGAATGAGTTATCGGAGGAAGAGGAGATCGCTCTGCTGCAGGATTCTTTGGAGACGGTTCGTTCGAAGGCTGATTGGAAGGATCGCCCGTGGGCACAGCATGCATCTTTCCTCCAGAAGTACCCGCGTCTTCGTATGGTGATTGATGACGAGAGTATCTTGTCGGACGCCGCTAAGCAGGAGGTTCTGCGGTCTATCGAGAACGAGATTTCGGAGGCTTTGAAGTCTAAGAACATTTTGATTGAGGATTCTGCGTCTCTGGCGATTGATCCGGATAAGGTGAAGGATAGTGCTCCTAACACTTTGGACATTCCTCATACGGCTTCGACTTATCATCGTGTTCGCAATACCCGGAAGGTTCTGGATTCGGTTCTTTCTGTTGCTTCTGAGATCATGGGCGAGCGCATTAGTGCCGCTAACTACAAGAGTCTCTGCAAGTCTTCGAGTAAGGCCGCTAAGGCGAAGGTTCAGCGTGTTGTGGATACCGCCGTTGTTATGAACGAGTTGGACTTGATTTGTCCTGACTTATACAAGCGCAAGTTAACGGATTCCTATTGGGTTTGCGACAATGCATCGCGTGTTTCGGATTCGTTCAAGCTGAATGCTTCGTTTGCTGCGGGTCACGGTTGCTTGGTGTCTAATGCTCCGTTGGATGCGGACGTTGTTGCGGACCGGGAGGTTTCGAGCTTCAAGCTCAAGAATGGCTCTGAGCTTCACGTGGTTTTAGTTTAACGAAGTTTACATACGTTGAGAAGGTTGCTAGGGATGTTCCTAGCAACCTTTTTTTATGTGCACCGCATGGAAGTTAAGAGTGATTTTGCTTATAAGTCTCCTTTGGGGGGCGTTAGTCTTCAAGTGACGTTTGCGGTTCCGGATGAGGTTGATGATTTAGACTTCATTCCGCGGGTTGCAGATAGCGTTTCCGTTTTATGCGACCGGACTTTCACCGTTGGTGACTTTGTTGTTCGTGGCATGGTTGCGAAGTATCCTTCAGAGTCACTTCCGGAGTTAGCTTCTACGTTGTACACGGTTTGGGTTTATGTTTATTGCCAGCCGGATGATTTCTTTTCGGCTGTAGGTACCGACTCCGCTCAGGACATTATGATCCAGCGTTGGAATTCCGATTCTATTCATGGGTTCGTTTCTAAGCGCTTGGTTTCGCTTGGAGCGTTTCCGTCCTCGTCGTTGCTGTCCACGGAGATTCAGAAGTCACTGGGTATTGCTATGTGTACGTGGTGGCACGTGTGCCTTCAGGATATCTACTGGCGACATATGGAGTCGCTTAAGGTTATCGCTCCGACTGTCGACTAATCACCTGCTTCACTATGGGTCGTTTCAATCCTAAGTTAGCACAGTGGGTAAATTCCAACTTATCATTCCGAGATGAGTATAAGGCTATTTTTGGCAAGGAGTTGGGTTACGGTACTTGCTACTGTCCTTTTCATGCTAACACGGATACGAAGGCTGCTAAGCTGTACGGCAATTGGTTGAAGTGCTATGGTGAGTGCCAGCGGTCTTATAGCGTTTATGACTTGCTCTGCAAGTTTAATCCGGATCGCCTTCGTGAGTTGTGTTACTCGGGTGTTTTGCCGGAGCAGGGTGTTGTCTTTCGCCATGACGTTAAGTCTGTAGTTTTATCTTACGCTTCGGCGTCGGATATACCTTCGGATTTGGTTCCGGGGTCTTTTGAGTTTTATACTTTTATTTCGGATTTTCAATGAGTGCCTTACAGAAGAAGACGTTGGTGTACGTCGATGGTCATACGGAGGATGTCATTATACTTTTCACTTTGGAGATGTGCTATGTTGTTCTGGCTTCCAACCGCCGGGTTGCTTTGGTTTCCCGTGGTGTTGTCAAGAACGTTGTTCCTTACGTCAAGCGCCAGAAGGATTGACATCTATGTTGTGGGGCACATTTAACGGGTACAAAGTTGGCTTGGTTCAGAATCTGTCGGATTTGGATTACATCCGGGCGGATTTGCATGCCAATATAATTGCCGGATTTGACAGCGAAACTACTGGATTAAGTTTTGTTCGGGATCGGGTTGTGGGTGTGTGTATCGCTACGGGTAAGACTTACAGCAAGGATGACTACTGTGGTTATTACATTCCTATTCGCCATGTGGGCTATCACGCCAATCTTCCGGTTGATCTAGTTATTGCTTTCGTGCAGTATGTCGTCGATAATTATATGACGATGTGGTGGAACCGGAGTTTTGACTTTTCCATGTTGGAGCTTGACGGATTCAAGGCACCTTTTGTTGGTAAGACTCATGACGTCCAGTTCATGGCGCATGAGATTTTCAATGAGCGTTATCCTAAGCTGAAGGTCTTTGCTAAGCGCCTTTTTGGTTTTAAGACTATCGACTTCGAGGCGAATAACGCCGATAACGGAAACTTCGGGTCCACAGATCCAGAGGTTTCTTTCATTTATGCTGCAGCCGACCCTCTCATCACGACACTATGTGGTCTTCGTATTTGGAGTGACTATCCTCATATTCGTCAAATTTACCCGTTGGATAACGAGTCGGGTGAGGCTGTTCGTCGCTTGGCTAAGGCAGATATCCTTCTTGATTATGATTTCTTAGATCAGGAGGTTATTCGCACTTCTGCCCGCATGGAGGATGTCCGGCAGCGTATCTATCAGCTTGTGGGCTACGTTTTCAACATTAGTAGTGAGGATGACAAGGCGGATGCCTTGAGTCGCTTTGTCACGTTGACGGTCCGCACTAAGAGTGGCAAGTTCAAGACGGATAAGAACGTCTTGGCGACGATAGATCATCCGTTAGCTAAGCTTATGTTGGAGTATAATGCCTTGAGTACTTACTTGAAGTCTTTCGTTTCCAAGATGGCCTCGTGGCGTCATCGTCAGATTCCGGTTCATATTAATTATAACCTTGTCGTGGCGTTGACGGGTCGTATGAGTAGCTCCGGGTCGGAGGGTAATGACTTCTACGTTCCTTTTAATGGCCAGAACTGTGTTCGTGGTTCTAATACTACAGTTTTCACTCGTTCCGGGTCCAAGTTGATTTCGGAGGTTGTTGTTGGTGACGAGGTTTGGGATGGCGCTGCTTTTCGGCGTGTGTCTGCGGTTTTGGATCAGGGTGTACGTGAGATTTACCGTTTGACTTTGGAGGACGGTCGTTTTTTGGATGCGACATCGGATCACCCGGTTCTCACGGCTTCGGGGTTCCGTGAGGTTTCTACGTTACTCGGAGTCGATGTTTTGGTAAGTGAGAATCCTCATGTTTTCCTGACTGGTGTTGATTGCGGTCCCGCTAGGTACTTGTGCAGGGTTGTGTCGATCCTCCCTATTGGCTCTGATCGTGTTTATGACATTACGGTTGACGTTTCGGAGCGCTTTGTGGCCAACGGTATTATAGTTCATAACTGCCCTAAGGTCTCCTTGAAGATGTATTTGCATACTGATCCTCTTATAGGCTACTGTTTGAAGCATGAGGCGGAGGGTGCAGTGTGTGATGAGTCGGGCAAGCCTATTAAGTACAAGACGAAGGGCGGACTTCGTGATGCCTTCTTGGCCAACCCACCGGGGGAAGATGATTGGGTAATGGTTGGCAACGACTATGCGTCCGAAGAGATTGCCCTTGTAGCTAACATGTCCCGCGAGGAGGGTTTCTTGTATCCGTTGCGTCATGACCTCGATGTTCATATGTACGTTGCGGAGACACGCTTCCACGTTTCGGACCCTGAGTTCCGTGATAAGTCTAAGGCTGTGTCGTTCGGTAAGATTTACGGTGGTGGTCCTACGATGATCGCTAATCGCCTGAATATCTCGAAGCAGGAGGCGAATAAGATCATCTATGACTACGATACGGGTATGCCTGTTTTTGCTCGGTGGCAGAAGGCTTTGCAGAAGCAGGCAAAACGTACGGGCTTTGCTAAGACGTTCTTTGGACGCACTATTTATTTAGCCCGGTGGTTCAATTCTCCGGATAACGGATTGCGTGCTTATGCCGACCGAGTTGCTTTAAACAGTCCAATTCAGGGGAGTTTGCCTAGGTCCTTGTATTCGCCGTCGCAGGATGGGAAGGTCTATTCTCCGTGGCAGTCGTTCGTCGGGCACCGCATGACTTTCCAGACTCGGTCGGACGGCGCGCGCGTAGGCGTCCCTACGTTCCGGGGAGAGCATGACCTTCATGTTGCTTTGTTCGATACGGGTGACTTCTGTGTTTGCAATCTGGGCCATAAGTTTGTCAAGTATGGTACGGATCGTGTCTTGCTTGGTCTGGATGAGATAGGTACTTCACCTGTTGCTTTGATTCCTCCTATGCGCAAGAGTAAGTGGGGTTGGCTGAAGGGCTTGTTTAGTGGACATAAGTGGACTTTGGAGTCGCTTCTTGCGCATGGTAAGATGGGCCGTGACATACGCACGGATGATTGGGCTATCTACTGGTGTATGCTGAAGGCATTTCTGATGCGAAAACGGGTCCATACGCGGTCGATATTATCTGCGATGATCCTACGTTCTATCTGCGATCTTTTCGGCTGGAATTTGGTCTACGATTTGCGTCATTCGGTTGTTGATGATTATGCTTTCAAGTTACGGTGGGGTCGGCGTCGCAAGGGTCATGCTATTTTCGCCACGGAACTTGGAGTTCGGGATAATGTCATTTCGCCTTCCATGTCTTCGGGCCTTCAGACTTACCCTATGTGTGGCTTTGTTCATAAGAACACGGGTGGTGACTTGATTCGCCGAGACTTGGTTAAGTTCGAGCGCTTAAATGATCTGCTCCCGGAGTGGCGTGAGAACGTTCGCTTCGTGGTTACGGTTCATGACGAGGTCCAGTTCCGTGTTCGCCGCAAGTATTTGTTTAAGGCTATTCCTATCATCCAGAAGGTTATGAACTTCTGGCCTAAGAACTTCGAGACTCCGGTTGTTGTTGAGCCGGGTGTTGGTTTCCGCTGGGGCGGTGAGCTTGACATTGACGGTGTTCTGGATGACGGTCGTATTGTTCCTAAAGGTTACATGCCGCCGCCGGAGTACTTCGAGGGTCATGACGTCTATTGGCTTCGTTCATGGAAGGAGGGAAAGGAGAAGAAGCGTGGTTTGTCTAAGAAGTGAGTACGTAGAGGTATGGAGTGCTGTTATAGTCCCGGAGATTTGGTTTCGGGCAGTTGGGTTGCCGTTGCGACGTTTAGGTCTTGCAGTGCAGTTTGCGGGAGTTACATTTGCCTTCTTTCGGACATGTCGGAGGTTCGTCTCTATTGGGATGGCTCCGGCTTCTTGAAGGACTTGGGTTCTTTTTACGTTGCGGCGCTGGAGGAGGATTTTGTAGTTTCGGTTTTATGCGCAATGTAGATATGCATGAATTTGTATCAGATTGGGAGTTGGTGATTATTCCTGTTGAGGAGAGTTTTAATACTGAGGTGGTATGGGCTTTTTGAATGTGCTGGCATGGTGCTTGGGTAGTTACTATGTCCTTTCGTACTTTGTTTTCGTTCTTATTCTTTGGAATCTGAACGACATGTATAAGTCGGAGAATGGCATTCCTTGGGGTTACGCTAAGATAGTTGCCATTCCGTTTATAGGGTTCTGGCTTTTTGTTATGGTTGTTATAGGAGATATTGCTCGCCATCGTGACAATGAGCTTCTGAAGGCTCAGAATGCTAAGGATCGAAAGGGTTCTATGCACACTGGGTCTGACACTCGTTTTCACCGTGGCGGCGGAGATACGGAGGACTAGTTTGTGGTGGGTGGCTGGCGTCGCATTAAAGTGCAAAATTGTATATAGTTACTTGTATATAATCACCTGCCTACGTTTATGTTGATGTTAAAGTTGGGAAACTTTGGCGGTTGAATAAAATGATGTCATTTTGACAGCCTCCGTGAGTTCTTCACGGAGGTTTTTGTTGAAATATGTTTGCATTATTAAATTAACTTTACTATCTTTGCGATGTGGTAATAGTGCCACGCATAATTTAATACGGATTTTGTCATGCCCAAGCGTAAGATTTTGGTCGGCTCTTATGTCTATTTGCCGCTTCCGGGTATTCAGAGTTGTTCTTTAGGAGTTTGTGCTCGTGTCGTCTTGTTGTACTCCACTCCTTGTGAGGAGTGCGTTGCCGTTGGGGATCGTTATTATGATCCTGTTTCGGGTGAGTCGGGCGACCTGTCTTCTCATTCGCATATTGTAGTTCGTCCTGCGAGTTACTTGACGGGATATGGCCTTGAGGATTGCCAGCAAGTTGTTGCGATCTTTTCGCGGAGCATGATAAGCCCTACGAAGTCGTCTCCGTCTATTGTTCGTTTAGCACGTTATGCAGGAGTCTAGGCTATGGAGTCGAGAGCTACTTTTCTAGATTTTCACAATCTGGTCCGAGCTTATTATGGTCCGTATGTGGATTCGAAGCCGCTGTTGCGTTCGGATGCTGCGTCGGGTGCTCATTGCTTCGACTTCTTAGCGTGTAGCTTTCTGCCGCATTCTCTGGAGCGTGTTTTGGTTCGTGTGAAGGCTATCACTAGACCGTGGGTTTATTCTGAGGTTTTGTCCGCCTGCTTAGACGCTTATGATATCAATTCTCTACGTGTTTCCTTAGAGTGCGGGAACTATCGTTGTGAGTGGATCTATTCGGATTTAGTGTCTGGTTCGGTATTAGAGCGTCTGTTCGATGTCTGTGCTATGCTTCCTACGCTTAAGTCTGCTTATGATGTTGTCACGCTGCATCGTCGTCTTAGTTTGGTTCTGCGGTCTTGGGGTTATACGAAGTAGTCTTTGCTATGGATTCCTATCGCCGCATACCGTTGTCTAAGCCTTTTGAGGGTGCCCGGAGGATTTCTCCGGAGCTTTACATGTCGGGAGTTGCTTCGGCCTTTCTGGGTTATCAACTTGGTCGCACTAAGAGCGTAGATGACTTTTACCGTATCTTGGAGGATCACTTAATTTCGGTCCGCAATGTTTGGCGGTCGCCGGATTATGATGCTAGCCGTGTAGTGTGCTGCTTTGTGAAGTTGGAGTCGCAGGCTATTTCCGTCAACCATCGTGAGATTATGCGCGTTCTTAGTTCTGCTTTGGGTCTTGAGTACCGGGAGGTTCGTGGTACTACGTCTCGTAATGCTCGCATCTTTGATGTTCTGGGTCCGGACTACTCGGTTTTGGCTTTCTTGCCGCTCTTTAGCTACACGTTGATTTCGTATGATCGTATAACACGTAGGGTCATTAAGAACATGCGTGGGGATCGTTTTGTGAAGTTTGCGTGGCGCGCGGATTTCACTTCGGAGTTTCTCCGTCGCATTCAGGAGATAGTGTTGAACGTTTTAAAGTGAGTTTGGGTTAATATGGGTTCTGCTTTTTTCCAGTCTAATGTTAACTTCTGTGCTGAGTCGCATTTGGATACTGTTAACTATCCGCAGGAGTATGCTGACAATAATTTTCGTCTTTTCGGCAATAAGCTTTCCCTTATTGAGGGTAAGCTTGATGCATGGCGTGCTTGTGGTTTCCGCGATGCGCTTGGGGCTTTCAAGGTTCTCCGTATGATTAGAGCTTTGTGTGGGGACGGTCACCTTACGAAGCTTGGCTGCAGTGGTGCTTTGCTTACATACGGCGATTATACTATGAGCCTTAATAGGTATGTGTTTTTGCTTTGCCGTAACGACAAGGTTTTGTTTCGGTGGTTTACTTTGGACTATGATTGGATTTACTTGTTGCCGTCATTGTTGGGCTTAGATGTAGAGCGTGATGAATAGAGAATTATTGTGTGTGTCGGCCATTAGGTTTGCGTGTGGTTCACGAGGTTCACGCCTTATGGATAGCAGCTTTGCTGTGCAGGTTGTTGATTTGAGTCTTCGTAGGTTCAGTGCGTCCTTGCGTCCGCTTCGTGAGTTCTGCTTCTATGCTTCGCCTGCTAATATTCCTTTGGCTGCTTACGATCTTCGTGATATTGCTTATCTGATTTCGGCGTTTCTTTTAGACTATGATATTAAGCCGCTGCATAAGGTTTCGTCATTAGACAATACTGCAGATTGGAGTGTTCAGCATGGTGACTTGGTGGTTCGTATTTCTACGGATCAGATTCGGTTTTTTGATTTGTCGTCTTCGGAGACTTTTATTCTGGGCGTAGACACAGGCGCTTGGTTGCTTTGGATTCATTTGATTCCTTATATCTTTGGATTAATGGACGACTTCTACGAACTAAAACTGTAGAAAGTCAATTCCTTAAGATATGGGATGAATACAGCTTTTAAGCTTGCATAAACGTAAAAATAAACTTATATTTGCAAAGCAATTATAATTATCTATGTTGACATACAAGTACAAACTCTACAGAACGCATCGGACCATATGGCTTGATCGGATGCTTCGTGAGTGCGCATTTGTATGGAACCACGCGCTATCGCTTCAACGTAGATATTATCGCATGTACGGTAAGTACATCTCCACGGTCGACATGCAGAAGCATTTTGCCAAACGCATTAAGCGTAATCTTCTGTACTCACATAATAGCGTCGAGGTTCTGCAGCGACTTGATGCAGCTTATCAGCGTTTCTTTAGGAAGCTTGCTAAGCGTCCGCCTAAGTTTCGACGTGCTGCAGACTTTCAATCATTCGTCTACAAACTCCACTATGGCTATAAAATAGATGGCAATTGCTTTACGATTAACAGACTTAAGAAAACTTATAAATTTCACAAATCACGTGACTTTAATGGCGCGATAAAGACGGTTCGCGTTAAGCGTGATCCGTGCGGTGACTTTTGGTTGTACGTTACAACATATGCTAAAGTAGAAGCCAACAACACGACACATGATGGTGCGGTTGTCGGCATCGACTTTGGTCTTAAGATGTACTTGACGTTATCCGACGGACGCGTGTACGAGAATCCACAATTCTTCAAGCAGACGTTACGCGACATTCGTAAGGCGCACCGTCGTCTTAGCAGAACGATCAAAGGTTCTAGCAACCACCGCCGTCGCCGTTTGGAGCTAGATAGACTTTACCGCAAGATTAGCAACCGTCGTGATGCTTATCAGTGGCGTTTGGCGCATGAACTATGTCGTCATTATTCTACGATCTGCTTGGAGACGTTGAGTTTGGACGGTATGCGTCGCTTATGGGGTCGCAAGGTTACGGACCTCAGCCACGCATCTTTCGTGTCACGCTTAGAATTCGTGGCCACTAAGTACAACACCCATATTGTGCATGTTGACAAGTGGTTTGCGAGCAGCAAGACGTGTAGTTGTTGCGGGTACGTTAACAAAGAGCTTCGGCTGGTTGACCGATCATGGACTTGCCCACAATGTGGTGCGCACCATGATCGTGATCTTAACGCGGCGTTAAACATTAAGCGTTCGGGCATGGACGCTTTGATTAGTGGCAGTAAGCCCGCTTTTAGCGGCGGCCATGCTTGAGTCAAGAATCCCGCGTCTTTAGGCGTGGGGTATGTCAAGTAGATGATATTGTCTAACTATTTTTGATTACATTATATGGCTTCTCGAGGATATAAGTTTGTGCGTACTGGGGGTTCTGGGGCTGAGTTGGTTCCGGTTAAGTATTCCACGGCGGTTACGCAGTTGGTTCCGGGTGATCGCTATTTGCTTCATGCTCCGGTTCGCGTTTTGAATGCGGGTCAGTGGGTTACGGGTCAGTATGTTGATACGACTTCGGCGGGCATGGCTCGGTTTACGGCGTTGTGTGGCTCTGCCGATACCATTGCCCGCTTGGTTCCGGATGACGATGGTCTTTTCCCTTATCCAGAGGCGGATTTGCTTAGTAGTAAGACATTCGTTCCGACATATGGTCTTTAGTGCAGCTTAGGACGGAGGTTTATCCTCCGTCTTTTTTTATTGGTCAGGTTTCCCTTCGTAGGTTTCCTCCTTTTCTTTTGGTCTTTCGCCTGCCTCTTCTGGAGGTATTTGTCTTAGTTTTCCGGTCCGGTTTTTCCGGGCCGTTTTTGTCGTTGCAATTATATATCCGATAAATAAAAATAGTTCGTTGTGTACAGGTCGCAGTTGCTAACATATCTTAGTGCTCTTTTTAGTAGCGGCAATCCGTCGGCGTCTGATTTTCAGAAGTTGATTCAGGGTTTGGGTAGCGAGTCGGATAGACCTCATATTGTGTGTGTATCGTCTTCGTCTAATATTCCTGATGATCAGCTTCAGACTTCGACTTATGACATGCCTACGACTACTTCTGGTTCGGGTTGTGGTTCTACGGGTGCTTCTCCTGCTCCGTCGGGTTGTGGTTGTCCTCCTGCGCCGACGCCGCCTACCCCGCCGCTTCCTACGACTCGCAAGGAGAAGGTTATCAATGTTCTGTGCGATTGGTTCCGTGAGGGTTGGCTTCTGGATTGTATTGGCATTTGTACGGGTACTGATGCTGCTCGCGCCTACTATTGGGTTGTTAGCATGGACTCGGATGCAGGCACCTACGAGATACTGTCTGTCCAGTTTAATAACCCGGGTTTTGGCAAGGGCGGCTTTGCTTCGGAGAACGCTATCCGCCTTCTGCGCCTTGTTTACAATCGCTCTACGCAGACGGTTGTTTCTACGGATGCCCGTCTGGTTATTACGGAGCTTACGAATGCCGTCATGTCGGAGGACGTCCGTGAGATTAAGATTGTTTACTCGACGCCGCCTATGCAGGAGGATGGTGTTCTGTATGTCCAGATGTCGCTTCCTAAGCTTGATAAGCCTGATGTCTCGGTTTCTGCTGTTACTCAGACGTCGTGCGTCCTTAGCTGGCCTAGCATTGCAGGCGCTGCAGGTTATAGGTTTGCGATTGAGGGCACGGACATTTCGGCCATTGTGTCTTCGCCTTACATGGTCACGAATTTGAAGCCTAGCCGTTCTTATGTTTTCACGGTCACGGCTCTTGGTGATGGTGTTAAGTCGAGTGACTCGGAGGCATCGAGTGTCAACGTCTTGACTCCTGCAGCAAGCATTCTGTCTGCTCCGGTTCCTGTAGTGTCTAATTTGAGTTCTACTTCTGCCGTTGTTTCGTGGTCTGCTGCCCGTGGTGGCGATAGTTACACATACAGGCTTAATAACGGTCCTTTGGTTTCGGAGGTTATGCCTCCTGTTACTTTGGATGGTTTGACTCCGGGTTTCCGTTACACGTTTGCTGTTAAGGCTGTTTCCACGTCGCCTGCGGTTCTGGACTCGGATTGGGGTTCTACGGATTTTGTCACGGAGAGTGGCGATTGATTGTTGATTGGTTTTTGTTGCTGGGTCATGACGCCTTCTGTTGTTCGTTCGGATAATAATGTGTGGGTTTTGCTCACGGCGTTGAGTGTTGTTTTCAACGCGGAGGAAGCATTGCGCTGTTGGCTTAACGGTCAGATTGTCTGGGAGCGGAAGGGTCCTTATCTGGAGGTTTCTCCGGATGTTGTATGGCTTGCGTCGGCTGCGGGGAGTTCCGGCAGTTTTAAGATTACTAGCAATACGGACTGGGTAATTATTTAGTATTCCTTTTTTTTTTTGCATTATGGCAATACCTTCTTGGCTAACGCTATCACAGCTTTCGGGTAATGGTGACGAGAACATTAACGTCACGGGTACTGAGCATACTGGTCGTGTTGTTCGTACCTACACCTTGACGGTTACCGCTACGGGTCCTGTGGCTTGTAAGGTGACTACGAATCAGACTCCTACTGCTGAGTTCTGTACTTTTGATTCTAACACCGCTTCTGTTGGTAAGGAGGGCGGTGCTCTTACCATTACGGGTAAGTCTAACTCTACTAAGCTTACGTTTGCGGTTACGGAGGGCGGTTCTTTGAAGCTTACGCTTCCGAGCAACTACAAGGCTTCTGGTGTTGACGCGGCTAACGGTGCTGTTATTGCGGGTGACCCCGGTGCTACTGCTGCTTTTAGTTTCTCGATTGAGTTTACGGTTGATCCGAATACTACTATCGAGTCTAAGACGGCTACGGTTACGGTTACGGATGCGGGCGGTACTTCTGCGGGTGCTGGTCAGTACCATTCTTGCGTTGTCACTCAGAATGCAGGTGATGCTTACCTGTATGTCAAAGAGGAGGGCACTACGACGGCTACGATTACCATTCCCGCTGCGGGCGGTTCTGGTAATCAGGCGCAGTTCTCCGTAATTTCTAATACGGACTGGGTCATATCGTAGTGATTTTCAGACACTTACGCTATCGGGTCGGGATTGGTTTTCCAGTCCCGACTTTTTATTTTACTTTTTTTCTTTCATTTATAGATTAATCTTTTTATATTTGTGCAAATAAATTCCGTTGGTTATGGTGACTCATAAAGCTCAAAAGATTCGTGCAGGTCATTACTTGTACCGTGGTTTCCATGTGTATTCCGTCGGCTATTATGAGCCGGAGGGTTGTGTGTGCTGGGAAGCAGTTGATCATGATGGGTGTGGCTTCGCTCATTCACACTCTTTACGCGATACGAAGGCTTTGATTGATGCCGAGCTTAATTCCCCTCGGTTTTCCCCTTCCCTTCAGCGTTAGACGTTGCCTCCGGCGGCATTGATGCAATTATATATCCTATAAATTGCATTCGATGTCTTCGGTTAGGGTTGTAAGTATTCCGTCTGACGGTGGTATTTCGTTAGCTGCATCTCATAGTTACACCGCTGATTTTCCGTGGGAGGATGACAGCGGTCAGTATGTTCGTATGGGTGCAGACTCTAATACGGGTCCTGTTTCTACTGCTGATTTCTGGTCGGACGAGAATCTTTCGGGTAAGCGTCGGTCTATGCTTATCGACCTCTGTGCTGGCGGTTCGTCTTCCGTTTATCGGACACGTGTTAAGGTCACTCAGGATTCCGCTTACCTTAGTGCGGACGTTGCTTCCTACACGCTTCCTGCAGAGGCGGGGTCTTCTGTTGATCTTTCGTTCACCTCTACGGTTTCGTCCCTAGGTATCATTACGATTGAGAGTTCGGATACGTCTTTGTATACTGTTTCTAACCGTCGTCAGGGTGGTCGTGTTGTGACGGTTACGGTTACGGCGGTTAAGTCGTGGTCTTCGACTACGACTACGGGTAATGCTGCTGTTATTACGGCGAGTGTTCATGGTGTTGGGGGTAAGGTTACGCTTTCTGCTGTGACGTACGTTCGTCAGGCTCCGAGTACGTTCCGGGGGTATGTGGGTGTTTCGTCTTCGGTCAATTCCTATACGTCTTCTAGCTTCAGCTTTGATCAGCAGAGCACATCGAGTCCTGTTGAGGTTCCGGTTTCTATTTCGGAGGGTAGCACGTGTAGCTATGTTTTTAATTCTGTCTCTATTGTCGAGCAGTGGGGCGACGGTGAGAAGCTTGTTCCTATTTCTAGCTTTGCTTCTCGTATTACCCTTTCGGCTTATGGTCCTTTTACGGACTTCCAGTCGCCTACGACGTCTGTATCTTTGGTTGGTGATGATATCCATACTACATGGAACTCTTTGGACTTGACTTCCAATGCAGCTCCGTCGGTTTCGGGCTACGTTGTTGTAGCCGTTTCTTTGGATGACAAGTTGCTTGGCACACTTCGGTCCTTTGAGTTTACGCGAAGTGCTAATCGTCCTGTTTCTACCTATGGGGCTTTAGCTTACCGTCTTCGTTACTCGCAGGCGGGGGTTATCGCTTCGGAGTTATCCGCGGAGGCTACTACCACTAGCAATGATGGTGGCAATCCTCAGTATTTCGAGTTCTACCGTCCTGAGACGGTAACCTATACTTCGGGTACGGTTTTGACCCGCGACGCTCTTGTTGCTATGGACCCGTCTAAGGGTGGCGCTGTGTCTTTGAGTTCCGACATGCTGAAGGATGGTTATACTACGTTCCGCTCTGCAGGTGCTTCTGTTCCTTATTCGCAGTGGGACGTATGGAATCCGGATCGGACACCGTTCATAGGCCCTCGTTATTACGAGTCAGGTCTTACGGCGATTGCTCCGGGGGGTGCTGCTATTTCGGGTTCCGCTCGTAACTTGACACGTGCTGCGGGGTTGTTTTCGAGTACGGTTCCTTACTCGGTTTACTTTGTTTTTGGTCGCTGGCCGTCGGATGTTCCTACGTCTACACAGTTGGACGTTTATTATAAGTTAACTTCCTCGGATGACTCTGCGACTACGGATTACGTTTATCTTCAGTCCATTTTTTTGGGCGTCCAGCCGGGTTCGGATAATTACTGGGTTTCTATTCCGGGAGGTCCTACGTCGTTGTTGATTCAGGCGTTGTCTTCTACGCAGCTTGGCTCTCGCCCTGTGCAGTATGGGGACGCTATAGGCTTCAACTTGCGTCTGTTTGGTCAGGATCATGGTTTCTTTTCGGGTACGGGCAGTAACTATCCGTGGAAGTTAATCCAGCACGATGGGGTTGGTTCTAGCTTGTCTAATCCGTTCTATATGATTTATGAGTAGGCAAAAAATAAAAGGCTTGACTCCGGTTGTTCCGGGTTCTGCTTCAGTTTCGATGCTGGATGTTCCGTCGGAGGGCGGTTCTTTTCCGGTGTCGGGGTTGTCTTCGGATTCGGATGTTGTGACTTATGCTGCGGGTTCCTATCCGTGGGAGGATGGTAGTGGTCAGAGTGTTACTGTTACCCCGTCTTCGGGTGTTGGGAGTATTAGTGACGTTGTGATTTCTGTTCCTGAGAATTTCACGTCGCGTTCCCGCCGGATGGAGTTGGACTTTACTTTGGATATGGACCCTACGAAGCAGGTTACGGTTTACTTGTCTCAGTCTTACGCTTCGTTTTACGCGGAGTCTGCGGAGGTTATTGCTCCTACGGCTGCTGGGTCTCCGTTCCGTGTTTACTTTGTGACGTCTGCGTCTTCTATTGCTGCTGGGGGTTCTGTTTCGGGTGGGTCTAAGGATGAGAGTCTTTATACTTACTATAACTCTGGTATTGATCCGGATAATCCCAAGCGCATGTGGGTTGAGTTCCTTACTGTGCAGTCATGGAATTCGAGTACTCCGGGTAATACGGCTACTTTGTACGCTAGGTTTGGCTTACTGCAGGCCACGGTTTCGGTTTCCCAGCAGGCAGACTCTGTAGTGTCCTATACGGGCTTGGGTTGCACTACGATCTCTGTTACGTCTGAGTCTGGGAATGTTGAGGTTCTGGATGCTCCTTATACGGGTGTTGGTGCTATTAATATTCCTATTACTGCTGCCGAGACTATCACGCAGACTTTCGATGACGCTTACTTGATAGCTTTGTATTCGTCGGGTCATGAGGATCATGTCCCCTTGTCGTCGCTTAGTGCTTCGCGCTTACGTGTTGAGTTCGCGGGGTCTTCGGAGTGGTCTTCTTATCTTGAGGACAGCAGTGCTTCTGTTGTCAATAGTAAGTTGACCTATTCTTTCTCTACTACTTATGCGGGTTCGGAGCTTCGTCCGTCTACGAGTGGCTCTGTTTCAATTCGTGTCTACTATAACGATCAGGCCGTCGGTACTTTGTCGAGTCGTGTCTTTGAGTTGCCTGCTAATGAGAAGTCGGAGTTGGTTTACACGTCTATTGCCGCCGCTCCATTGTCTTTGTATTATCTTGACGAGCCAGTTTACGCAGGTATCGTTGCCACATACAGGGAGGAGTATACCTCTGGTGCCGCTAATAGTGGTCGTACACGGTTTACGTCGCCCTCGGATATTACGGTTACGCAGCAGCCTTATGCGTCTGGGTTCTACACTTTGGGGTCTAATGCCTCCGGGTATTATGTTTCCTTTGCCACCCCCAATGATTTAGGAGGAGCTATTTACTATCGGGATTCGGGACTTGCAGGTTTGGACATGAAGTTTATTCCTACGGGAGGTACGACTACTTGTGCTGTGGCTTATGTGGGTCGCGGCTTTGCGGATTCGGGGACTTTGTACTTCAAGGTTAATAAGTCGGAGTGGACTTCGTCGAGTTCGCTTCCTGTAGGTCAGTTGTATTTAGACTGGACTGTGCCGTCGGGTCCTTCTTTAAATTCGGACTGCGGGGTGACGACATCGGCTTCGGGTCCAGATTCGTCTTACTTTTACTTTTCCATTCCGTGCGGCAGTTACTCTAAGATGGCTAATAGTCTTTCTTTTGGTTGGGATGAAGGTGTTGTTTACAACTGGGGTCAGAGCGGTGTTTTCCGTCTTGAGATTAGCGGGGCTAACGCTGCTGCTTTCAAGAGCTTTAGCTTTAATGCCGCTTATGGTACCTACGGCACTCCGGAGGATGCTTGTTTGATGACACGAGTTTAGTTTTAGGTAATTATTTACTTTTTCATTTTCATTTGCAATAAATGTAAAATAATTGTAACTTGCAGTCGTGAAGAAGGCATTTAAATATCGCATTTATCCGAACAAGGCCCAGCAGGCTTTGTTGCAGGCGACGTTTGGGTGCTGTCGCTTCGTGTATAATAAAACGCTAGACATCAGGAAGACGGCGTATGAGAGGGATAAGACGCAGCTTAGCAAGTTTGACTTAACCAAGAAGATACCGCTGCTTAAAGAAGAGTTTCCGTGGTTGCGCGACGTTCCGGCGGTATGCTTGCCGCAAGCAGTCGGCGATATGGATGATGCCTATCAGAAGTTCTTTAAGTCCGGTAATGGTTATCCTAAGTTTAAGACGAAGCATCGCAGCCGTAAGTCTTGTCGTTTTCCGGGCCAGAGTTGTGCGGTATTGCAAGACATTAGTCGTTTAAAGTTTCATAAGTTAGGCTTAGTCAAGTATAAGAAGGATCGTGAGTTCGTCGGTACTTTACGTCACATTGTGGTTACACAGGAAAGTGACGGTAAGTACTACGCTTCGTGTGTAGTAGAGACGGGTGTCGAAGCACCTAAGCCACAATCCGCAGAAGCTAGTACGACGGTCGGTATTGACTTAGGACTCAAAGACTTTATCGTTACGTCGGACGGACGCAAGATAGCTAACCCGCGGTTCTACGCTACTATTGACCGTCGTATAGCTCGGTTGCAGAAGCACGAAGTTAGAAAGACGAAAGGGTCTAAGCGTCGTGCACGCATCCGATTGAAAATTAACAAACTTTATGTTAAGAAACGCAACTTAATCAAAAATTATATTTACCATGTTGCCAAGACGTTACTGCGTGAAAGCCAAACGTTAGTAATGGAAAATCTCAATATTGTCGGCATGGTTAAGAATCATAGTTTAGCTAAATCCATCCAGAATATTTGTTGGGGTGAACTGCGTAGAGTGTTGGAGTACAAGTCTCAATGGCTTGGCCACAATCTCATCCTCATAGATCGTTGGGCACCGAGTACGAAGACTTGTAGTTGTTGCGGTTTCCACAATTCTATGTTGACGCTTTCAGATCGTTCGTGGGTTTGTCCGGGTTGCGGTACGCATCACGACAGAGACGTCAATGCTGCGATTAATATTAAGCGTATGGGTTTAGAGTCATTATTGCCTGCGGTGGGCGGGTTTGACGGACGTGGAGAGGTTGGTTACAACTTCGACGAAGCGTCAATATGTACAGTGTAGAAATTGTATGCATTCACCTTGGTTTAGCGCCATTGAGGCCGAGATTGAGCTTTATGTTGAGGTTGTGGACTTGTCTGAGTCGTTGTCGGAAGTTCGCTGGAGACCTTACGATAGTAAGACGCCGAACGTGACGCAGAGCCGCCGTTATCCTCGGTCTATTGCTCATTCTATGTATCGTCGTCTTCGTCGTGAGTACATGGCTCATGTTTACTACGACTTTTTGAAAGGTTACTCTAAGACACACTTAGATTCGCAGTCTAAGTTTTCGCGTTGGTATGTTTTTCATCGCAAGTGGTTCTCGCCACGTTGGGTTCTTGCTAAGTTTTTGCATATTTATATTTGATGGTCATGGAGTTGGGTACCATTCGGTCTTCGTCGCGTCAGTCTGTGCTGCGAGAGTTGAAGACTTTCTTTAAGATTCAGGAGCTTGTATGCTCTCATGTTTATAATCGGTTTGGTGAGAATGCATGGCAGTTCTTGGATACCGATTTGCTTCGTTTTCTGCTGTGGGTTCGTCTGCTTACGGATAAGCCTATCACGGTAAATAACTATCATTCTGGGGGTAGTTATTCTCAGCGTGGTCTTCGTTGTAACAAGTGTGACCTTGTTGCCACTAAGACGTACGCCTATGTTTCTGCTCATATTCTCGGCAAGGCGGTTGACATGACGGTTGAGGATATGGATGTGGAGGAGGTTAGATCGCTCATCAAGGAGAATAAGAGTTCGCTTCCGTGCCAGCTTCGCCTTGAGGAGGGTGTTTCGTGGGTTCATGGCGACGTTCGGTCTTCTATGGGCTACGATAGTGATGACTATTGCATTATCACGTTCACGGATTAGTGTACGTATACATAATGTGCCTTTGGTAACAACGAGGCGCTGTTTCATATTTTTGGGCGACGGCGGGGAGCGTTGAGGCGCGCTTCCTGCCGTTTTTAATTTTGTCGGTTATGGGTAAGACTTTCTGGCAGGTTGTAGCTATTCTGCTTCTTTTGGGTTTGATCTTCGGCGGTGGATACTACTTGGGTTACAAGTCTGTCTCGGTCACGGAGCGTGTTGTTGAGAAGTTGGTTCCGGGGGATACTATTAGGGATAGCATTAGATTTCCGGTTCCGGTGTATGTTGACCGTTGGCATCCGGGCAAGGTCGATACGGTTTATTTTCCGGCTCCTACGTCTCCTATAGATTCTGCTTCTGTTGTGGAGGACTATTTTGCTACACGGGATTACCTTTTGGATTTCAGTTCGGATTCTTGTGGTACTTTCAAGGTTTCCTGTAAGGTTACACGGAATCAGCTTGTGGATGCTTCGTCTATGATTGTTCCCATGTACCGTTATGTTGAGAACGTTCGTGAGGTCCGTACGACTCGTTTCTTTCAGCCGTGGGCTATGGTTGGTACAGACTTCCGATTTGGCACGCAGCAGCTTATGTTAGGTGGTGACTTTCGTGAGAAGTATAAGGTCGGAGTTAGTGGCATACGTATAGGTGATAATTATGGTTGGACCCTGAATGTTGGCTTCAACTTTTAGCTGTGTTGTATGGGTAGTGCGTTAGTTAATCCGCCACGTGTTGTTGAGCCGTCGGGGTCGGATTATTGCCGTTCAGATAGATATACGTTTTTCATGACCGCGGAGGAGCTTAGCTTGTACATTGCAGAGACGGCCCTCCGTTGTGCGGCTTATCAGGAGCAGTCTTTGCACCGAGGTTATCATCGTGGTCGTCGCGGCAAGGCTTTAAGTTCAAGTTCTAATGAGGATGATAGATAGTTAATGGTGATTATACATGGAAGATTTTAACTGTGACATTTATAGGCGCTGGGATATTGACACGCCGCGTGAGGAGGTTGTTCGTAGCATGGTTGACGTTATCATGTGGGCGGACGAGAATGGTAATGGTTCCGAGGAAGGTTCTCCCATTTCGGGTCTTCATATGGACGACTTTGCCTTCGCGGGTAACAATTCGATGTGGGCGCGTCGCTTCGATGCTACTCCGGATGGGTCTTTCTGGCGAGTTCTTGTTGCTGCCAACCGTGGTCGTTTCTTGATCGAGGTTCGCCAGAGTGATTCTGCGGTTACAGCGTGGCTTAATACGCTTCGTTCTTGGCTTTGTGGGGGTGATTATAAATCCCGCTTCGCTTATTTAGAGAAACACTACGCTGGTGCGCTTCAGCGGGCTTTGAGCGCTGCAGAGTCTACTGCGAAGGATGTTGGTCTTCGTAAGGGCTTTGCTGAGGCTGCGGTTCCGGTTGTTGCTCAATATTTGGAGTGCGCTTCTATGGTTAATGTCTTCGGCTTGCTTCCTACGCAGCGGCGTCCGGTCTTCACGGAGAAGTATAGCTTCCCTGCGGAGGTTAGTTTTCTGCAGATGCTAGCTCCTTTGATGTATGGCAAGGATGAGCTTGCTTTCGCTGATGGTAGCTTCCCGGAGGAGGTTTACTATATCCATCGATTCCTTCGTATGGCTTACGAGCAGATCCTGCGTCGTCTTAGTAAGTTCTACTATGATGATATTCATCAGTACCGTAAGTTTAAGAACGACTATTGCCTTGAGCTGGGTACGATGTTCTATGCTGCTCTGAAGCCTTGTCTGCAGGCGGGTCAGGGTAAGTGGTCCAATTCGTTGACGCCTGTTTTGTTCGACTTCTATGCTTAAAAGCACGGGTTTGGGCCATGATGGTCTGGTGGTTGATCCGCTGAGCGGTCCTACTGCTATCTTTGCCACATTGGAGCCGGATCAGGTTGATTTCAGTGATACGAAGTTTGAGTCTGTCTTCGAGTGGGGTAAGTCTTCGGGGTTCTTGGAGTCGGCGCCGCATGAGTGTACGGTGCGTGACGGCATGCTTTTCTTTCCTGCTGCCAACACTGTCGGTTATTCTGTTTCGCTTCCGGATGGAGATACGGTCTGGCTTCTCATGTATGTTGTTAAGGACTTCTGCTGTGTCTTTGATAGTCTTCAGGATTCGTCTGATAGCCCGGCGGCTTTTCAGGAGGGGTTGGCTGCTAAGTTACTGGCTATGAACCTTTTCGGCTCGTCTGCTTCTGCTCCACGTAAGGTAGAGTTCTTTGATAATACTACTTGGACGGAGTTGAGGGATTCTATCGTCTCTAGTGATTTGTCCTGCGATTATGATCGCTTTGCTCGCTACGTTGCTATGTGGTTCCATCACGAGCTGCTTCGCGGTCTTTTCGACTCGGAGGTTCATACTTCCATAGGCGTTGTCGATCATGCTTGGGAGCGTGAGATTCTTTCCGTTCTGTGTAGTACTTTAAATGGTGCTGTTTTCAAGTCGGTTCCTAATAATCCCTATGCTTATGAGATGACGTTGCCGTGGGACGGTGAGCGTGTACTTCGTCGTGTTGCTAGTCTGCTTAGTAGTTTCATCATGGCTTTCATGAGCGTTGTCGAGACGGGTGTTGTTGCAGTCACACAGGATGCTTCTGGCTTTGCCGCTTCCCGTGTTCCTATGTTCAGTGCTTTGCTGAAGGTCATGCTCTGCTCTTTTCTTTCGGAGCTTTATTGGAGTCTTAGTTCCTTCGGGTTCCTTACGCGCCGTGTTTTGGTCATGGAGGAGGGTGATATTAATGCTGTGCTAGGGTTTCCTACGTCTTCCTGCATGGAGGTCCAGTCGGGTGCTTGGGGTTGCTCGGGTAGCATTACCGACTTCGGTTTTTCGGATATAGCACAGCTTATGTCTCATCTGGAGTCTACTGTTGGGTCTCTTTCTCCTGCGCCGTCTCCAGATTCTATTGTCATCCCGATTAAGGGTTCCGGCAAGGTGTCGTAGTTGCAGTACGTTTATTCAGTGTGTTTTTCCGGCATGATTTTAAATTAATAAGAAGAGGGCGTCCGGCTTTGCCGGGCGTTTTTTTTTTTAATTTATTGACATTTTACTTGCGAGTTTGAATATGATTTTGTAGTTTTGTGACGTTGGTGCTTGAGCGCCAGCAGAAGGAAAAACACACTTAAAATGGATACTAATTTTGTTCGCACGTTTCTTCGTGGTTCTACGGAGGTTGAGCTTATCGGCTCGGGATTATCATCAACAGACATCTGGGTTCATTGTTTAGGTCGTCGCGGTGTCGGCAGTTACGACATTACGCTAGAGGACCTTCGTGCGCGCCTTTTCGATCTTGTCCGCGAGAGTGTTCGCATGGACTTGCACCGTTTCTGGCCTACGTTCGATGGTGATTGGATGGACTTGGTCCATATGTTCTACTACGGTTATATGACGCCTAAGTGTCGATATAAGGGTAAGAAGTACTACTTCGACGGTGACTATATGAAGGCACTTCAGGAGGGCATTCCTTACCAGACGCTTATTGATCGCTATGCCAATAGCACTCATGTAAGCTTTGAGACTTACGTCCGGGGTTGCGTTAAGAATCGTCTTCTTGACGGCATCCGTGGGGGTGTTAAGGGCTACGACGCTGCGGGCCGCAAAGTATCCGTTGATGAGTCTCTGGAGGCGTGTGGTGATAGCACGCTTGTTAAGTTCGGGCTGCTGTGCTCGCAGGACGGTTTCCTTGATGATTCCTCGGCGGAGATATGGCATGATCCGCGCGCTGCTGCTCGGTGTCACGAACAAATGGCCGTTATCCGGGAGCAGGATGCCGCTACGGCGCGTCGGATGCTTGTTTCGTATATTAAGATGCGTTCGTCTTTAGAGGCCGACATTCGGGCGTTTTTTGACTTTACGTTCGAGGTTCCGGATAGCACGGAGGATTCTCCGGAGTTTCAGGCTTTCGTAGTTTCTAACAGGCTTGGTCGTTACTTCTCATCAAGTTGCTGATTTTATATTTTGTGCTTATGAAAAAGCAGGATGATTATCGCAAGTGGTTCGCCTACGGCGGCCAGTTGTTTCTGGAGATTGTTGTATGCTTTGTGCTGGTGTATGGTCTTCTCCTTCTCTTAAGCTAACTTAACACTTTCGGGAGTTGTGATTCGTTGGGTTCCACTACTGCGTGCCTTGTTGCGACACGTAGGGTCTTTTCTTGTCGGCTTTATCATAGTCGTATGGTTCATTATTGTCATGGGCGCAGTTGTCGTATTTATTTTGCGCGATGTTGGAATTTGTCCCCCTTAGATTTGGATTATTAAATTAACTTTTCTATCTTTGTAGTGTAGAAATAGTTCTACAGATAATTTAATATGGATTTGAGCTATGCGCGTTTTCGAAACATTAACCAAGCTTATTTTATACGCAGTAGGTTTTGCTATTGAGCTTGCAAGTTTTCTTGTGTTCTTGTATGCTTCCATTTTCACGGTTTTCTGCGTAACTCGTCCCGGTACTTACTTCAAGGAGCCGTTTCTTTCTATGCCTTACGCTATCTGGGGTGCTATTGGCGGGGCTGTTGTCTACTTGGTTTTCGTCTTCCTGAATAAGAGCTTCTACGTAAGTTTCATTAAGCAGGTTTCGACTTCTAGTCTTATGATGTTCTTCACCTGTCTTATTCTTCGTTGGAAGTATGTTATCTTCTGGTGGGTTATGTATACCTTCTTCGTTTACATTGTCTTTGGAGTTGATCCCTATTGCGTATGAGAATGAGACATCATATGGCTATGCACCTTGCGGGGTGCTTGGAGCACTTTCGGCGGCGCCGCATGACGGGTCTTTTTACGGATGATACGGGCCGTCCTTTGTCGGATTCGGAGGCCCGCGAGTATATTCGTCAGTGTATGCTGAATGGCTGGAATTACGTTCCTTTGTGTCCGTCGTCGGAGTGTCCGGATTTCGATTATATCACGGGTGAGTGTCCGGGTCATCCATTACCAGATGAGGAGGAGTAGTTATGGCTTGGTTTCGGTCTATGTTCGAGATGCTTTTCAGTACTTCTGTAGGGTATTCACTTGATTTTCTTGACTCGGAGGACTGGTGTATCAACCCTCGGAATATGAATACACCGCGTGCGTCGCTTCCGGCAGAAGGAGCATTGGTGGTGGCTACGTATAGTGTTGTGCGCGATAACGTTGTAGGTCGTAGGAGCTATTCGCTTATGACCCGCCGAGGTGATCGCTGGTACTCGGATGCCTTTCGTGGTCGCTACTTCGTCCCGGAGTTCATGTATGCTTCTTGCTGTGCTGATAGTAGATGCGCAGGCTTTGTTTCATCGTGGGAGTCAATACCGCGTTATATTGATAATGCTTAGTTTTTGATTATATGGGTTTTATTGGGGATGCTATTCAGCAGATTGATAGTGAAGATTTGACTGTAGGTGCTTCGTGGGTTTGCAGATTTTACAATTACCGAAGTAGCGGGACTGCGTCGGAGCTGGAGCCTTCGTTGTTGTCGTGTTTCAAGGATGAGTCGGATGCGCTTAGGGTTTTCAATAAGGAGATGACTGCGAATGCGAAGGCCATCAAGGAGGAGGGAGGTTTATTCTTTTTTCGTGGTGCTGATCCGATGCATCCGGCGGTTAATTCATTATCGGGTCAGGCATTATCGTCTTGTCAGGCTATGGGGGTTCCGGTTAACTTCTGTACGACATATTGGGAGTGGGCTAAGGATTATCCGGGTTACGCTGCCATGCTTGGCATCGACAAGGGCTTAGTGGCATTTGGCGCTGATATTGGTCGTCCTTTTTATTCGGGCAAGGTATCCTCTCTTGAGGTTATGACGGAGGGTCTTGCTTCGCTTCATAAGTACAGGTTCAAGACTTGGGCGTTGTTTACTCCATGCGTTTCCGTGAATTCTGATGATCCGTATGCTTCGGATTACGATGTAGCTAAGTCGGAGGAGGTATTCAAGAGCATTGTTCCTTTTATTGACTTTGTTCGGGTTTGGATTACTCCGGTTATGGTCTTGTCGGATGTTGATTCGGCAGGTGTTTCTCAGATTCTTAATAAGATTACTTCTCTGGCTAAGAAGCATAAGGTCCATGTGATCTTGGATTCTACGGTTCGGCATGTTGTGGGTTTCCCGGATGCTTCCTCACCTTCGGCTCCTAAGTGGTCCAAGTACAAGTATTTGAATACGGGTCAGTGGCCACGGTTCGAGGTTTCCTTTGACGATACCCGCGAGGCGGGCAATATCGAGGCTGCGGTTAAGGAGGCTATGGATGCCACGAGCGAGGCCGCTATGCGCCAGCATGAGCGTCGGTCTAAAAAGAATAAGTAACGATGATGCAGAAAATCTGTTTGTTTCTGGCTGTGGTGCTGGGTTTTGCGTTGTTTCTCGGCGGCTTGGGGTTGACGGCAGCCCTTATATCGTATTGCACAGAACTTAGCTCTGTTGAGTTCTTAACGGTTGTGGGTCTTGTTGTGCTCTTTGGAGCGTGCGCAGCTATTGTCTTAGGAGGTCTTTCCATGCTGTTCTCAGCAGTTGCTATTCTTTCCCTTAATGGTCGAGAGCGATGATTTTGGATTGTTACCATACGTCTCTCTTGCCGTTCCCGGCTCACTTATCGATTACACGCACGCAGGTTGCGTCGGATGATCCTCATAGCGACGTTTATTACTTCGTAAATCCGCATTCTGGGGGTTGCGCAATTAAGTCATCTAATGGCGATGTTATTTCCATTAATGCTACTCATTTAGTGCTTCACAGGTCTACAGGTGAGTGGGAGCTGTGGTATAAATTAATTTCGTCTAATTCACGTAGAGGTGCTCCTATGCGTCAGCTTCTGGGGTGTCGGGTCGAGGAAGTCAAGTAGGATATGCGCGCATATGTAAAGAAAAGTCGGTTTTCTTTACATGTGGGGTTTGACATGTAAAGATTATTGTAAATTTTTGATATATGGTTAAGGCGGATTATGTAAGTTTGTGGTCCATAAAGCAGGAGTTCTATCAGCCGCGGTTGCTTAGTAGTCTTCTGACGCCTACGGGTCGAGGCGGTTCGGTTGTGATTCGGGATTACGTTCGGGCTTTGAAGTGGCTTACGGCTTTGGAGTCTGCGATGCATTCTCTGGGTCATCCTATTACGAAGGGTACTTGCTCTCAGGTAGGCTCACTGCAGGACTTGTGCTCTATGCTCCATCCGTCGGATAAGTTCCGGCTTGGTATGGACATGTGCCTTTGTGGTACCTTGAGTAGCCTTCCGGATGATCGCCAGACGGAGATTCTGGAGTCTTCGTCGTGGCTTGCTACGGAGAAGATACGAGGTGTCCGGGCTTTGCTCTTGAGTTACGCGGCACCGGGGCGTGGTTCACGGTTCAGTCTTTACTCTCGGTTCTTGTCGGACGACTGTGGTCTTATAGATTGGGGTCCTAAGCTTTGGCAGCAGCACAACTTCGGTCAGGGGGTTACGGCGGTGGATGTTGAGATTTGCTATCCTCACTCTATGGATGACTTCAAGACTTTGTTCGAGGGTGCTGAGAATTTGGCTTCTACTTCTACGGGTGTTGTGGAGTACGTTCTTAGTCTTCCGGAGAATCAGGCTTTGGGTATCCAGTCTCAGTTTTACGCTAAGTACCAGCGTCATATGTTCTCGCTTATGGTTATTTGTCCTATTTTCTACGAGAAGGTCAACTACCTCAAGCAGCCCTTGCGTGCGGGGTGGGATGTGTATACGCAGGTCGTTTCTCATCTTCGTTCCGCGGGCTTAAATGCCTTCGAGGTTAACCGCTGCTTTGGTGGCAAGTTCGAGAAGGTCTCGTTCTTGGACTCTATTCTTAACCGAGGCGGCGAGGGTGTTGTGCTTCATAACGGAGATGCCTTCTACGACATTACAGGGTCCCGTGATTCTAATGTCATGGTTAAGATTAAGAACCGTGTCGGCGGACCTGCTAAGCGGATTATGGACGATACGTTCGACGCTTTCATTACGGGCGGTTCGGGCGCCGCGTCTTCTATTCTCCGCCTTGAGCTTAGCATCATCTGTGAGAATGAGGATGGTTATCAGCATCGTCAGGTTCTGGGCTTCCTGCCTATTAGTGGTGATCTTTCACTGCAGGCTACGATTCTGGATAGTGGTGTTCCACGATTGAATCCTGACTTTATGGATAAGGTCGTTGAGGTTCAGGCCCGTGCTTTGGATAACAACTTCCATTTGATTGATCCTACTTTGATTCGTCTTCGTCACGACAAGGCCGCTTCGGACTGCGTCTATACGGCTACGTATTTGCGGTCCTTGCCGCGGGGTTAAGGGGCAGTTATATATCCCAAGGTGATTATATGCAACTTTATATCATCGTTTGCAGTAAATGTAAAATAATTGTAATTTTCAGACATGAAGAAAGCATTCAAATATCGCATCTACCCGAACAAGGCTCAGCGGGCTTTGTTTCAGGCGACGTTTGGATGTTGCCGTTTCGTTTACAACAAAACGCTTGATATCAGAAAGACAGCTTATGCGATGGATAAGACGCAGCTTAGCGAGTTTGATCTCATCAAGAAAATAAAGCCGCTTAAAGAAGAGTTCCCGTGGCTGCGTGACGTTCCAGCGGTTTGCTTACCTCAAGCAGTTGGTGATATGAATGATGCTTTCCGTGATTTCTTTAAGTCGGGTAAGGGTTACCCTAAGTTCAAGACGAAGCATCGTAGTCGGAAGTCTTGTCGTTTTCCCGGCCAGAGTTGTGCAGTGTTGCAAGACATTAGTCGCTTAAAGCTTCCCAAGCTTGGTTTAGTTAAGTACAAGAAAGATCGTGAGTTCATTGGCACTTTACGGCATATAGTGATTACGCAAGAAAGTAATGGCAAGTATTATGCTTCGTGCTTGGTTGATACGGGCGTCGAAGCACCGAATCCGAAGCCAGTAGAAGCTAGTACGACGGTCGGCATTGACTTGGGGCTTAAAGACTTTATCGTCACGTCGGATGGGTGTAAGATGCCCAATCCACGTTTTTATGTTACTATCGACCACTCCATCGCCCGCTTGCAGAAGCACGAAGCGCGGAAGATGAAAGGATCGAAGCGTCGTGCGCGTATTCGGTTGAAGATTAATAAGCTTTGTGTTAGGAAACGGAATTTAATCAAGAATTATATTTACCATGTCGCCAAGACATTACTGCGTGAAAGCCAAACGCTAGTAATGGAAGACCTTAACATTGGTGGCATGGTTAAAAACCATAAGTTAGCTAAATCCATCCAAAATGTTTGTTGGGGTGAGCTTCGTAGAGTGCTGGAGTACAAGTCGCAGTGGTTGGGTCACAACTTAATCTTCATAGATAGGTGGGCGCCTAGTACGAAGACTTGCAGCCATTGCGGGTTCCATAATTCTACGTTAACGCTTTCAGATCGTTCATGGACATGTCCGGGGTGTGGTACACATCACGACCGGGACATCAACGCCGCGATTAACATTAAACGTATGGGTTTAGAGACATTACTGCCCGCGGTGAGCGGGTTCGACGGGCGTGGAGAGGTCGGTTACGGTCTCGACGAAGCGTCAATATGTGCAAGTTATTAACTGCATGTAATCACCTCCCAATGGCCAATTGAGATGGTCTGTTGTTGACGGTTTTTTTTTTCTTTTCTTCTAGAGGACTTACGCAGTGATGACGCGAGTCCCCTTTCTTGTACGTATATGTAAGCAAGGCTTTCTGCGGTTTTCCGCAGTTGGTCTGGTTAGTTTTCCATCATTTCGTGTGGGGTTCTTCTGCTGAGATAGCATGAGTCTCCATTTTGCAGATTGTTTTGTAGAATTTTTTCATGCCTCCGTAGCTTTGTGTGTTCTTGCTGCGGAGGTTTTCGTTGTACGTATATGTATTTGCATTACATTTTGTAAGTGTTTAGTGTGACGCATGTCATCGTATGGTTATGTACCTTTCGTCGTGAGATGCGAGTACATATGACGCAGGTCCTGTTTTTCCATTTTGTATAGCACCTTCACTTTCCTTCACGTGACCTGCGTTCCTTCTTCAATTCGTTTGGAGTTTCCGCCGGGGCTAGAGTGACCTCGGCGGTTTTGTGCAATTATATATCCTATAAATATTTATCAGGGTTACTATGGCAAAGAAATCGCTCAAGACGGCTCGTCTTGCTTTGGAGACGTCGCCTACGCCGAAGGCTTCTGGGGATGTTCCTACGCAGACGGTTACGCCGTTGAATGATCTTCCTATTCTCATATCGTCTACGGGTCAGAATGTCAATCTGGACACGTCTTTTGTTGTAGGTTACGCTCATGATTCTACGGGATCGCCTTATGCTGTTCGCATGACGCTTCGCCAGCTTATGGCCTACGTCGGTGGGTCTGGTGGTTCGGACGGTAGCGGTGGAGGTAGTGGTGAGCCGGGTGCTACGGGTGACTACACATCCTTTGCCTTCAAGAAGAGCGATGATCAGCCTGCTACGCCGCAGAGTTCGAGTCCGCTTCCGGAGGGTTGGTCCGTGCTTCCGGATAGTGACGGTAAGTGGTGGATTTCGAGTTCTAAGGTTTCGGGTTCCACGAATACGACGTATGGAGGCTGGGGTCTTCCTCAGCCTATTACCGCGGAGGATGGTGCGCCGGGTTCTATGGGACCTGCGGGTCCTTTCATTGAGATCCGCTATGCTGCCAATAATAGCTATACTGAGGCTCCTGCGTTAGCTAATCCTGCGCTTCGTGATCCGGCGGGGTGGGTTGTCGGCAGTCAGTTCGATGCTGGTGATCTGAAGGCCGTATGGACTATTAATGCTAAGATTTCGTTGGAGACGGATGCCTTGATGACTAATTGGTCTACGCCTTTCTGCCTTACGGGCGGTGTTCCTGATTATCAGATCAATCGTTTTAAGAAGAGCGACACGGCGCCGTCGGCTCCTACGTCTCAGTCTCAGAATCCGTCGGGTTGGTTGGAGGCTCCTGATTCTACGGGTAAGTGGTGGATGACGGTTGGCTTGGTTAATGGCGCTGACGGTCTTGTTAAGGGCTGGTCTACGCCTATTCAGGCTACGGGTGAGGATGGTGCTGCTTCGGATTATTATAACTTCAAATATGCCGTTAATCAGGACCCGAATAATGCTCCTGCTGTGAATTCAACGAGTACCGATCCGGGTGAGGCTTGGGGTGATATTGTTCCTACCACGAATAAGGGCTGGTATCTGTGGATGATTATCGGCAAGTTCCACGAGGGTCAGTTGGAAGGTAACTGGTCTACTCCTGTTCGTTTGACGGGTCAGGATGGCACTAATGGTACTAACGGTACTGATGGTACGGATGGTCATACGATTACTTCTCGTTATCAGATTACGAGTAGTCCGGATGACACGCCTAGTGTTAACCGCACGAATGCCAATCCGGGTTCTTTGTGGGCTGTTTCTGTAGATACTCCTGAGCTTGGTGAGGCCGTCTGGATGATTACTGCAGAGTTTACGGGTTCCGGGTCGCTTGTCGGCGAGTGGCAGGGTCCGTTCTGTATGACGGGTACGAAGGGTGAGCCGGGCACCTCTCCTACGCCGCCTAATTATACTTTCACGGTTTATGCTAAGAGTTCCTCGCAGCCGAGTGCTCCTGTGTCTCTTGATCCGGATGATTACAGTCCTTCGACTACTCCGTGGATGACGATTCCGGATTCGTCGGATGGTACTTGGTGGCAGTGTCTTGGTGTTGTTCTGGGGTCCACGGGTAAGGTTGATGAGTGGGGTTCTGTTTTGCCTTTGAATGGTAAGGACGGTACTGCTCAGAATGGCCGAGAGTCACGTCTTATCTTCAAGAAGACGAATAGCTGGTCGGAGGCTCCTGCTTTGGATACGAGTGCTGTGAATCCTCCGGGTTGGACTACGGATCAGTCTTCGTTGATGCCGCTTGGGGATGATGAGTACCTCTGGATGTCTTCGGGTATCATTGAGTCTACGGGTACTTCTATGTACCAGCCGTGGAGTACTCCTTGCTGCATCACTGTTCCGGGTCCTCAGGGTCAGCAGGGTCCTATTGGTGAGACGGGTAATCCGGGCGCTATGGGTCCGTCAGGGGTTCCGGGGGTTAGTATTGAGATTCGTTATAGTTTAGGGTCAGCTACTGCTTCCCTTGCTGCCGCTCCGGTTGGTAATGTTCGCAATCCGGAGGGCTGGTCTCTCACGCCGCCTACGCCGTCTTCGGGTGATGAGACGAACATTTACATTTGGTTTGTTCAGGCTCGGTTGACGGATTACGTTCCGGGCGAGTCGGATGGTACGGTTATGGATGGTTGGTCCACTCCTGCACGTCTTTCGGGAGTTAATGGTGTTGATGGTATTGGCACGCCGGGCCGTGCGGGTCAGATTGTTTATCCTGCGGGTTTGTATTCTCCGGATGTTGTTTATACCTGCACGGATAAGATAGCGCCTTATGTGTACGACACCTCGTCTAGTCCGGCTGCTTACTATGTTTTAAACACTATAGGTAACTGGCAGGGTTCTATTCAGCCTGCGGGATCTAACACTCCGTCTACGAGTGAGGACTGGGTTCTTATTGAGGCGTTTGATGCTATCATTACGAAGCTTGGTATCATTGCTAATGCTTTGATTGGGTCTGCTGTTTTTAACGGCGACTACATGTTTAGCATGCAGGGCATTAATGCAAAAGGCGCGTCTACCACTAATTACGAGAAGTTCAATGCGGGCAATCCGGATGAGGTCTTCCGGGTTTACTGCTATGGTGGTTTATCCACTCCGTCTAAGCCTAAGCCTACGAGTACCGATCCTAGTTCTTTCCCGTCGGGGTCGGGTTCTAGTTGGCAGCGCTATCCGACTTCCACTAACGGTTGGTATGTTTGTAGCGGTATTATCGACGGCGATACGGGTCAGATTTCCGAGTGGGGTGACGTTCAGGTTTACTCTAATTCTCAAGTGGGTTATACGACTATTTGGGCTTACGGTGATTCTTATTTGTCAGCTCCGCCGCTGGATAAGTACTCTGCCAATCCTGCAGGGTGGACTTCGGATTTCAGTTCGCTTTCCGGCAGTGGTTACTTGTGGTTCGCCACGGGTTACAGTAAAGTGGGAGTAGTTGATGACGAGACTAGTAATGTTACTCCGTGGCAGTATCCGCAGTGCGGTAATGCACCTATTGCTACGGGTCCGGCATTTACTCCTAACATCATGTTTAACTTCGCTACGGGTGAGGGGCACCTTGCTGCAGGTAAGATCAAGTTTGCTTCGGATGGTAGTGTTATACTTAATAACCTTCTCATTAAGAATTCAATAATGCAGGACTTCACTTCGTATGATATTAGTGATGGTGCTGAGTTTTCGATTACTGCCTTGCATTCTGCCATTGAAGGTTATCCGTCGTCTCCGTCGTTAGGTTACATTAATGGTACTTTTAATTTTTATGGTCTAGGGCTATCGGCTAAGGAGACTTATTCTGGTTCTATTCGTAATGATTCCACAGCGACGGTTCGTCTGTCTTACTCTTATTTTGGTTCTGGTTCGGGTACTAATGTTCAGATAATTAATGGTATTTTCTTGCCGTGTTCCTCGTCTTCGAATGTGTCTTCGAGTAATTCGTCGATAGCTCATTTCATTGATAAGGTTCAGTTGCAACCGGGGGCTTCTATGAAGTTCAATCTTGCTGTAGGTAACTTGGATTATCCGGTTTCAGGTCAGATGTCAGCTCGGATGTATATTACGAATGCTAGTGATTTTGAGTACTCTTATACTTCCAATTCGGCTTCGGGTCGTCCGCCTAGAATAGGCGGTGCGAATTTCCGAGGCGCTGACTTCTCTGTAGCTTCGTCATTGGTAGGCATATTACGTTATGAGTATGGTGGTAATGGGGATCGTCTTTCCACTATTATTGTAAATAAACTTCGTTCGGGGTTGCAGTATAATGTCGTTTCGGAGAGTAAGTTTTCTATTACGTTTTCGCTTTCCGGTACAGATTGTCCTACAGGTCAGAGTTTAGCGGTTCTAGCTCAGTCCTCTCGTTCGAAGATAGGTTCTTTTATGTATCCTGTATATGCCTGTGTTGATTATGCTAGGACTGCTTCCCCTATTCAGTTTACTGTTTCAACTACAGCAGGTGCTTCAGGGTCTTCTTTGGATTATGGCGGTGCTGTTTTAGTGTTTATCTATGATATGGGCGCTACTTCTTCTTTGTAGTTAAATCGTGTATCATTTTGGTTCTGTGGCTGCTGTTCTGGCAGCCCCGGTTTTTTTTGCAATTATTAAGGTTGTTCCTGAGACCGTGGGGGTCTTTACAGGATTCCGGACGCGTGAGGGCTTGCATCCTATTTTCGATGGCGATGTGATTTTTGATAGGGTTAACAATGTGTATAACGTAGAGTGTCGTGTTGGAGGTGTTTATGTAGTTTCTGGTGGAATTTCTATGTTACTATCGTCCTGTGCGGATGCTAACGCTACCGTTGACTTAACGTTGGTTGAGACACACTTTTTGTGATGCTTAGTACGTTTACGAGGCATGCGTTCAGGTGTTGTTCTACATCGTCGGGTCCGGGGCTTTTCTGAGTCTAAGCTCATCTCTGCTGCGTGCGGTTCAGGTGTTTATGCTCATGTTCGGTCGGAGTCGGTTCCACATGGCAAGAGCTACGTGCGCTTCATTTGGTTTAAGCACTTGCTTTCGGACCGATATTGGTGGGTTCGTTGTACACGTAATGGGTGGGTATCTGAAGGCTACACCGAGAATTTATCTTAACTTTTTCAAGAATGAGTAATTATATTTGCGTTTCATATGCTGATTTAATCAGCACTAGTCCGGCTACGGATATTTCAAATGTTGCATTTGAGTCAGTAGCTTTGTCGCCTGCGCAGGTTCACGATTACGCTGCTAGTTGTTATGCTACTAGTAAGCGTAATGGCTTCTGGGCGGAGGACTGGCCTATCACTCGCAATACGGCTATGATGACTTGCGAGATGGCGGAGGTTCTGGAGGTCTTTCGTAAGTGTTCGGATCGTGTTAAGGCTGGTGTTGATGTTCCTAGAGACACCCTCATTGCCCTCATGGAGGAGAGCGGTCTTTTCCTTCGTCATGGCGAGCCTGCGGATGAGCTTTCGGAGGATGCTGCGGATCAGTGGTATAAGGAGGCTTACGCTAAGATTGTGAAGGGCTATCCGCAGGAGGAGATTATAGACGTTGCTATCTATCTTCTGGTTGCTGTTGGTCATAATAACTGGGATGTGCTATTCGCCTACGTCGAGGATGATGTCAATCATTTTCTTACGCAGGCCTTTATTGAGAGATGTAATCCGTTCTTCAATCCGGTTTCGTCGGAGTATATGTTCCGCAATGCTCATCCTACGGAGATTGCTTGCGCGTTCTATGCTCTTTTGTTCGCGTTCAAGGGTCCTGTTGATTGTCACGCGGGTCTTCTGCTGCGTTTCTTAGAGAAGTGGATGTTCAGTATGGGTTGGGACTTCCAGTGGCACTTGCGGGCTAAAATGCTCTATAATAATTTGCGGTCTCCCATGCATGGTGGGAAGAAGTTCTAGCTACGGTTATGGACTCCTCTAAGTTTCACTTTGTTCCGACTCATTCACGGGGTTCCGACGAGACGGTGCCTTATGAGGTCCTCATGTCTTCAGAGTGTACGCTTCAAGATTTGGTTGATTTTATACTCAGCAACTCTACTTCCTCTGGTTCCATAAAGCTCGTAGGGCATGGTCGTTTTTCCTATGTTCGAGGTGTTTTGGATGATAGTATTCCCCAGACGTACCTTTCTCGTCCTATTGACCGCATTTATGCGGCTGGTGGTTGGGGTCGTATGACGTATATTGTTTACTTGCAGGCATAGGGTATTTATCTCCTCTTAGTTTCAAGCTCCGGCATTTTGCCGGGGCTTTTTGTTTGGGTTGTTTGGGTAATGGCAATTATATATCCCACAAATGTTTTTAGAGGCGTATGTGGGGATTTCTGAAGTCGGTTTTTTGTAGCGCGTGGGGTTTCTGCGTGGCGTACTTTGCTCCTACATGGCATGTTCTTACGATCCTGTCTATTTTGGTTGTTGCAGACTGGGTTACGGGTATTTTCGCATCTCGCAAGGCGAATATTGATATTACGAGTCGTCGTCTTACACACTCTGTTGTTAAGTGGTTGTGCTACATTACCGCTGTTCTGTTGACGTTCATGGCGGAGCAGGCGCTGACTTTGGAGTTTAATCTTTATTTGTTCACGGCGGGTTATATTTACGGTTGTGAGATTCTGAGTATCTTTGAGAACCTTGCGGTCATTTCGGATTCGGATGTTTACCTTCGTATTTTGGCGGTCATTCGTGGTAAGAGCAAAGACATGGCGGGCGTCAAGGATGCTCTTAATGAAGAGATGAGGAGAAAATAGGATGTTCGATGTTTTTCATAGCAGCGTTGGTTTTTTCTATCGTCAGGAGGAGATAGACTTGTCGTTTACACTCATGAAGTGTGACGATGCGGTTTATGTCAAGGATTACGATATTGAGGTCTGTGTTTACACGTCTCAGCTCAGCAACCGCCTTTGGGTTGTGGACTATAGCGCGGGGTTCGTTCCGGAGTCGGAGCGTCACATTTCGGAGTCGGGTGCTTCTATTGTTCGGCGTCGTGAGAATTGGTATTTGATCTTGACGCCGGAGTTTCTTCACTTTTTGGAGCCGGGGGTCCTGACCTTCGGTATCCGGTATGTAGGTAGTTCATTTGATACGGCTTCGGTCATTAAGACGCAGGAGCTTCGTGACATTCGTTTTTAGGGCTTGTAATTATGGCGAATCCGATTTCCAAGTTTCAGTATGCTGATCCGAATGATCTCATGAACCCGTACGCTTACGGTGTTCGTGAGACTTATTGTGGTTACTATACTGTCTGCTATGCTTTGCCGTCGCGTCCGTTGTTTGCTCCGGTTCCGGCGGATAGCATTACTTTGTCTTCGGCGGGTGTTTCTCTCAGTGTCATGGACCGTCGCAAGTGTATTGATATTGTCTCCTATCCTGCTGTTGACGTTTCGTTTTCGCAGGATGTTACTTCTCTGGGTGTGAATGACTACGGCGCTCAGGAGTGGCGTTGGTATTTTGATCCGGATCATACAGATTCGTTCATTTGCTTTCAGTTGGTTGTTCATGGGGATCAGTCGGATGTTGACATGGTCAATCAGTGTTTTGTTATTGACGTATGCCCGGCGTCGCCTTACATTCCTGCAGGTGCTATGACTTGCACTTTCAGTACGGGTCAGGTTTCGTCGTCGGTTGATGTTTCTATAGAGGCAACATGGGCTTAGTTTTATTTGTTTATGGCTTCGGTAAGTGGTGATTTCAAAGAGGGAGGCCAGTGGACAGCCACGGCTTCGTCGTTTTCGGGTAATCAGACGGTTTCGTTGTCTGCCGATGTTAATCCGTTGTCTAAGGTTCGGACGGCGGATTTGACTATTTCGGCGGCGGGTATTTCTAAGTCTTGTACGGTTAGCCTTACGCAGGAGGCTTCAGAGTTCGAGGCCGAACTTACGGTTGTAGCCATTCCAGCTTTTGCTGCTGGAGGTAGTTCTTATACTGCTACTTCTACTAGTGGTCATATTATTATTAAGCGTAATGGTGTAGTTATTGACGACAGAAACGTAATGCCTGCGTTTAGGTTTAAGTCGGGGTCCGAGGTGTCGTGGGTTACGCTTTCCGGTGGGAGTGGTGCTTGGACTTATACTATTACGGCGGAGAATCGTGCTTTGGTTGCGGGTGGTGCTCGGAGTGCTGCTATTGAGGCTCAGTACTCTCTTGACGTTGGTGGTGTCCAGACTTTGTTGGTTTGTGATGTTCCTATTAGTCAAGCCGCCAACTTCGTGGAGACGGTTTCGGTTTCCGATGCTTCGTTTGCTTACAGCACCATTGCGGCTAAGGGTGCGACTGTCACTCCGACTACGGATTCGACTATCGCGGTTACGATGTCCTCGGGTTCTACTTTGTCGTCTGCATCCGCTATTGCTGGATATACCTATACTCTCACGCCGTCGTTCTCTATGACTAATGGTAGTGGCTTCACTTTGAATAGCACTACTACGGGATCGCTCACGGCAGCTTCTATGGGCACGACGCTTGGTTCTCGTCAGTCCCCGACTATTACTTATTCTCTTTCGTTGACTTACACTCCGTCTTCGGAGTTGTCGGCCTTAGGTGCTAAGACCGTTTCGGGTTCTGATTCGAGTACGGGTACGGCCACGCAGGGTGTTAACGAGGTTACGAGCAGTACGCTTGCAGTTACAGCATTTAATTATCAGGGTACGGTTGCGGCTTCAGGCGGGACGTCGGTTGCTCCTAACATCACGGTACAGAAGAATCGTGTTTACACTTCTGGTGCTACGGATTCTGTTCCTGTCACGACCTATACTAAGACTTTCAGTATTGTTAACGATTACGATTCGGGCGCTACGATTGATACCTCTACGGGTCTGGTTACGTTCCCGTCCCGTGGTACGACGGTGGGTCTATTGCTGAATATACAAGTTGGTCTTGTTGTTTCGGCAGATGGGCTGTCTGTATATTCGCAGGCGGGTTGTACTCAGGCTATGAATAAGATCGAGTCGTTCGTTGTCATGGACATTTCGTTTGTCTGGCCGCAGTTCTCGCCCGCGGGTGAGTCTCATTTGCCTATGCATGTTGGCGAGTGGTGTCAGGCGACTTATTCGAGTGGTGCTACGGGAGATCGTGCTAAGCCGCCTGTGGGCTATACCATTGTTTCTAATACTGCGGTTTACTCTTTGGCAGAGTCGTCTTCGGTCTTTACGATTGTGGATGCTTCTACGGGAGAGGTTTCGGCTACGAATATGGGTCGTTATCTCGGGTCTCGTACGTCACCGTATATTTGGAAGGATATTACTATTGTCTTGGCTGCAGGTTCTTGGGCTAATGGGACTGTTGAGAATATCAGTGGTACGGGTCGAGCACGTAATGTTGCCAATCAGGGTGTTAACGCTATTGGCTTCCGTGATCTTACTATTACGTCTTTTGCTTACTCTGCTACGCCTACGGTTGCCGCTTCCGGAGGTACGTCGGTTCCGACTTTGGCGGTTACGGAGACTCAGTTCTACACTTCGGGTACTGTCGATGAGAACATTGCGGTTCCGCTTCCGGAGGGTTCCTTCGCGTTGACGACGTCGGGTCACGGTGCTTCTGTCGATTCAAGAACGGGTGTTGTCACATATGCTTCGCGTGGTTCTGTTGCGGGCGATGCTTGGTCTGATAGTGTTACTTGGACTTTGAATTACCATAGTAATTCCACGTCGAAGTCAGCTTCTGTATCGCAGGCGGCTAACGTCGAGACATTTGAAGATCATAGTAATACTTATGTTGCTGATCCGATGTACGGTGATCGTCGTAACGTGGTTATAGTTACAGGCGGTACAATTACGGCTACGCCGGGTGCTCGTTTGAGTTACACGTCGGGTTCTACTGTTGTCAAGGATGTTTCGGCGTCGTCTACGTCTGAGCCAGTTTCGCTTGAGTCTGGTGCTTCTTGGGACGCTTCGTCTTGGACTTTGACGATTCCGTCGGCGGGAACTTCGGTCTATCCGGAGGATGCCTCGTACTCTTGTACTATAAAGGTTACTACGCCTTATGGTACTACTTATTTCTACATGTTCCGTCAGGCGAATGAGGCTACGTATGTTGTTCCGGTTCTCATGCTTTCCTATTCCGATATTGCCGCTTCGGGCGGTAGTGTTACGCCGTCGAAGTCCTTCACGCAGAGTGTTTCCTACACGTCTGGCTCCACGAGTACGGTTACCTCCGGAGGCACGTGGTCTTATAGCGGCACGAGTGTTAATACGTCTACGGGCGCTGTTTCAGCTTCGTCGCTTGGTACTACGGTTAAGTCTCGGACTAAGATAACCACAGCTGCTGCTTCTCTTACGGTCAACGGTAAGACGGGGTCCACTACGGCGGATGTTTATCAAGCTGCCAATAGCGCGACTTATGGTGCTGTCACTATTTCTGGAGGTACTGTTGCGGACATTCCTGCTTCGGGTGGTAGTGTGTCTTCGGCGTCGGGCATCTCAGGTTCGCAGACGGTTTCCTTTACATCAGGAGATTCTCGTCCGGGGACTGTTTCCTTTTCGTACTCTACGGTGGTATCTGCGCCCAGCTTAGGCACTACGGTTAAGTCCCGGACAAAGGTCGGCACTTTGGAAGCTACTGCTATAGGTGATGGCGGCGTGACTGCAGATAAGAGTTTTGATGTTTATCAGGAGGCTAACGTTGCTTATTATGGCACTCCTGTGGTTTCCGTTTCGTATGCTGATATCGCTGCGTCAGGAGGTTCTGTGACGCCTACGGTTTCATTCCGCCAGAATCTGTCTTATTCTTCCGGTAGTGCGGGTACTCCGGTTACGTCGGGCGGTTCTTGGAGTTATAGTGGCACCAATGTCGACACCTCTACAGGTGCGGTATATGCTAGCGCATTAGGATATACTGTTAAGGCTCGTACGAAGATTACGGATGCTACCGCTACGGTGACGGTGAACGGCAAGTCGGGTTCTGCTAGTGCTGCTGTTTACCAGCAGGAGAACTATGTTTTATCGATTGCGATTAAGAGTCAGAACTGGCTTACGCCTGTTGCTCCGACTTTGTCTTTCCCGGCTGAAGGCGCTACGAATTCTTATACATGTTACGGGACCTTTACTTCCGGCACGGTTAGAGTTCAGAGCTTCGCTTTGGCTGCCTGGGATCTTTCGAACTCGGCATTTACTAAGGTTTTAAATGCTAACGTGCTGCTTACCGTGACTGCTCCGTCTCGCGGGACTACGGTAGGTGCTGCTCGGACTTCGACTTTGACGGTAACGCTGAATAATAGCAACACGAATAATAAGACGCTGACGGATTCTGTTACTCTCACGCAGGAGGCTAATGCTATTGTTTCGTATGGCACTCCGGTTGTGTCGGTGTCTTACGCAGATATTCCTGCGGGTGGTGGTAGTGTTACGCCGTCGAAGTCCTTCACGCAGAGTGTTTCCTACACGTCTGGCTCCACGAGTACGGTTACCTCCGGAGGCACGTGGTCTTATAGCGGCACGAGTGTTAATACGTCTACGGGCGCTGTTTCAGCTTCGTCGCTTGGTACTACGGTTAAGTCTCGGACTAAGATAACCACAGCTGCTGCTTCTCTTACGGTCAACGGTAAGACGGGGTCCACTACGGCGGATGTTTATCAAGCTGCCAATAGCGCGACTTATGGTGCTGTCACTATTTCTGGAGGTACTGTTGCGGACATTCCTGCTTCGGGTGGTAGTGTGTCTTCGGCGTCGGGCATCTCAGGTTCGCAGACGGTTTCCTTTACATCAGGAGATTCTCGTCCGGGGACTGTTTCCTTTTCGTACTCTACGGTGGTATCTGCGCCCAGCTTAGGCACTACGGTTAAGTCCCGGACAAAGGTCGGCACTTTGGAAGCTACTGCTATAGGTGATGGCGGCGTGACTGCAGATAAGAGTTTTGATGTTTATCAGGAGGCTAACGTTGCTTATTATGGCACTCCTGTGGTTTCCGTTTCGTATGCTGATATCGCTGCGTCAGGAGGTTCTGTGACGCCTACGGTTTCATTCCGCCAGAATCTGTCTTATTCTTCCGGTAGTGCGGGTACTCCGGTTACGTCGGGCGGTTCTTGGAGTTATAGTGGCACCAATGTCGACACCTCTACAGGTGCGGTATATGCTAGCGCATTAGGATATACTGTTAAGGCTCGTACGAAGATTACGGATGCTACCGCTACGGTGACGGTGAACGGCAAGTCGGGTTCTGCTAGTGCTGCTGTTTACCAGCAGGAGAACTATGTTTTATCGATTGCGATTAAGAGTCAGAACTGGCTTACGCCTGTTGCTCCGACTTTGTCTTTCCCGGCTGAAGGCGCTACGAATTCTTATACATGTTACGGGACCTTTACTTCCGGCACGGTTAGAGTTCAGAGCTTCGCTTTGGCTGCCTGGGATCTTTCGAACTCGGCATTTACTAAGGTTTTAAATGCTAACGTGCTGCTTACCGTGACTGCTCCGTCTCGCGGGACTACGGTAGGTGCTGCTCGGACTTCGACTTTGACGGTAACGCTGAATAATAGCAACACGAATAATAAGACGCTGACGGATTCTGTTACTCTCACGCAGGAGGCTAATGCTATTGTTTCGTATGGCACTCCGGTTGTGTCGGTGTCTTACGCAGATATTCCTGCGGGTGGTGGTAGTGTTACGCCGTCGAAGTCCTTCACGCAGGCAACAACTTATACTTCAGGTTCTACGGGTTCTATCAGTTCTGGAGGTTCGTGGTCTTATAGTGGTACTGGCGTCAATACTTCCACGGGTGCTGTATCGGGGACTTCGTTAGGCACCACTGAGGTTTCCCGCACGAAGAAGACGGATGCCACGGCCACCGTCACTATTAACGGCAAGTCTGGCAGTGCCACGGTTGCTGTTTATCAGGAAGCGAATACGATTGTCACTGCGGGTCCTGTTACGATTACGGATGCCGAGGTTGACGATATTCCGGCTAGTGGTGGCACCGTTTCGGAGTTCTCGTCGTATGACTGGACTCAGGATGTGACTTATACGTCTGGTGCCACTGACACTTCTAATTACCATACTACTAGTTACTCTGCTCCTGTCACTGCTTCGTCGCTTGGCACTACAGTCAAGTCTCGCGCGAAGGTTGGTACTTTGACTTTAGAAGTTGTTGGTGAGAAGAATGAGTCTGCTACTCTTACTTTGGATGTGTATCAGGAGGCTAACACGGCCGCTTATGCTAGTCCGTCCATTACGGCTTCTTATGATGATGACATTCCTGCAGGTGGTGGTACGGTTTCGCTCTCCAAGTCTTTCACTCAGAATGTGACTTACACTTCTGGTTCTACTAGTACGGTATCTTCTGGTGGGTCATGGTCTTATTCTCAGACTTCGGGTTCTGGTCTTAACACGAGTACGGGTGCAGTTACTGCTGCTAGCTTGGGCACTACGGCTAAGGCTCGCTCTCAGGTTGCAAGTGTTCGCGTTCAGTTGACTGCTAATAGTAAGACTGAGGCGGTAATGGCTTCTGCTTATCAGGAGGCAAATAGCAGAACATGGGGTACTCCTACGATTACGACTTTCGAGTATCGAGGCACTCCTGCGGTCAATACGCTTTCGGCGGGTGCCGACAACCGCCTCCCGACTTTGTTAGCTACTCAGACTGGTACGTGGACTTCGGGTGAAACCGAAACGGCATCGCTTATACGTTCTAAGACGTTCACGGGTGGTGATGTTAATACCTCTACGGGTAACTATACGGTTACAAGCTTGGGCAACGTGGTTACGGCTCGTCAGCTGGAGGCTACCATTACGGTTAATATAACCATGAACGGTAAGACAGCGTCGGATTCGTTGTCCCTCTATCGTGAGGCCAATGAGGTTACGTACTCCGATCCTGTTGTTACACATACGTCGCCCATCAGTGTTGACGCTTCTGCTGGGCAGTATCAGTTAAAGCCCAACTTCACGCAGCGTGCTTACTATACTTCGGGTTCTGAGACGCCTATTTTGTCAGGGTCCTTCGCCTACGCGGTTAAGACTGCTCTTACGGGCTTCTCGGTTAACTCTGGAGGTTTGGTATCCTATACTGCGAACCCTTCGGTTTCCGCGCGTAATGGTTTCGTTGTGACGATTACGGGTTCCGGCAACGGCAAGTCGGGTACTACGGATGTGACCTTCAATCAGGCGGGTGCTAATCCTACGATTTGGGTATCTTTGAATGGCACGTCGTATGGCAGCAGTGTTACGGTGAACTTAGAGGGCAAGAGTGCTTCCGAGGTTAGTGTCTATGTCAAGACGAATGATACGTTCGACGTTTCTTAATTTCTCAGCATGGGTGAATCTCACCCATGCTTTTTAAAAATCTTAAAAACATTTATCTCATGGCAACTGTTTCTAAGAAGATTCTTTGGGGATCGAGTTCCACTGACTACATTACGGTCACGATGGATGATGCGGTTCAGGATCAGATTATAAAGGTTGACTCGACGGATAATCCGTCGTCTTCGGCGCGGTCGAAGTCGGTCATACTTTCTACGTCCAGCGATTCGTCGGTCACGGCGTCGTTGAACGTCATGCAGGCTGCGGGGGCTTTGCCTGTGGGTATGGCTTTGGAAATTCGTCCTGTGGATTCTGCGAATAGCTTAAAGGGACGCAATGTTTACATTAAGCTTTACAATCAAACTAGAGGTAAAACTTATAAAACGTCTGTGCTTTATCCTTTAGATTCTTCTACTGGTCAGTACATCTTAGTAAATGCCACTTCGATATTTGAGTCAGTTTCTGTAGTTGACGGGGATGTCATCTATGTTGAGCTTTATAGTGTTGGAAATGTTTTGTTAGGTTCTTCTAAGAGCAAACCTACTACTGTGGATATATCTATCTCTAATCAGGTATGCCAGTATGCTCAAATGTTCGATATTTATCGTTTGGATTTGACGAACACTTTGGATATGGCGGTTAGTCTCTATGATCAGTATGGTTACCAGAGTGCCACGACTATTGAGGCTGGTGAGATGAACATGTTCAATTTGGTTTACTCAGATGCTATTGAGTATATTGAGCTTGATCCAGTTCTGGAGGATGTAGGTCGCACGGTTCAGTTTGTTGTTGGTCCTAATGTTACTGATACTGTTGTCTCCGCGTATGTTCTTGATGAGGGTTATCAGGAGTGGCATATTCAGCAGACGGATATTGTAAATGCTCTCGCCGAGACGGGGACGCAGGCGTGTGAGCTTCGCTACCTATCCTATCCTAACCGAATCGTAAATTTCACGGTTCAAGGGTTCTATTCGGATAATGGTAGTGCATCGTCACCTGCTCCTCCTGATTGTACTGTTACGATTAATTACATGAACGTTGACGGCAAGTCTATTACAGTAAGAGGTACTACGAATTCGCAGGGTTTTGTTGCATTCCGCCGTGCTGACGTAGCTAAGGTTAGCCAGCAGGTTGTTGCTACGGTTACGCCTCCATTATGGGAGGCTGGAAAAGGCACTACGACTTTAAGTATTGATGCTACTGTTACTACTGTACACTTTGTGGTTATGTGTGAGTACGTAGTGTCGTAGTTTTATAAAGTCATGTTCTTTGTTGTACCGAGAGTTTTTGCTCTCGGTTTTTTTACGAATTAAGGCTGTAGAAAGCCCATGCCTTTAGGCATGGGTTGAATACAACCTTTAATTTTGCATAAACGTAAAAGTAAATTTATATTTGCAAAGCAATTATAGTCATCTATGCTGACATACAAATACAAACTTTACAGAACGCGTCGAACCATATGGTTGGATCGAATGCTTTGTGAGTGTGCATTTGTATGGAACCACGCGCTGGCACTTCAACGTAGATGCTATCGCATGTATGGTACGTACGTTTCCACGGTAGACATGCAGAAGCATTTTGTCAAACGCATCAAGCGGAATTTACTATATTCTCATAATAGTATTGAAGTTTTGCAACGTCTCGATGCGGCCTACCAGCGTTTCTTTAAGAAGCTTGCTAAGCGGCCGCCTAAGTTTCGTCGTGCGGCCGACTTCCAATCATTCGTCTACAAACTCCACTATGGCTATAAAATAGATGGCAATTGCTTTACGATTAACAGACTTAAGAAAACTTATAAATTTCACAAATCACGTGACTTTAATGGCGCGATAAAGACGGTTCGCGTTAAGCGTGATCCGTGCGGTGACTTTTGGTTGTACGTTACGACCGATGCTAAGGTTGAATCCAGCAACACGACACATGATGGTGCGGTTGTAGGCATTGACTTTGGTCTTAAGACGTACTTGACGTTATCCGACGGACGTACATACGAGAACCCTCAGTTCTTCAAGCAGTCGCTTCGTGATATTCATAAGGTGCACCGTCGGTTGAGTCGCTCTATAAAGGGTTCTAATAATTATCGTCGTCGCCGTTTGGGGCTTGGTCGGCTTTATCGTCGCATTAGCAACCACCGTGATGATTATCAGTGGCGCTTGACGCATGAGCTATGTCGTCGTTATTCTACGATTTGCTTGGAGACATTGAGTCTAGAGGGCATGCGTCGTTTGTGGGGCCGTAAGCTTTCGGACCTTAGCCACGCATCTTTCGTGTTTCGTTTGGAACACGTAGCCGTTAAGTACAACACTAACGTTGTTCATGTTGACAAGTGGTTTGCTCGCAGCAAGACGTGTAGTGGTTGCGGGTACGTTAATAAGGAGCTTCGTTTGGTTGATCGGTCGTGGACTTGCCCACAATGTGGCGCACGCCATGATCGTGATCTTAACGCGGCGTTAAACATTAAGCGTTCGGGCATGGACGCTTTGATTAGTGGCAGTAAGCCCGCTTTTAGCGGCGGCCATGCTTGAGTCAAGAATCC